GGACTTTCGGCCGAGAAACAGGTTGTTAGGTACGAACTTCCAGCTGGAGCTCAGCCGGCTGGAGGCCGAAGGTCCAGGCGTTCGCCGCCCGGGCCGTTGTCATCTCCGCCGGCACCGGCAGGACGAAGGTCCTCCCCGTGCCGCAGAGCACCTTGAGGAACCGCGAAGGAACCCCCTCAAGGTTGACTTCGAGCAGCACGCCGATCTGCGGATCGACGTCCGCATCGATCGTCGTCGGCTGAAGAAGGTCGAGCACCTTCTGCCAGCCGATGATCTCGGCGGCGCAGCGACGGAGCTCGATGTTCTCGTGCTCCAGGGCGACGCGCGGGTCGAGCTCCGAGGGGTTCTCGATCCACGCGCGGGGCACCTTCGTGCCCCGCCAGTAATGAAGGCTCCAGCCGTCCGGCCACGAGATGGCCGGCCCCGTCTCGCCGTGCAGGCGGCCCTGCACGTCTCGCGTCAGAATGCACGGGCGCTCAGTTGCGATTGTGAACTCATGGTGGGCCCACCACCAGCCGCATGAGGAGTCCACGTCCTCGCGCGGGCCGACGGGGATGTCCTCGACGCCGAGGACGTCGCGGATGAAGGTGGCCCAGGCGGTGAACGAGCACCACCAGGCCCCGCCGCTGTAGCGGGACCAGGCGTTCCTCACCGCCGACGCCGGGTTGAGGCGCTGGAGCGCCTCTTCGCCGTCGTCACCCACGAGCGCCACCGCCGTGAGGACCTCGCGGATCACCCGCGTGACCTCCGGCCGGAGCGCTTCGTTGGTGACGAAGCGCTCGACGAACGCCGGCACGTGCTCGCGGACGTCGCCCTTGACGTTCTCCACGAGAACCGCGCACGCCGGCGCGGCGAGGGCCGTCACGATCGGGGAACCCGACCATACGATCGCCTTGGGCGGCGCGAGCTTCGCCGCCTCGTAATGGGCGACGATGCCGCGCTCAGCGCGCGGCCGGTCGGCCGGAGCCGTCGACAGGCCGACCTGGGTGTACTTGTCCACCCAGCCCGGGATTTGAGACTTCTGAACCTCGGTAATAGCCGTAATCATCTCAGTCCTCCACCGCCCGGAAACCTTCCGGGGTGTACTCGCGCTGCCGACGAATTTCCCAGACGCCCGCCGCCAACATGACGGGGGCGTGCGTGTCATGAGGCCGCGCGTGCACGACCTCGCGCGGCTCAGTGAGCCGCAAGAAAAGCCTCAAGGGGTCCGGCCCCTTGAACAGTTCCACCCCCTCCACGGGGAGGGTGTGGTGGTTGCCGTTGACGCTCAGAGCGACAACGTACCGCCCGCCCGTCGGGGCGACGGGGTTGAGGCTGGTGGGGAGTTCCGGGATTCTCCGGAACAAGAGATCCCCTTGCGCTGCCATTCGTTCAATCATCATCATCATCATTCTCCTTCAATCGGTTCGTCCACGTCGCTCTGATCGTACCCAGCGAGAATTTCGGGCCGATATCGCGACAGCTTCTCGCGTTTGCAAAGATCGCAAACGCGACACAAAGGGATGTTCTGCGCGTCATGAGCCCACCAGGAGGGCTCGGTCGACGCGGTGCCACCTACACACAGGTGCTCACGCATCCTTGTACCCTTTTCCTTAATAATTTTCGACTGCGGGCGCGCACGACACTTGGGGGGTCGTTGACCCGCGGGTCCTCGTACTGAAAAGATCGACCCTATTTTTTATTTTTTCCACGCCCCTTGCGTCCCTTTTTGGTAGGGCTATAGTTCCTCTCGTTGACACGGTTGATGCCCCTCGTAGCCGAGTCGTCCGGTGAGGGGTAGAGAGACACCAGCAGAACCCGCTTGCGGGATCATCTGGTCGATCGAAAGCCAGAAGCGCTTCTGGCTTGAGTGTCAGCTGGGGATCAGAGTCCCAAGACGGCGGCTGAGACAGCTCGGAGCGTCGAGAAGAAAGGTCAGTGCCCTAGGATCCAAGGGCCCTGGCCTTTCGCATTTCTAGACCCCGGACTTCTGCGACGGGTGCAGCTCCCCCGAGCGGGTCTTGCCGTCGATCTGACGGTTGTACGCCTCCACCAGATCCAACGAGAAATCGTCTGGAATCCGGCACGAATACCCGAGGATCTGAAGCCCGTGACGGGTCTTCAGGTAGGTGCCCGGGGCCTCTCCGTAGCGCACGTAGCGTACGAGCACGCTCCAGCCGCGCCCCTCCATCGACGCCTCAATCCCCTCGAACCACTCCTCTGGCGTCTCGTCAGGAGTGGTTGCGATCACAAACTCATCGTCCTTGTCCATTCGGTTTCTCTTTCGGCTCCAGCCGATATGGCGTCAGATCCGCCTTCGGGTTGATCTCCCAGAGCGCGACTTCGCGCTCGTGGATGTTCCTCTCCTCGTCGGAGTACTTGTAACGGTTTCCCGTTTTCGTCAGTACCCTGCCATCGCGTAGCTCGCGGAACACGGCTCCGAGCCAGTGAGCCCGGCCTTCGCCCGTGATGATCCCATCGGCGATAAGCGCGTCCCACACTTCGCGGCTGTGCACCGTGAGCTTGCGGAGCGCGATCTTCACCGCGTAGTGCATCCCCCACTGGATGTGCAGGGGCTTGGTGGCCTGAAGCCTCTCCATGGCCGCCCGCGTGCCCGTACCGGCGTCGGTCACGGGCCCTCCTCTGTGGTCTGATCGATGGCGAACTCTTCGCCGCCATCGACGAGCACCACGTCCATTCCCATGAAGCGCTCACGGCTACACAAGAGATCGACGAAGTCGTAGTTGAAGGCGAGCCGGCTCTTGTGCAGCGCCTCGTCCACGTCCCGCCGGAGACGAATCGAGTTCGGCGGCTGCCCGTGCTTTTTCGCGTACGCGTTGAGGGCCTGCTCAATCTCGGCCCCGACCTTGTTTGGATCCACGTTTCCTCCTAAGACGACGGCCCCGGAAACCTCACGTTGCCTGCCGTGTGGTATCCGAGGCCGTCCGGGTTTAGGGCTCCCATGGGCAGACTATCAGCTTTCATTAAAAAGCCAAGTCTTCCATGAAGTCGTCGACCTCCTTGGCCAGACAGGTGCCCGGGTTGTCGCATTTCACCTGGTGAAAAAATACCAGAAGGTCTGCGGCCATGCTGGCTTTGAAGCGCCCGCCGGGCGAATCCCACATGCCGCCCGGCCGAACGGCCTCTTGAATGTCGGCAAAGAACGCCCGCAGCTCCGCGTCTTTGCACAGCGAGAGGTACATCCCCAGGCCCGTCGGCGCAGCACGGCGTGTTTGCCGCAAGCGGTTGATGTACACCAGCGCCTCAAGCTTTTCGGCCCGCGTGTTGAAGGGGACCGTCCACCCCGGCTCGCGAAGCATGACATCGGTCGGTAGCTGCGCGAACAACATAACGATACCTTTCTTCCGCGTTGCCCTCAAACGAGTCGTTCCAGGTTTGAAGGTCGCGGAGCTCGATGATTGAAAGGCCGGTTTGAGCCTTGAGAATACGCCAAAGAACTTGGCGCGCCTTGAGGTCAAGGTCATCATCCTCGATGATCGGCTCACCTTCCAGCTGCAATATATTTTTTGGGTCTAGACAGCGAAGGCCCCACACAGGGCTCTCGCCCTCGATCTCCCCGGCGTAGTCGGGGATGAATGCTCCAATTACGCAGAAGCTATCGCCTTCGCGATAGCTCCCGCGTATGAAGCGTTTGTCCGGCAGCCCCTTGAGCCGCCGGACAAAGAACTCCCAATCACCTGGCAAGTCCCAGATCCTTTCTGCACGTGTGGCAGGTTACGAGCTCGTTGTCTGCCGCCGTCGGGTGGGCCTCGACGCAGTCGAAGTACCGGCACCGCAGAAGGTCCTGCGACTTGTCGGCCCCGATGGCCAACCACGGAATGTGGTTGGAGCTGTAGGTCGTCACCCCACGGGGGATCCCCAGGGTGAACCCATCCTTGTTGATGACCATGCGCGGCGAACACGCCACGAGGTGCTCGTCCTCGCCAGCGTCGAGCGCTTCGACGCGCATGAGCACGTCGCCCTGACAGACGTCATACCACTCGTCCGCGTCTGTCAGGGCCCCCATGTACAGGATGCGCGTGAATCTCTCTGGGTTGAAGCTCAGGTCGAGCATCCGCTCGTCGGAGAAGAGCTGACGCAGCCGGGACACGTCAGCGTAGAAACTGGCGTCCGCGCAGATCTCCGCGCAGACGCCATACGCGTTGATACGAAAAACAAAATACCTCTCGTCCATGGATTCCTCCAGAGCCCACACGATTGAAGGCAAGGGCTTATACCCGCAACGCGTTTGATTTTTTAATCATGGTGCGTAACGTATTCGTATGAACACGCACACTTTCACACACGCCAAACTCGCAACGCTGCGTCGGCGAATACGCACACAGGCGCTCGACACTGAAACAAAGGCGCAGCTATTGGCCCACGTGAAGCACCTTCGCAGCCTTTACGAGTACGAGGTGCACACCATCATTGTAGGGTTCGCGGGGTCGCACTCCCTGGCGTACTGGTCAGAGTTTTTTAAACTAACTCCAGACGCCCGGACGACGGAAGTGCGCGCTCGCCTTGCCTACGCCCGCGAGACAAAAGTAGACTTTCACACCCCCCCTGAACTGGAGACGTTTCTCGAATGAACATCGATAAGCTGATGAAGAAGTTGCCAACTGGATTTGCCGATGATACCGCGAGTCTGGGAGAGCCCGCCCTGAAAGACGTCGTAATGCAGGCGGAGACGAACATTCGGCGGATTGAGCAGGAGCGCGAAGGAGACGAGCGGCTCTCCGGGGCCAAGGAGATCGTGAAAGATCTCAACGGGCCTTACCGCGATGCCATCAACGCGCAGCGCGCGAAGATCGCATACGTGCTTTATCTGTTGGACGAGCGGGGTAAGCTCCCCGAAGCCACGTGAAAAAGTTTCTCGTGGAAGACAAAAACAGAACCCTGCTTGGGGAGTTTCAAGACATTCTCGACGCCATGGAGTTCTGTACCAGTCAGGAAGACAGTCTCGTCATCCGCGTCGTCGATGGAGAGCGGACGGACATGACGTATCGGATAAAGGCGAGGCAGAATTTCACGAAGTGAAATTATCGATGCGCGGCATCTAATGAGGACCGATAATCGCCCATGTGATACCGCGCTTTCATTGCCTCCAACCGAGAATTAGCAAACGCCTGCTCGGGGGCGGCCTCGCTCTGGCCTTTAATCGCGGCGAGCTGCGCTAATCGGTGGCGCTCCATTGCTTGAATATATTGATCGGTAACGCCGCTGCCGAGCATGTACCCACTAATCAGCCGTGTTGCGGGGTGCTTGTAAACATTGAATGCTTGCTGCGCAGCGGCCTCAGCTGGCAAAAGTTTTCCGTAAATTTGTTTTTCACGCTGTACCGCATCTAACAAATCCGCTGGTAAGTCTTCAGCTCTGATGCCTTCCTGCAACATCCGCGCAGCTCGATCCGCAGCGGTATTACCCGACCTGGACTCTCGATACTTTTCAAGCGATCCAGGAAAAGGGCCTTTTTGAAATTTTTCAAAAACAACAGGGTCCAATTTTTGAAACCCCTTGCTGCCTAACCCCCCTAGGACACCGCCTATGACGGCGCCCCCTAGGCCCCCCTTCAAACTACGCAGCATTTGCGCTTCGTACGATTTGGTAGGGTCCGCCGTTGTGTAGGCGACGCCCGATCCTACCCCCGCACCGACTCCAGCGCCCATAGCAATGCCCGGCAAATGCGGAGCCAGGGCCTCGGCGATATTTCGAAACACGCGCTGGCGGTCAGCTTGTTTAGTTAAACCGTAGGCCGTCATGGCGCGCTCTACGGCAGCTGTTGCGACACTCATATTCACGCGCCTTTTACTTTCAGGGTAGTACGTTGTTTTATTTCCTTCGGCGGCATCAAAAGCGGGTGGGTCTGCTTGGCCTCCACATCCGCAATGCCCAGGTCTTTCCAGAACGCGTCGCTCAAACGCCGCCCGGCACTATGGCCGGCCAGGGTCCCTGTTATGGGGAGGAGATAACTCAGGCCCCGAACTAACGGCCGCTCGTGTACTACCAAAGGCGTTTTCGCAACGTACCCCGCGAGGAGCCCCGCCGTGCCGCCATATCCTCCCCAAAGCAGCGCCCGCAACTCTTTTTTCTTCTGATTCTTTTTTGTGATGTCCCCTAAGGCCGCGTAGCCGGACTGTTCCAGGTCGTCCCGAAGCTGATTGGCAAAAGCTTTCGGATCGTTGTCAAACTTCTCTTCAATCTGCTTACGTACGAATTCAGAGTCGTACGGACTTTTGAGAACGATACCCGTAGGGTGGGCGTACGTAAGGAGGTCTGTGCGGCGCTCGCGTTTTATTTCAGAGTTACCCATGTGCTGCGCCAACAGATCCATCATGGCCTGATCACTCTCGGGCGGCGCGGCCCCCTTAAACCGGTAGCTGGCCGTCTTCAACGGACCAAAGTCGGAAGCCTCCTGCAGCGCCGCAGCAATCTGGCCGGACATATTCTCTTTGTAGTCCGACATGGTCTTCATGTACTGCTCGACGCTCTGCGGGCTTTTTTGCCCCGTCAGATAGTCAAACGCTTTGCCGGGCGTTGACTGCGGAATGGTCGACATGTACCGCATGACCTTCACCTTCCGCTCGTGCCCGGGCAGGTGCTCATGGCTCTTGTAACGGATGCCGCGCCCGATGACCTGGTTGATGCGCGACTCGTTCCAGTGCGGCTCCATCAACTGAATGGCCTTGGTGCCCTTGAGGTCCAAGCCCTCTGATCCCGCCCCGGAAACTAGCAACACCGGAATTTTGCCAGAGTTGTAGTCTTTCACCATCTGGTCGCGCTGCTTCTTCGGCACTTCGCCGGTGAAAACGTGGTGCGCGATACCCGACCGCTGTAGTGCGCGGCTCATGGGCTTCAGGCCGGCGTCGAGATAGTTCGAGTAAACAACACCTCGGAAATTCGGGTCCTTGCCGTGCATTTCCTTGAGGTGCTTGGCCATCAGCTGAATCTTCGGCGTGTGCTCGTCCTCTTCTTCCTCCGTCATCCCCTGGGCATAAGGCCGTGGCGTATTAGAGGCCTGCCGAAGTGCGCCTTGAAAGGCGTTGAGGTCTTTGGACTCCTGCTTATCCAACGGCAATCCGGCGCGGATCTTCGCCCGGAGATACCAGGGCATCTGGTTTGCGTGGAAGTTATACATGTCGTGCTGACGGCTGGACATCGGCACAAGATGCGTGGCGTCCTCTCGGTCGGGGAACCCTTCACCGCCGCCTTTATGAACGTCGACGTACCCCTTGGCGGCCCGAATCAATACGTCTTTGTTCAGAAGTTTCGGAACAGTTACGTCGTCAACAGGGTGCCCGAGAATGCGCCCCTTTACGCGCTGTAACAGGGGCGCTTCGACTTTTTGTTCGCCAACGAAGGTTTTCTTAAACAGAATCGGGTCATCCGGCAAAACCTTCTTCCCCGCCGCCGTGTTGAGCAGCATGGCGAGGTCGTAGGGCTGGTTGTAGACCGGCGTGCCCGTGAGCAGAAGCCGCGCCTTGGCCTTGGCTACCTGCCCGGCGACGTCTTTGGAGATCAGCGTCCCGGCGTTACGCGCGCGGTGCGCTTCGTCCATGATGGCGAGCGCGGCAAGGTTGATGTTCTTGTCGCGAACGGCCTTTTCGTAGGAGCGAATGCGCGCGTCCGCGGGGACCTCATCGAGGTGCTTTTCCAGCTCCTTCTCGTAGTTGGCGACGAGCGGCGCGGGAACAACGGCCTCGATGGGCAGGCCGAGGGCGTCAGCGGCGGCGATGGACGAAAGCGTCTTACCGCTGCCAACGCCGTGCGCCACGAGTAGCCCACCTGAAGCCTTGAGCTTGTCGATTACCCGCTGCTGGTGAGGTTGCAACGGGGTTCGAACGTCCGCGAGTTTCACGGAGTGAAGTATAGCAGCTTGGGCAAAAAAAGAGGCCAGCCTGTTACAGCTGGCCTCTTCCGCCCTCGCCACGAGTGCTACATGCACATCATGGCGAGGACAATGACCCCCGCTATTCGAACTTGAGGCGCGCGAATGCTGCCTTGATTTCGGCAGGGTCGCCCGAGAAAATAATTTCCGGGCGCCCCTTTGCCCCCTCAGGTCGAAGTACTGTTCCGGAAATTTTCAGAACTCGCATCTCCCGTAGGAACTTGAAGAGCCCGTACGCCACTTCCCGGTCCACCTTGTTCAATTCCACGAACTGCTTCAGCGTGATTTCTGCCATATTTCCTCTGCGCGATTATCTCATCAAATCGCGCCGTTTCAAGCCTTAAGGGGGACCCTCGGCCCTTGCTTTGATACCCCGCTGCGCGCAACCAGCGCCTCAGGGCGTCCCGGCTTACGTTATGTCGATCGGCCGCATCTTGAAGGGTCTCAAGAGCGAGCCAGCGCTCGAAAGCTTCGAGCGCCTCATCCCACTCGACAATCCGATGGGGCTGCTCGCCTACAAATTTTCTCAGGCGCGGCGAAACGCCCATCTGCTCAAACACGCGCGCCAGGGTGTTCCAATGACACCCCAGCTTCCGCGCGGCCTCGGCGACAGTGACGTAACCCTGCCACCGCTCCGGCAGCCCAAGCCGGGCCGCCCTCGCATAGATTGAACACCAGGACCGCCCCGGCAGCTTGTGTCGCAAAAGCCGAATGGAGGTGTCAGCCCAGTAGTTGAGCAGCACGGCGTCTTCGTCAGAACTCCAATGCCGACGTAACGACAGGCCCAACATGCGGGCACGGCGATGAACCGCCTGTCGATCGCGGCCCGGCAGCTTCTTCAAGATCCAGGCCCACACCGGCCCGTGCTCAGCCCTGGGCGTCGATTTGAACCGAGAGTAGTGCCGCCGGATGATTTTGTCTTCCTCGGGCCGCCAATGATTTACGCGTCCTCCGGATTTCGTTGAAAGTACCTGAGCTCCTTTAGTCTCTCGTGCAGCTCCGCTTCCGCCAGTTTCCATGTGAATCCTGTCTCCTCGATGAGGCGCTCCTCTGTGATTGCTTCCCCATATGGATTGACGAGTTTGTCAATGCGCGGCCCGTTGTCGCCTTCGTCGTAAATGACGACGAAAGCCTGCCCGTCTAGAAAGACGCAGTCTCTCTGCATATTCACCCCGTGAAAGAAGGCTGGTCGGCTCACCGGGACTTGAACCCGGGACCCCCCGATTATAAGTCAGGAGCTCTGACCAACTGAGCTATGAGCCGTGATGCGAGCGGCGGGATTCGAACCCGCACGCCTTGCGGCAAGGGGTTTTAAGCCCCCGGCGTCTACCATTCCGCCACGCTCGCGAGGTTCAGGCGCTAGGATTCGAACCTAGATAGCGGGAACCAAAACCCCGCGTCCTGCCGTTAGACGACGCCTGAGTGGACCTGACCGGGATCGAACCGGTGACATCCAGCTTGCAAAGCTGGCGCTCTCCCAACTGAGCTACAGGCCCTGAAGATTGCGCGGGACAGGGATCGAACCTGCGACCCGGAGTGTGTAAGACTCCTGCTCTGCCGCTGAGCTACCCGCGCGAAAGCTGATGATGGGATTCGAACCCGCAACCGCCGGTTTACAAAACCGGTGCTCTGCCGTTGAGCTACATCAGCAAACCTCGTAGTTGCCATCGTACGAGGCGCGACGACTTCTCTCCTCTCCCGAGGGGGGCAATCAAGGCGGCAGGATTTGAACCTGCGACATCCAGCTCCCAAAGCTGGCGCACTACCAGACTGTGCTACGCCCTGGTCTTTATGGCGTCTCGGAGCGCGGCATGCACCGCGTCAAGCCGCGCGATATCTCCATCCGAAAGAGTCAAGGAAAGCGCCTCTCGGTATGCCAGGAAAAGGTCTGCGACAGATCGTCGCGCTGTCTCTTGCGGCCGATCAATCGGCGCGCCATTTGCGTCCCAAGCCATCAACTCTCCAGTGCGAGCGAGAGGACTTGAACCTCCACACCTTGCGATACCAGATCCTAAGTCTGGCGCGTCTGCCATTCCGCCACGCTCGCTAAGTGCCCCGATTCGGTCTGCGCTCGGGGCCCCACGCATTTTGTCAGAGAGGTGAGGGGGAGGCACGTCTCTGCGACCGATGGGTCGTCCGGGACTTGAACCCGGAGCCAACGGATTAAAAGTCCGCTGCTCTACCAATTGAGCTAACGACCCGAAGGCCTCCCTGTTACGAGAGGCCTTTACTCTAAGCTGATTTGTTTACTTTGTCCACCAACTGGGCGGCGGACGATTTTTTCGCCACCGCGCAAACCGGGACTTGCTATCGAGGTAGAAATTTCGATACGCGGAGACCGCGTCGTCCTCGTGCAAATAAATCGGCATGGCCAGGGCGAACGGTGTGCGGTAGACGTTCTCGAAAGTCAGTTGATCGCGAACCGCGTCAATCTGTTCGGTCACATCTTGCGCCGCGTGCCGCTTGCCGTACCGGTAGGTGTACTCGTTACACAGCGAAAGGCCGTGTACGACGGTCCAACGGAAGTTGGCTTTCGAAGCCGCCGCCCATTTCGTGCACGGGTGCCCAGCGTGGCTAGGACGATAGCCGACCTTCACGCCGTGAAGCCGGCACACCGTCGACAGAATCTGCGCTGTCTCGGTGGCCATCTTCACGACGTGTTGGTCACAAGCCATCTGTGCTGCGACGCGGGGGTCCCGGTCGAGCACGAAGATATTCACTTGAAACACCGCCTACACGGGTCACAAGCGCCTTCATGCTCTGTGTCGGGCAACGAGGCGGGGCACACCTTACGATGCGCCCAGGCGTTGAAGGTCGGGCCGACGTGTTTGTTGAAAACAACCGCCACGTCTCCCGGCGGCTTGTCTTCTTCGGACACGCGCGTGTAAGAAAACCGCACAGTTGCCCTTTTGAACTTGGACTTGAAGCTGCGAAGTTTCTGCGCCGTTGCGGGCGGCGTGGAGTGATCGAGCGAAAGTAAGAGCCGCAAAGCCGCTCGGTCTGCAAGGAGCCGTATCATGTCCGGCCGCCTCGAAATGGCCCAGATCAAAAGATCGGGGTGGTCGCGCGTGAGCGCGTTGATGACCTTGCAGGCGCCGGGGCTTAGATCGCCCGCGCCGTTCCATCGTAGCCAGTTGCGGCCTCTTGGTATCTGCGCCCAGAGACGATCAGCAACGGCTTTTACAGTCCGAGGCGAAGCGTCAATCAGAGAATCAACCAACCGTTGATTCAATGCGTGTTGCCGCACCGCGTTGGGGAAGTTCATAAAGCCCCCGAGCGCGTAGCATCGCGCGCTGTTGTCGCCGCTCCCCATGCACACGCGTGTCGGACAACACGTCGTGTGCACGGGGAAGTCGACGGAACAACCTGTCTTTGAGTTTTTGGTGAGATGAAGCGCGTCGGGTAACGGCTCCGCCTCAACACTCTGAATGACCGCGAGATGCCGGGCCCGGGTCTTGGCCCAGGTGCTCATTCAAATAGCTTGAGTTGTTTCTTCTCAAACTCGGCGAGGCGTGCGGCGTCAGCTTTCTCGTCTTCGAACTGATCAAGCCATTGGCTGTAGGTTTTCCCCGCAGACTCCTTGACCAGCCAGAGCGGTAAGTCATCGGCGTACCGCGGTTCAGAGGCTCGACGGTCCTGCGGAAAATCCTTCGAGTCGACCTCGACGGCGTCCGTAGTCCCTTCTTCAGTTTCCCAGAGATCCTGGTTGTCGCGCGCGTACTGCGCCGCAGCTTCCGCGCACTCAGAGATCACATAGGCCTCAACAGTTACGGAGACTTTGAAAAGCTTAACGTTCACGCACGCCCTCTAGCCCCAATGGTAATGGCCTGGCCAGCGAGCTTTTGAAGGTCATAAGCCTTCTCGGCGTCCTTGGTCTGGTTGGCAAACCAGGAGAGCGCGTTGGAGGCGCGCCACCAGGTATCGCCCGCCGGCAAGTCGGAAATATCCGTCGAGCGGTACTTCGCGGAGACTTCCTCGACTTCCTGCTTGCTCAGGTGCTTCTTGAGGAAGGCCTCGAACTTCGTGTGGTCGACCTTCGCCTCGTGAGCCTTGCGGATGCCATCTTCGAGCTGCGCGATGTAGCCCGGCTCAAGCTGCGTGCGAAGCGCCTTACGAATCTCGGAGCACATCGACTCGGTCGCCAGCTGGTAGTTCTGGTCGGCCTCGTCGAGGTCGAAGCTGGCCTTTGCGCCGAGGTGAACCTTGCGGAGCTCTGAGGTGGAGACTGCCGTGTTGGTGCACCACATGCGCTGCATGAAGACCGAGAGCTCGGTGGCGCCGTCGCCGTAGGCGCTCTCCTTGAAGATCACGCCGATCGAGATGGGCTCGTCGGGGATCGGCTCAAGGATTCCGTCGAACACCGCGCGCACCATGAACTTGGTGTCGCCCGCATGGCTGCCGTACGGAATCAGGTTGTGCTGCTGGCAGCCCTTGGCGAAGGTCTCAATCAGCTTGCCGGGGTGAAGCCGCGCGTAGCTGTCGCTCATGAAGCCGCGCGTCTGCGCACCCACGCTGCGGATCATGCGGCGGTCGTGCGCCGGCGGCTGGTGTTGGAAATGCTTGTTGAGTAGGTCGGCGGCGAGCTCCGCACCCCAACGATCGTTCTCGTCAGTTCTGGCCATGAGCCGGCCAAGGAAGTCACGCGGCACGCCCACCGCCTCGCAGATCTTGCCAAGGGCGAAGGGGTGAAGCTCTTCGGGCGCGTCGCCCTTGTAGTTTGCGATGAGCGTGTGGCCCTCGCCCAGGTCGAACTCGGTGGCCGTCATGTAGCGGTACCGGTCGCGCGGGATCTCCGCGAGAATCTTTTCGATGGCGGCCTGACCGGCGCTTTTCGCACCGTGAATCTCGTCATGAAGCTTGGCGCGCATCTTGGTGGCAGCTTCGGAGACGGCCGTCTTGTAGGATCGGGAATCGTGATGATACATCATTGTGAGAGCCCCTTTTGTCTTGCCCGCGAAATGCGGGACAAAGACGATTACTGTTACCAGCTTTTGCCCGTAGCTTTTGCGTAACCTTTTCCGCAGCGCTTGCAGAGCGCTTCGGGCAAGCCGTGCTCGTCGAGCCGAGTTGTGAAATCACAGAACCGCTGCACGATGAAACAGTGCGTGCAAATCACGTAATCGCGGTTGGCTTTCAGCTCAGCGCTGAAACCTTCGAGAGTCGTGAGGTCGTTGGTTGATACCGGAGGCTTGGGCGGTGAAGCCTTCTTCGGCGGTGGCGCAGCCGCAGGCTTGGGCAGCGCAGGCTGGATGGTGACGGCTTTCTTCGGCTTGGCTTTCGCGGCAGGCACCGCGAAACTTTCGCCTTCCAGATGGCCGTGCTTTGAACAGGCGTAATTCCGGACCTCGAAGTCGAGATCGAGGAGCGCCTGGTTCACGGGGTGAAGGTTTCCACGTTTGCACTTGAAACATTTCTGCCCCGCGTCGCAACCGCAGAGCGAGCGCACGTAGCCGTCTTCGCTGTTGCCGGCGACGGTGTAGGTGTCGCCGCAACGGTCACAATTCATTCACAACCTCCATGGCGTGCCGCGCGGCCCCCATCCATGAAACCCCTTCTGCGTGCTCATCCCCGCAGCTTCGACAATCCTCTCGTCGGAGCCCCAGTGCTCGACGAGCTTCGCGTAGCCGTGATCTAGAACCTTCATTCAAAAGCCTCCCCGCAAATGCAGCAGCGCGACTCTTCGTCGATCACCGAGAAGAGCGCGCGGCGCACCAGCGTCGATTTGTGTTTGTTGAAGCAGTCCCCCGGGTGAACGTAATCGTGGTTCATCATCTGATACGCGACCGGAGCCGGGTAGGACACGTTGAAAAGCAGCGTTCGAAAGACAGCCAGATCGTGACGTGCCGCTTCTGACATCGGGCGCAAAAGCCCGTGCGGGGTCATCTCCCCTACGGTGAGCACGCTCTCTCCGATCATTCGGTAGGCGGAGATTCGCGCAGGGCGCAGCCGCGCGAGCCCATACGGCTTCCCCCCGAGAACAACCGCAGACCGCTCGGTAATTTCCGCCTGAACAGGCCAGGCCCGGTGCTTTACAAACCAGGGCTTAAACTTGGCCGGAACGTCGACAGTGACCATGGAGCCTCCCATAACAGGAAGCTAGCATATTCAGCTTACAGGTTAAAGTCCTTTTTTGGCTTCACGCCGTGAAATCGTCGGCACGCTTTCGGGCGGCAGGGCGGCCAGCGCCCTGAAATCAAAGTCCCAGGCCTTCGGAGCACTTAGCACCCGGGCAAGCACGTCGTCCGGCAAGATACCGGCGGCTTGATAGACCTCATTGGCTTCTTCCCGGGAAAGCTTCAAGATCTTCACGAACTGCGGAATCCGCTCGGCCGTCAGCGGGCGGCGCCCTAGCTCGATGTCGGAGATATATGCTGCCGTAAGGTTTCCCGGCAGCTTGCGTCCAACCTCGGCCAATGTCAGCCCCAGCTTTTTTCGGGCGTCGCGTAATAATTGCCCTGCGCTCATGTCACATCCCCGGGTTAATCGCCGCGCGATATTCGGCCGTCCACGCTTCGATATCTAAAAAATTAGGCGCAGCTCCAAGCTTCCACCAGCCCCCAGCTTGCGCACTCAGACCTTCGAGCTCGGTTACTTCTTCGTCGCTCAAACGCACCGGAACCTCGATCACGGTTTTCCACAACGCGAGATCGAGGCCCGGTGCGTTTGAGTCGCCGAGATACTTCTGCCCTAAGTCTTTCATGCGCGTCAGCAAAAGCTGCTGCGACAAATCCCGCACCGCACTGGTGAGCTTCTGCACTGAAGCGTCAGCGTTTTGCTCAAACTCTGACATTTCAGCTTCGTTGAAGAAGTCGCGCATGCCCAATACGATAACTTACAGCCTATCGTGCGTCAAAGCAGAGCTGTCATCGAAGAGTTTTCGGCTGAGGGCGCGCCCTTGTCGGTCACAGCCGCCCTTCCTCCTCGTACGTCCGGCGAGCGGACGCCAGGAGATCTTCGATGTCGATGCCCTGGCCGTCGCCCCAGTGTAAGAGATCGGTGAGGAAGTCCTTGGCGACAGTCAGGGCGTCCTCTCCTTCGCCGTCATACCCCCAGTACGCAACTAGTCCAACCGCGCAGCGAAGCGCCCGCTTGCGGTTAGACTGTCGAGGGTCCATGGGGTCCGGCCGGTCGAACGTCGGCACCTCGACGGGAAAATGCATAAGGTTCGGCATCAGTCCACCTGTCCTCCCGCGCCCCAGCTTTGCACGGCGCGATTGCGAATCACCTGAAACCACGTCTTGCCATCCCCCAGCTTCAAGGCCGTGTGCTCGGCGTCGCGGACCATGCCGCTGACGAACACCGATCCGTTGATGAACATGCGCGTCGCTCGGTGCCGGCGAGCCCGGCCCCAGACGCCAATCTTGGCGTCCTCCCGCGCCGCGTCGGCGCCGGCCGACGTAATCGGGACGCCGCGCTGCGTGGTATTCCAGCCGACCTTCGACTCCTTGAGCAGCACGTTCTCGCCCTCAATCACAGGCTTGAGGCCTGGGCGAGGCACGAAGAACCACTCGCCCTGACGAAGCCAGCCGGTCTCGGGCAGACCTTCGGGCTTGAGAAACTCAAGCGCTTCGTCAACGGTCTTGGGGGACACGCCGTCGGGCAGCTGCGCCAGGTAGAAGTGCCGCTTTCGCGGATCGTCATTCCGGTCGAGGCCGGAGACGTAATAGCGCCCGGGTCGGTCGGCGCGGGTGAAGAGCGTCTCGCCCAGGAAGTGAGCGACGTGCTTTTCAGAGTGCGTGCCGTCCTCGTGAATCTGAACGTACTCGCCCGCCTCCTTGTGCCAGTGCTTTGCACACCGGCAGGGGCGCCATGTCACGATCTTCCTGTCGGGCGTCGTGTCGATGATCTCGACGTCCTCAGGCTTGATGCCCGCTGCGCTCAACGCTGAGAACGGCAGGAGGCAGTGCTTGGCAGCGCTCAGCGTTGATCGGAACTCGCGCTGCTGCTTTCGGGAGGTCACCGTGCCGGCGTCGTCGGCATTGACGATGATCTGGCCATCGTCCTTGCGAACGCCCAGGCAGAGTCGGCCGTAGCTCATGAGTTTTGTGCAGTCGTCGAACGCGTCTACAGAGAGACGCGGGGTGCCGTCGGGGGCGTGTTGCGGGCCGTGGATGGGCCAGGCCCGGTTTTCGTTGCGGACCTTCGTGACCCACCGCTTCTTAATTTCGTCGCCCTTGACGAAAGCGTTTGCGATTGTCCAGTAGTTGCTCATCTTTCAATCTTTCTTCGAATTCCTCGAACACGGCGCGGAAATTACCCACGCCCCCCTTTTTGCCCATGCCGTAAAGAATGTCGCCGCTACGGCAAGCGGCCGTGATGAAAGCTCCCTCATCGTGACCGATGAGATGGTTGAGAAGGATGACCGCGCCGAACTGATTGTTCTTCACATGTTCGGCGAAACGTTTGCCAGCCCCTGATGCGCGAACACCGCCGCTGTTCTCAACCCACTCGAACTGAAGTTCCAGGGATTGAAGCCAGCGATAACGCTCAGGCTCGATGTACCCGCCATAGATACCGAGAGGGCTGACGTGCGTAAGGCGCACAAGCTTGGGCCAAGCGAAGGTAGGCAAGTTCATTTTTCAAGAAAAAGAGAAGGCACGCAAGCGCACGGTTTCCCGCGCGCCTACGTGCCTCCCCCTTAACCCTTGAGGGGATTATTCGGCGTCGTCGGTCTTGACGCCGAGGTTCTTGGCGAGGTCCGGATGCTTCCGGGCCAGGCGATCCAGCTTCTTGCTGGCCACCTTGTGCTCGGCCTTCTTCAAGGCGATCTCGTCCTTCAGGTCGTCGACCTGCGTGATGAGGGATTCCAGCTGCTCACGCGCCTCAATCTGGTCAGGAGTCATTTTACGTGCCTTTCGATGAGTTCGCAGAATGTCTGCTCTAGAAGCTTGACCTTATTGTCAAGCTTGTCTCCGGCGCCAGGTTCGCCCCTTGCTAGCGCGTCTTGCGCATCCTTCACGGCGTGAAGGTCTCGTGCAAGTTCCTGGAGAATGTTTCGTAGCGCGTATCCGCGTTCTACGATCAATTTTCGCATGGCCAATGTGTCTCTCCAGACCGAACGCGACGGGCTACGTCTGCACAGCTCTAGCTTGCGCGTAACAAACTACAGCTGCGTCGCCCAGTCCAGTCAAGACGTTCATCGACGCCAGCGATTGATGATGTCAACCAACACCTGCAGCGATTTGGCAAAAGAAACCACGCCGTCAAGTGCCTCCCGAAGCGTAACTTCCTTCGGGCCCAATACGTCCTGTCGCGTTTGCTCGTCGGCAGCCTCATAGGCGCGCCGGAGCTCTTCCTCCTTCTCCGCCCTCTGCTGTGGATTGTCGGTCACGATCGCAGTATTGGCTGCGACCATAGCCCTGACCAGACGCTCCCCTGCCAGATTCTTTACGGTCATTACGATCTTCCTTGATACAAAACGCGAGCAACCCTCGATTGTCTTCGCAACGGGCAAAGAACAATGAGAGCTGCCGCAAGCCCCGATGGTTACGCGCCATCGGGGCCTACGTTCGTGGGTAAAGAAAGCGCGCAGGACGCACGCCTCTTTACGGCCCCTCCCGATGGGAGGGGCCAATCGCCGACTAGGGCTTGTCGGCGAGCTTGGCGAGGAGCTCGCGTATGCCGCCGAGCTCCTCGGCCACGAGGTTCAGCCCGGCACTAAGCCGGTCAGACTGGGCCGAGGCGGCGGCCGCCGCCTCCTCGGCTCTGTACCGTTCCTGAGACACGGCCAGGGCACGGCCACGCGAAAACACACCACTGTCGGTGGCCACGTCGTGGGCGTCGACGAGGAGCGCGATCCGAGCGCCGTTGAGGTTTAGGGCGGCTTTGACGTCCGCCCCCGCGGCTTTGCGGGCGCGGAGCTCCTGGCGCGCTTCCACCAGCGCTTCGATCGCGGCCGCCAGGACGGCCCGCGGCGAGAATCCCGCGATCGTAGCCGCCGCCTCGACCTGCATGGCGATCGCCGTGCGTCGAAGCTTCCTGTCCTCCGGGACGGGCAGGGTGACCAGATGGCTGAGAGCGGTGTCGATGGCGCTGGTGCTGGTCATGGTGCACTCCGTACAACCCCTTCCCCCGGGGCGGGGTAACCACACATTGTGGCTACATATCCTTATACCCGGAAACACCCCCATTTTTTGACCTACCCTTTAGCCCATGACCCTCGTAAAACTCATGGAATACAAGGCGATTACCGCCCTGGTCATGGCGACCATCGGGTGGCCCCTTTTGACGGCCGTTCTGAATCTGATGCTGCGGCGTAAGACCCCCGAGGAGTGGGAGGCCTGGGCAATGAAAAAGCCCGGACTGGCTCTGGGGGTAGAGCTACTCCGGGCCCTGGGGGTAGACACCCGTAAGGCAGTTCTGGGGTGGCAACGCTATGCCCAGCGAAAGGCGGGCGAGCAGCCCTCTGCCGCGACCGTAGCCGCCGCGACAGAGAAGCTGCCGCCCGCCCTTGCCGCCGTCCTCAACGATCCGAAGAAGCGCTTGCTTCTTGACGAGGCGCTTCGACTCCTTCAGTCAGCGCCGCCTCCGCCAGAGCCACGAGCGTCGCTAATGCCGCCTTCCGTTGAGGTGTCAGAATCACGTTCGCCTGAAGGTCAGACAGATAGCTCTTCCACAAGCTCTTCGCCGTCTGAACCTCAGCCACCTGCTCCTGCGTCAGCACCATAGATATCGACCAGCCTTTCAAAGGCCGCCTGGATCTGGTCGACGTGGCTCTTTTCGCCATCGCCGCCAAACTCGTGCGACCACTCGTGAACCAGTGTTACCACGAACTTGCCGAGGCTGGCGAGCTGCCCCCTTGAAATGAAGATCTCGCCGCTCTTGTGAAGGCCCCGCAAGAGCGGGTCGCGGAACGTCACGATGCTGGTGATCTTGCCGGGGTCGGTGTTCAGGATCTTCTGCCCCAGCTTCAGGCCATCAACGAGGACCTTCCGCTCGGCGGCGTTCAGGTCGTGCAGCTGCACGCGGCTCGTGACTTCCTGCTTGAGCTGCGCCTGAATCTGCTCCTTGGCCGGGAGCTCGCGCTTGAGCAGGGCGGCGAGCGCCGCCCCGAGCACGACGCCTTTCTTGCCAAAGTGCTCGAACTCGGCCGCCTCACTTACCGAAGCCGTGGGGTAAGCGTCGTCGCCAAACTCCTGATGAAACTCTACGAGGAGCGCTTTCGACACCGGGCCGGCGGACGCGTAACGGAAGGCCTCGGCCTCGGCCGACTCGTTACGCATCATCTTGTAGAGCGCCCCGCCGAGGTCGACGTTTCTCGACGAGAGCTCGCCCCAGATCTGATGGGTCTCGTAGTCCATATCCCACGTGGACGGGATACGGCGGTCGCGGCCGATGTCGAGCTCGACGAAGTTGTAGCCCGTCGAGTAGTTCGGGCGCGCCGTGCAGTAGACGCCCTTGACAAAGATCTTGCCGACGTAATCGGCGTCGAAGATCACTGAGCCGCGACTGGCCGTTTCGACCTTCGTCGGCGCCCGCAACGCCAGGAACATGTCCTGGATCGCCGCCCACGCCTCCGAGTTCACGCCGTGAATCTCGACCTTGAAGTCCTTGTTGTCCGCACTTCCCTTGCGGATATTGACGGTCAAGACTTCTTGCCCGAGCTTGTCAGGCTCAATCGAGGGCTGCCACACCTCGGACCCATTACGGATCAACAGCTTGTAGCCGAGACGCGCGAAGACCAGCATGGCGATCTTCAGGCCCTCGCCGTACTGGCCGATGTAGCGCACGGACCCCTGCTTGGACGTACCGCCAAAATAAAGCGCCTTCGCGTCGACCGTCACGCCCCGGTTGATGAGCGAAAGAATCTCCCGCTTGGGATCATGCTTGGCGGTGAAGGCCGCGCCATTCTGGGCCTCGCCATCGATGCCGTTGGCCACCAATTCGCGGATGGCCTCGCGAATGGTCCAGTCGCGTACGTAGTCGACAGTGATCGGGTACTGAAACTTCATGGGACACTCCTTCTGCAGCGGCCACAATGGCCGCGTGCGAAGGCTTGTACCCGTTACTTTTCTGGATTTTCGATCGTGATGGGGCGAAGGATGTCGTCTGAGAAGTAGACGTACTCAACCCACTCTGACGTCTTGACGGGTGTGGGGAGCGCCTCGTACTTTTTGTTAAAGAAAACGTCAGCCGTTTTCTTTGCCAGCCCTGGGCCTCCAGGGCGCTTTGGCCTGTGCCTTAATCGCAAAATCAACTTGGGCTCAGCGTCGCTCAAGTTTATCTTGCGGATCTGCGCCTGAGCCTGAAGGCCGGACTGAAGAGGATCGAAGTGGTCGGAGACGTGAAACTCCTCGCCTTCGTCTTCAGCGGCCTTGATGTATTTCCGGAGGCTGTGCGCCTTGTGCAATACGAAAAGAAACTCGTAATGCTCCATGTCACTTTGGATTGGGGATTTTGGGCAGAGACTGCGCGTAGTACTTGAATGCCATTTCGCGGATCTCGTTGATGCGGTCTTGCTTAACCGGACAGTCTCGGGCGTTCAGCGTATTCAACGCCGCGAGCTCCACCGCAAAGATCGTCTGCTCGGGGGCAAGCTGCATTTCAGATGCGCACAGCGCAATGAACCTGGTGACCCGGACAGCGGCTTCTTTCCCTTCGCCAAAAGGATCAACCGACGGCTTCTTCTTCGCGCTCAGCCCCAGCGGATCTTTTACGCTGCGCTCCTCAGGGACCTCCGGCCGCGTGACCCAGGCTGCGGTATCTTCAAGTTTCTCGTAGGTCTTGGCCAGATCATCAAGCGCACGGCTTTGGCCTTCCACGTAAAACCGGCCCTTGCTCACGGCGTCTTCTCCGGAACGAGTTCAATCGCGCTGGTGCACTCGGTGCGCGTACCGGCGCGCTCAACCACCAGAAGTTGGGACCGCGTCGTGCCGGGCGGAGCGCGCTTGACGTCGAGGTCAAAAGGCTCGGCCTTGTCCCACTCCTTCGGGGGATAAACCGACCGGACTTTACAGTGGCCGTACCAGACTTCTTTCTTCTTACCCGCTACGTACTTGTACTGCTGGGAGAAGTGGGCGCAATTCGCGCAGGGGATTCGGTTCATGACTTCCTCGCAATGATGACGTCGTGGTCTTCGAGAGATTTACGGGCCTTCGCGCTCTGCGCCTTCGCGTCTAAAAGCGCCAAGGCGATTCGGTCAATCGCCATGAGCTTTGCCATCTTCTCGTCAAACGAGCTCGCCTTCACGTAGAGCGTCAGGGCGCCAAGATTCATGGTGACTTTCGGCGCCAGTAATTTCTGTGCGTCGAGCACGATCGACTGCCGTGTAAACTCCCCAGAGAGCGACTTGTCGACTTTCAGCGTCGCATCAATCGCGCGTCCAAGCGCGTCCTGAGCGTACTTTGATAGCTTCGCGCCATCGCGCTCCAAGCTAAAAAAAGCGACGGTGACTTGAAAGGCGCGCCCGTCGAAGGTCATTTCACGACGCGGCACACCTTCGACAGACTCTTCGGCAATGCGTTCGGTACGCTCGACCGCAGAGTTTTGGTCAGGTTTTGCCCATGGGCTGAGCACACCTTTGGTCATGGCGTCCCCGACAGCTGCGGATCGTGACAGTCGTAGTGGACCATCTCGTACTCAGCGGCGCACTGGACGGCCTTGGCCCCGGTGTCCGGGTCCTTGCCGATGCCCTCGACAATGATGGTCGGAACCACACGGTCTCCGCGCACAAACCGTTTCTTGCAGCGGGCGCAGATATAATCAGGGACTCGCGCGCCCAGGGTCACGACGTCGGTATCCATTTTCAACGCGCTTCTTGGAAGGTCGATAAACGGGCCGTCAAGGGCGGCGTTCGGACAGTGAACGTGAGCGTACTCCTCGCCTTCAGAGACGTAGAGGCACTCACCCGCACCCTTCGGATGCGGGCCGATGCCCGCCACGATCTTGATCTCCGTCAATCGATCGTGGCGGGCAAAGACCTTCCGGCATTTAGCGCAAGTATCCGGCCCGGTGCGGACGGAAACTTCTCTCCGATACTCCACCGGGAGACATTATCACACTTTTGTTGAAAGCAACGCCAAGAGCTTTTTTGTCGACGCGTAGTCCGGGTTGTGCGGGTGCGGGATCGAGTTACGAATGGTCGGCGCGTAGCCTTTGTTCCGACCAAACACGCGGTTGTCGAGCACTGCGACGACCCCCATGTCCGTCTCCCGGCGAATCAAGCGCCCGGCGCCCTGCTTGAAGTCCATGATCGCCTCCTGCAAGTCATAGTGCTGCCACGCGATGATCGAGGCCTTGTTTGCGTCGGCACCGTCTTTGATCTGGCGCTCGATGTACCGATTTTTTCGCGCCGTGAAAACCGGATCGTCGGGATTGGGGAATGGCAGCCGAGGGATGATCACCAACCGCAATCCGAACCCCGGGATGTCAACGCCTTCCCAGAGCGACTTCATGCCGATCGCCACGGCATTCTTTGTCGCCTTGAACCAGCCGATCAAATTGTCGACGTTTCCACTTTGAGCCCGCACCTCGTAGGTGGTCCCGCCCAGGCCTGCCAGTCGGTCGTAAAACGCCGTCATGTCTTCGTACGACGCGCACAAGATAAACGCGCCGCCGCGCGATGCAGAACACATGTCGTGCATGGTCGCTGCGCAAGTTCGCCAGTACTCGAGCTTTGTGTCGCGCGCGTACGGGGCGGTCACATCGCTCACGTAAAGACAGGACCGCGCCTTGTAATCAAAGACCGGCGGTAAGATCCGCCCGACCTTGATGTCCGAAGACCTCAGTCCGAAGTCACGCGAGACATAGTCAAAGTTTCCGCCCGTTGACAGTGTGGCGCTGGTAAAGACAACGGAATCTATCCGCCGAAGCGCGGGCCCGACGAGCGGCCCGATTTCGATGGGCGTCACGATGACTTCGCGATGCATTTCATTTCGATGCATCCGCGTCTCGACGTAACTTACGTAATCCTGGAGCTGCAGCCCCTGTTTCAAAAACACCTCGTCAAGGCGCAGGGCACAAGCCGAACAGGCCTCGGTCATCCGCTGCGTCAAGGTGGCGGCGGCGCGCAGTCGACTGAGCTCTTTGGCGGGCTTGCCGGCGTAGCGGTCGTCTTCTTCATCCGCAGCTGCAAGCTCAGACCAGACGCCCTCGTTTATAAACTGCTGCTTCAACCGGGCGAGGTCTTGCAGGACGCCGAGGGCGTTATCCACAACGCGTTGATTGGGCTGAAGGATGCCGCGCTCGGGGAGGTCGGCGAGAAAACGGCCGACCTTCGACTCCAGCGTCTCGGGAACAACCAGGCTGGTGTCCTGCAAAAGCTTGCGGAGCGTGTCAGGTTGCTTGCTCTGAATCCGGGAGGTGTAAGCTTCCCGAAAGTACTTGGCCGCCTGGTGCGCCTCGTCGATGATCACCGCGTCGTAGGGCCCAACGATCTTACCGCCGCCCATCGAAAGGTCGAACGCGAGGAGCGCGTGATTGACAACGACGATCTGCGCGCAGCCTGCTCGTGATTTTGCCAACCGATAGCCGCACGAGCCGTAAGCCTCGCAGTGCGTCCCGATGCATTCACTAACGCGCACATAGTTTACGAAGTCGACATCCTCGTTGAAGTCGTCGAGCTCGCCGTAGGTGTTTGTTTCGAGCCACGCGCAGAAGTCAGAAATGGCGTTGATGTCAAACCGTAAAGCGGCGTCGGACTTAACGAAGTCGGCAGTGCGCAACCGACAGCCGTAATTGTTTTTGCCTTTGAGTGAGGCGAAAGAAACCGTCGCGCCCATCTGCTTCAAAAGAAATGGCAGGTCGTCATCGCGGAGCTGCTTTTGAAGCCCCTTCTTCGCGGTGGACACCACGACCCGCTTCCCGCTCAAGATGGCCGGCACGAGGTAACCAAAGCTCTTGCCGGTCCCCGTGCCGGCCTCGATCATCGCGACTCCTTTTTCTTGTAAAATCTTCTCGACCGTCGTAGCCATTTCCACTTGCGCCGGTCGGATTGTGCGGGCGATACCCTTCGCCGGATCAGACAGCCATTCTGCTGCACCCATGTTTTTCTCCTACCGCGTGACAAATACGCGGCAAGGCCATATACCACGAACAGGTGTAAAAATGCCCATTCAACGTCCCGGAAAGTACATGGCAGACGAACTGGCAAAGGCCGCTCTTGAAGACGAACCTGAGCCTGCCGCTGCGCCCGAAACCGAACCGAAGCCTGCGCCCGAAGAAGCTACGCGCAAGTCGCCGATTGAGCGCTGGCGCGACGCCATTGAGGCTGCCGGCATCACGGAAGAAGAAGCTGACAAAGTTCTCGACGCCGTGTTGGCGCAGGGCTACTACGAAAAGGCCTACAAGGTTTTCCGTGGCCGTTTGACCGTCGTTCTGCGCTCGCGTGATTCGGCCGCTCTTCAGCGGGTGTCGGATGCGCTCGACGCCGTCCGGACAAACGACCTGCGTGTGCACACGCAGACCATGAATCGTTACAACCTGGCGGCGTCGTTGGTTCGCTATCAGGACAAGGTGTTCAAACATCCAGCTCCGAACGCCGATCCGGTTGAGCGCGAACGTGCGTTTTCTGACCGGCTCTCGTTTATCGATTCCATCCCGGCGCCGGTGCTGCTTCAGCTTTATGCCGTTCTCGGTAAATTCGATTCAATCGTCTTTGCCGCGCTCAGCGAGGGCGCAGAGATGGGTTTCTAGCATCCCCGTCAGGGTTGGCGCGGTCCCGCTCTGCGGCGCAGGGAGTCGCGTTGCCCCGGCGGGGGACGTTCCAAGACGTGCTTCTCCAGGAAGTAGATTATCGAGAAAGAAATCTGCGCTTTTCTGAGCTGTCGCTTTTTGCGCTTTTGATGGAGAGCCTTTTGATGGTCAATATCGAAATGCTTCCAGGCGATGCAAAACAACTACAGGCGATGAAAAGCCAGTTGTCGTCGCAAATACAAAAGCTCATGAGCAAATACGAGGCGGAACTTTACCAAGACCGATATTTGCCCGACTACCAGAAAGCCATGCGTGAAATTTCACGTCGTGAAAAAGAAGCCGAGGAGGAGAAGCGCCGTCGGGATCAAGCCGCGCTTGACCGCGTGGCTGAATTCGATGCGGCGGATTCTTCGGCGTAGTACACTTTCCGCATGCCCGATTTTGATCCGTCGGCCCCGGTCGATTACAACTCGATGCAGCAGCAGGCCGGGCTGACGCCGCCGCAGATACAGTTTGCGCCCACCGTATTTCCCGGCCAGGTGTCGGCCGCCCTAGCCCAAGGAGGCCCTTCAGCGGTCTCATTCGTTACGCAGGGCAGCGCTGGCACCAGCTTCGGCGCGGGAATGTTCCCGGGGCAGCAGCTTCAGGGATTCACAAACCAAGCGCCGATGTTTCAAGGGCCCACCGGCGTTATGATGCCGATGGCCGCTGCCGCATCTTTTAATCCCTACGGCCCCATGAACCCTTATGCGGGCCTGGCTGCGCGGGGGGCCTATTCTGGCCCGCCGGGGCTGTTTACGCCCATGGCGCCGATGCCTCCGCCAGCGTATGCGGGCCAAATGGCGCAAGCGCCGTTCACGCCCCCGCCCGCAGCAGCGCAGTTCAATATGGCGTACGCTGCGGATCTAGAGCAACAACAGGGATTAGCCGACGGATCTTACTTATCCAATTTCGGCTACGCCGGTATCGGCGCGCGTATCGGCGCCAATGCCATTGGCGGGATCGGCGGCGCCATGCTTGGCGCGAATCTTGGCCGCCGCATGGGCGGCCGTTTTGGAATGGTTGGCGCGGCAATCGGCGGCTTAGCTGGATTTTTTGGCTCAGAAGCGTTGGGCGTTGGGAACTTTGCCCAGAACACGTTCATGAATCAAATTGCGTCGCCCTTTATCCAACAGCGCGCAATCGCAGGCGGGATTGAAGAGCTATCGCAAGAGTTTGTGAACGCCGGCCCTGGGCTACATGCTCGGGGTCGCGGCTTCAGCCATCACGCCTCGGCCGAAGTGGCCCGAGGGCTTCGGGACTTGGCGAACTCATCGCAATTTCAACAGCAAACAGGAGAACGATTTAACCAACAGGATCTTTTGCAAATTACACAAAGCGCCGCCCGTTCTGACATGATGACGGGAGTTCAAAACCCCGGGCAGATGGTTTCCCGTGTCCGTGATATTGCCAAGTCCCTAACGTCATTCATGGAGCTTGCGCAAGAGCCCGACATTCAACGCGCGATCTCAACAATGGGCCAGCTGCGCTCGTCGGGGTTGAACCTTAGCGAGACCACACGCGCGGTAGCCCAGGGCCGGCAGTTCGCACGGATGGCCGGCACGTCGTTCGGGGAGCTGATGGACGTCGGCGGAGCCCTCGGCTCGCAGACGTTTCAGTCGATGGGGTTGACCCAAGGGCTAGGGCTTCAAACCGGCATGCAGAACTATGCGCTTGCTCGTGGAGCGCAGCTCGGTGGAACGCTGAATCCGCAGATGATGAATCTGGTCGGCGGTGCGCAGGGGCTAAGCAATCTCAATAACCTTTTCAGTGCCAGCACCCTGCAAATGTCCATGCTCGCTCCGAGCGTTATGTCTGCGAGCGGCGGCGTGAACACGGGGGCGTTGCAGAATCTGATCGGCGGCGGCACCAACGCGTTCAGTCAGACGACGAGCGCGACCGCTGCTCTGCAAGCCATGACGGGGCGCCAAGGCGTCGGGGGCCTCGGCATGGCCATCGCCATGCAGCCGCTAATGCAGGACACGATCGGCCGGGCGCTGCAAGCGCAAGGGCCATTCGCGCAGCGCAATTTCGAAGACCGCAACGTCCTAAACACCATGCGTCAAATGGGCATGACGGGGGCTGGCGGATTTATCACCATGGCGCAAACCATGGGGATGGACCGCAATCAAGCGGTCGCCCGGGCTCAAGAACTTAGCGACCCTGCCTACTACGAGCGGCAGCGGGCCCAGATTGAAACAGCGCGTCGCGAAAATCGCCGGGCTGAGTTGGACCGCTATGAGCAAGAGCGCCCCGGATTTTTCGATGAGGCTACACGAATAGATTCCACAGGACTTTTACGGCAGGCTCGCCGCTTTGGCGCGGGGACGCGGCAGGCCTACCGTCATTTAGGGCATCTGGGCGCGGAGATGGCGGGCGTCAGCGCGCCGCTTGAATACGAAAACGCGGAGAACGCCCGAGACCTTCGAGGAACATTTGACCGCGATCTTCGCGGCGCCGCCCGGGAAGTTGAAAGCGGAATGCGCCCGCGAGGGTTATCTCTTGGGCGCCGCCTGTCTACGGAGTACGCCCTGAGCGAAGCGCAAGGCAATCGCGGGCTCGTCGCGGCGTTCGACGCCCTAGGCGGGCTATACGATGCTCCCGGAGATCAAGAAGGTCGCGAAGGGCGCGTTCGAGAGTTGAGAAACGTGGGGCGGTTTGCGGATACGCTGTTGAACACCTCGTCTCAACGCGAGCGCGCCGCTTTAAGGAACAGGGCGGCTGCCTTCGGGGCAGGACCTGAGGGTTTAAACCGCGCCGCCGAGTTTGCTGTCGCCGCTACGCGCGCGATGAGCGGGAGGACAGGCGGAGGCCTGTCAGAAGAGGGCGGCGCCGCTTTAAACCTCGGAGTTCGCGGTGTAGCGCAGATCTATTCACGAGGCATGTTAGACCCAGGCAATCTGGTTGGACGCGGGACTGCACGCCAAACCGATTTGGAACAAGCCTACGTAAACTCCATGCGCGGCAGTGGCCGTCGCGAAGAAGAGGTCCGCCGTTATTTCCGAGAACACGCCCCTGAAATAACAGAACAATCCAGCTCTTTGGCCAATCTGGTAATGACTCCGGAAGAGCGGGCGGCCAGTCGCGATACGGCGCAACGAGGCCAAGCCCTCGCGGGCTATGGGGATACTGGATTTGTTGAAGCCGCGCGCGGGCGGCAGCGTGAAGGTTTACAGGCCATGTTCGGTCGCGGCTTTGAGGCTACTGACACGAATAGGCAAGCCGTCCGAGGCATCTTTGACCGAGCTGCGGCGCTTGGAGAATTCGGCGCTAACGCGGCTGAGCGACGGGGGTCGCGTGAAGCGATGGCCACAATGGCGATGTATCAGGCGGTCATTGCGAATCCGCGTACGGATCCGGCGACAAAACGCCGAGCGCAAGAACAGCTAGCACGAATTGGCGCGCATTTGGAGACTCGGTTTGGCCCCGATAGGGCTAGTCAAATGCGACGCGCTGCGGTACAAAATTCAAATCAAATTGCTACGGATATCAATCAAAACCCCGAGCAGGCCGCTGCAGCAGAAACGTTCGTCCGCGAAACTTCACAACTCGGTCGCCCAGAAGAAGTTCTAAACCGCGTGGCGCAAGGCCGAGAGCGCATGCACGAAGGAGAAGCCCTCGAACGCATGTCTGGAGGCGCCGCATCGCTCTCCCAGCGGGGAGGAGCGCTCGGAGAGTTGTTTGAGGGAATTGGCGGGCGCCAGTTTACGATGTCGCGACTAGAAGACCGAATTGGCGCGCTCTCCGAAGAGCGGCTTCAAGAACTAAGTCGCGGCGACGAAAAGTCTAAAGAGGTAGCCCGCGCCGCGCGCCTCATGCGTAGCGATGATCGCGACCAGCAGGCGCGCGGCCGGATTAGCATGCAACGCGCGCTGGGCGGCGGTGGAGATGAAGAACGCGAGAGGCGCCTTCGCCGAGAGTACGGGGAGCGATTTCACGGCATTGACGGCTTTTTCCGAGGTCTTGGGCGCTCAATGGGTATCGGCGCAACCGAAGAAGAGTTCGTACAAGAAGGCCTCATGCAGGGTACAGCCGCTGACGCAGATGCCAATCGGCAATCGGGGGCCGTGGACGCGGCACAAAGAGACTTTACGCAAGCCCTCGGCGGCTCTGGAAATGAACTTCTACAAGCAACTTCCGAGCTGCGAGAAGCTGCTCGCGCGCTGCAGGGCGCAGTTGCCGGTCGCGGGCTTGATAACCTTCTACCCTAGAGGCAGCCATGGCCTTTCCCCCGGATGAGCTAGACGACTTCCCAGCTTCACGGAGTGAACTTGTTACCCCGACGGGGGTATCGGTCGTTACCGCAATCCACGAGAATCTGGCCCAAAACTTCCGATTGGGCCTGACCCCCACCGTGGATTTTATGGCGCCTTGGCGTCTCGCCAAATACGTCGTCAATGAAATAGGCCCCGTCTATATCTACCGTCACGCGGAGAAGCGCTCATGAGCCTCGCACGATACGCGCCGGGAGAAGATGCCGGGGGCAGCTCAGCAAAGGGCCTCTTTGCGCAATACCTTCAGGGCGAAACGCCTAAGTACGCAATAAACAACGGGTTTCGCGCTGATCTATTTCGCAACACCCTCGCGCGGATGTTCATTCGCGTTGACGCGTCTGAGATGCCTCTATTTCTCGGATCGATCGCTGATGAGCACACTCGAAACAAGCTGGCGCGTAGAATCGCGGGCGACCCCACCCCGGTAGAAGCCCCGACGCCAACAGCAACGCCAGTTACGCCCTCGTCTACAGACGCCTCGACGCGCCGCCGGCACACGGCGACGGCAAATGGCTATCTGGACTTTTTAATTCAACAAGTTCAAATGCCCCTGCAAGAAAAGGTGCAGGTTACCGAGACGTTGTCAGACAACTACGTGGCTTACGCCTTTGGGCAGGCCCCGCCCATGTGGCAGTTCCAAGGGACCTTGATCAACACCGTCCAGGATGATCAAGCGTCCAACATGTTTCGCCTGTACACGCAGATTCTCCGCGCTACGCAAATGGCGCGGCGGCAAAAGTCTTTAAGCTTGTCTTTTGACTCGTATATCGTCAACGGGATCATTACGAATATCAACCTGAGCTTGTCCTCAAACAACGAGCTCATGGTTCCTTTTGCTTTTCAGCTTCTCGTCAAACGCGTATTCATCACGAACTACACGCGCGGCTGGGTGCCGACACAGGCCAACACCCCATTCTCCGCAGACCTGAACGCCATTGCGTATGACGGCAGGCCTCGTGAAGAAGGAGCACTGAACGTTATTGTCGGACGGACTTCAACAGAGAGCCAAGCGCTTGTGACGCCTACACCGCAAAATCAGGCGGACGGGCGGACTAACACTCAAAGTGGCGTCGACGCCGGTACCGCGCCGCCTAATTTCTTCCCCTTGGCGCCCGAAGGAACCGTAGCCCCGGCCGTTGCTGTAAATTTGCTGGACAACCAAGCCCGCGCCCAATCGCAAGTCGCCCAGATTGCTCAAGCGCGTGCAGCGGCGCGGCCCCCGACACCCACGAACGCCCAGCCTAATCGACCAGAAACCACGTCTCCGCCGGGGCAAACCACAAATTCAAATGTTGCTCCGACCACGCCAGCCACAAACCCGGCACCTGGACTAGCCGCGAGGCTAAGTGCCGCCGCAGCAAACTATCCACTAGGCACCATCACGAATACGGGGACCTTGTTTTAATGACAGTCGCATTACAACCCATCACCCCTGAATCGAACAGCCTGATAGCGCCGACCGCCACGGACATCTCGATTTCCGTCACAGATACAGGCGCCGACCCTGCGCGCGTGTTGAATGTGAGCGTAAACGCTGCGTTGATTTTTACGAGGCTCGCAGCCGTCACGACGTTTCTCGACGCGGGGTACACAGTATCCGTCGCCACGCCGGAACCGAACGTCACCGTCTACACGCTGACCAAAACTACGCCCTGGCCCGACCCTTCAGGGGTTGACGTCAATACGACTTATCAGGCAGACCCGGCGGCTCCGGTCATTACTAAAAACAGCACTGCGATCGCCGGCGCTTTTCAAGTTGTTCCGGCCACGCCTTATTCAGGACAACCCGATGCGCCTCCAAGAACGTCGATATCTTTGTCTATGGGCCAGCCCTCGGGCCCAGACATTGCCGGGTTTACTGTTTCTATAAACGATGCCGTCGCGCTGGTATTTCAGCCGGGCGCCCCCGTCTGGTCTTTGCCGGACTATTACGGGGCCGTTAACTACACAGCGCAATCTGCCACGGTCTTCATCGACCCGCGCCGGTATTTCAATTACGACTTTCCAGTTCAGGTGACAATAAACGCATCGTTAGCGGTGGGGCTTTCAGTAGCCGCAGTTACGCGCACATACAAGTTCTACGTTGCGCCCCGGCTATCCCGCGCCGCCTCCCCAGAACTTCAGTACAGCCGTGTCGATCAACTATTTGAAAACAGCCCGGCGATTGAGACGCTTCGCTACGCCTTGAAGGGCGCCCTGCAAACGCGTCCGAGCGCCGCACCCTATCTGGTGCTGCTTTACGCCAGGATTTTACGGTCATCGTTGAAATCAGTGGCATCGATCTTCAACCGGTCGGACCTGACCCCGTTGGCCGAAGCTCTGGTGCCGGAAGACCTCGTCGACCCCACAGCTGCGCTTGTGCCGCTTACGCCGTTTGAGATTCTCTGGGCTCCCGCTGTCTCAGAATCAAAAGAGATCGGGATTACCGAGGACACTTTGGGCTTGATAGAAAAAGCTTATGCCTCGCCCTATCCTCAAGAAAAACTCGGCGCCATCGCAGGGCTTGTGCTGCTCAACGCAAACGCGCGCACCTGACGCTTTCACGCCGTGAAGACGCAGTAGCTTTTTGCTCCGAAGGCCCTCATTATTAGGGCATGCCCTTCGATCCGTCGGCCGTACGCAGTGGTGCCACCTTCTCCACGAACCCAACGTATCAAGCGGCCTGGGTCTGCTATGTCAACGGCATAGAAGTCCCCATCATCGGCTTCGACATTCAGTGCGGGGTGTGGCAGCCGCCGGCCTTTACGATCCATATGATCCCGGACATCGTCCTGCAGCGCCTAGGCAGCGAAGACCGGGTGCCCGTTCAGATTTTTTACCTTGATTACTGGGTCGACGCAGAGCGACCAGAGTTTCGTCTGCTCGTTGACGGCGAAATTACGGGGTGGAGTTACAGCTCTTCGGTCGGCCAGCGAACCATGGCGTTTCGCTGCGTGTCGCACATTCACGTCTTTCAGCAGCTGTACTTCTTCTACATGACCAACGTGGACAACGTGGTCGCTGCGCAGTCGCCGGAAGTTTTGTCCAGTTCGTTTTCGACCCCCGGGCTTCTCTACCCGTACTCACTTTTTCATCAGGGGCTTGTTGTTACCAATAATCAAGTCGCGGCAACACGGGCACAACCGCGACGTCCAGGGCAGCCAGGGCAAGCTACGCCTGTGCCGATGGACAATCCGGACGCCAATCTAGACCCTAACTCGCCCGCACAACCCATCAAAGCCCCATATGAGCTTGTTTATAACGTAATCAAAGGCGTCATCAGTTCAGAAGTGCCTAACAACCGGCACGCCATTCCGATGATGAACTTCTTTGCACGGCATATTCGAAAGACGCGCCTGCAAAACCGATTTGTGCGGTTACCGTTCCTTGAAGACCCCGAGGCGCTCGGCGAAGAGCAGGGCGTGTTCCCCATCTTCAAGGCTGCCCGGAATGCCGAAGCGTTGAACGCGATGCAGCGCCAGGTGTCGGCGCAGACTGGAGAGTCCGGGCCAGTTTGGAACATGCTGCAGCAAATCCTCTCCATGGTTTACATGGAGATCGCCATGATCCCCAATCCAGCGGCGGTGCTCGTAGAGCTCAACACCGCTGCTGCGGGCCCGCGCCAGGATGGAAAGATCATCGGCGTTTTGAGCAATAATTCTCCGGTGCAAACGACGCCTACGACTTCTGCATCCGGCGCGTCGCCCGGTATAGTCGCTGGAAGTGCGCAAGACACGCGCACCGCCTTGGAGATTTTACGGGGTACGACGCCGGCGAGCCCCACGGTAACGCCCACCGCCGCTCCCGCTGCCCCAGCGCCCGCGCCGGCCGCAGACGCCGCAACAACGGGAACCCCCGCCTCAACGTCGGCCGAGGGGGGCGCCCCGCCCACGCCCCCATTTCAAGGCATTAATCCAAATACCCCCATTCGTCTCGCGCAGTATTTCGTAAAGCCTCAGTTCCTCTTTGCTGTTCCGCCACATTGCAACGTCATCTTTCCCTCGATGGTCGATGCATGGACATACGATGAGCCGTATCTGACGCAACCTACGCGCGTGTATGTCAACGACTCCGTGATGACGCAGGCGCTTCGCGCTAACGGGCCTAACCGCCACTTTATTCTGCACGCGCTAACTGTCGCCTTCCCGGAAGAGGCAGACGCGTTGATGCACCATAAAGCTGGCGGCGACACCAACACAGAAACCACACAGGCTACTGCCGGAAATCTTGAGTCTGGCAAGAACCTGTTGATCTGGCCTGAAGAGTATTACAAGGGGCCTGTCACCGAGAAACTGGACCTCCCGCCGTGGTTTCAGATGCTGCGGCAGTTTGCCAACTCGCAGCCTGCGCCCGGAACTCCAGGAGCTACGGCGCCCGGAACGACAAGCCCAGCAGCAGGGGGTGCTGGAAGCCCCACGGGCGGCGGGCCCGCGACGCCAACGCCCTTGGCGCCTGGAACGGGCGTTGTCATCCCCCCGACCATTACAGAGGCGCGGCGCGGCAATCCGATTGGGCGGCAAGAAGCTCAGGAAAATTTTGCTTATCGGTGGCGCATGACTCCGGAAACTCAGCGGATTGGGGATACCAAACGCGTACAGGTCGATGGGAGTGCGACCTTTGGCGAGTTGGGGGAGCCTGTAAACGGGCGATACCAGTGGGAACCCGGCGACGCTTTAAAGGTGTTGGCCGCGCATTTGATTGAAAGGTTTCCCAACGCCTTTGATCACGGCGGTTACAAGCGCCCATTTGCCAGGCAGCCAACTGCCCCTCAACCGCCAAGAAAACGGGTAGGCGACATGCACATTCAAGGCCGCGCTATCGACATGATGTGCAAGCGGAAAGTTAATCCGCCCGGTACTCGGTTGCGCGGCATGCCCGATCTAGAAAACGTTAACCCCGCCGCTGAATATCTTGTTCAAAACGCCGACGTTTTTGGAGTACAGTTAGTTGTCTGGGCCCGCTCTGAATGGTCCGCAAGAGGTGCGCCCGGGCGTAGGTACGCGCATTACACAAATGACCCTCAAAGAGAGAGCATGGACCATTTTGACCATATCCACCTTGACTTAAATTTGGCGGGGGCGCGGGGTGAATTACCTTTTTACCAAAATAACCGACATCTCCTTCCTGTGCGACAACGTCGCCCACAACGCCGCAATGGCCAGGAGCCCGTAGCGCCTACAGGGCCGCGCCCGCTTCCAGTATTGCGCCCGCCGCGTCGGCCAGGAGAAAGCACTTCAACCCCGACGCGACCGGCGACGACGCCCGCCCCAGGAACCGCAACGGACGCGGCCAATAGGACCGTCGCCACACAACCGGCCTACACGCCGGGGACGCCTGCGCCTGCGCAGAATGCCCCGGCTTCGCCCATACCGGCAACTCAAGCGCCTACCGCCGTAGACGCCGAAACGCTTGAGCGCTCTGCTGACTCTTTTCAGCAACTCTTCCGGCTGTACGCACAATACGAATTTTTACGCCGAAGGTATATGCAGCGGCAAGCTGCAGTTCAGATGAAATTCAATCCGTACATCGTGCCCGGGTTTCCGTCGATGCTCTTTGACTCAATGCGAACCCGCTTCCACATGGTCGGCTACATCCAGGCTGTCTCACACTCGGCGAGCGCTGCGGGCGGAGGCAACATCTCAACCTCGGTGCAGATGACGTGCTGCCGGACCTTGCCCGAATTCATCAACGACGTGCGTGCTGACGCTGAGCGTTTTCGTAGCCGGGTAACCGCTGCGCCTGCGGAAATTATTGACCAGATCCGCGAGCGCATGCAGGACGAGGACAACGCCGAAGCGTTTTACCGCCGCCTCTTTTATGGCAACGGCCCCCGCGCCGGCAACGCGCCTACAGCTTTCCGTTGGACGGAGGCCATGGGCTACAGCCGAGGGCTTTTGACCGAAGACATCTATGTCCGAGGCGAATCGGTGGCGGTCACGACAGCCCGCGCGCAAACCGTACAAAATGAAGAACAGAACGAAGTGGCGGCTACGACCGCCCCGGGAAATACAGCGCCGCCTACTAACACTTCAAACGGAACGACCGCGCGCCTGCAACAAGCAGCCGCCGGCGCAAACGGCGCGTTTACTACGACGCCGCCTGGGAATGCGGCACCCACCGGCGTAGGCCTCAATTTTGATGTAAACGCCCCCAACCCCCCGGCCCAGAACACCCCGGCCCAGCAGGCAAATCGTCAGCAAGTAACGCACAACCTCGACCCCAACGTAGAACTTTCACCCCGTGAAAATATCTACCAGGACGCCTTCGACCGTTATGACATTGCCATGCAGTTGGCCGCACGGCCAGCTTGTACGTTGGAGCAGTATATTCGTTTCTGGCACGGCGGCGCGGAGGTCGGCGCGCTTATTGATCGAGAAATTGTTACGGGGCCGCAGGACGCCTTCGCGTATATCGAAGTAAAACAAGAAGAAGTTATCAAGAGCGTGATCGGCGTTAACGGCTCTGCCGAATACCTGCGAGGTATGGTCTCGCATAAGGTGGCGCTCTACTACGACCGCATCTTCAAACTACGCCCCGGGCCCGGCACCGGAACCGGCCGCCTCACAGGGCCTACTGAGGCCGAGCGCGGATATACCGACCCGCCGTCGGTCAGGCCCTCTACGCAGCATTCTGGGGTCGCCGCTGATTATCCTCAAACGCGTGCGGACTGGGATACGATCCTGATCACGTACCGAAACAAAGTGCGAACGCTTCTGAGGCCGACAGTATGACCCCGGCAAAATCCCTCGACCTTGAACTTTGGCGGGCATGGAAACAGATGCCGACGCCTCAGAACCTGGAGGCGCTGATCAAACAGCTAAACCCGGTGCTGCAGCGCGAGATGATGCGGTGGTCCGGCATTGTCCCAAAGTACGTGCTGGAGAACGAAGCAAAAAAGCTCGCCATCAAAGCGTGCGAAACCTACAACCCCAACGCGGGGGCCGCTTTAGCGACGCACGTCACCAACCAGCTTCAAAAGTTGTCCCGCATCGCATACCAACGTCAAAGTTCGATGCTTGTGCCTGAGCAGCAGCGCTTGACGTTCAACCGCTACAACGCGGCCATGCGCCACCTTGAAGACCTGAACGGTCGCAAACCGACAATTAATGACGTCGCAGACTATTTGGCCATCAAGCCAAAAGCGCTACAGAAGATCGTTGAGAACGTTGGGCGGCAGGAACTGATTGAATCCGGCGAAGGGCCGCAGTTCATTCAACACGCCGAGAGCGACGTGATTGATCTGGCCTACGGCGATATGACGCCGATGCAGAAGAAGATCTTCGAGATGCGTACGGGGTACAATCACACCCCGATCGCCAAGAGCGCCAAGGAGATCATGAAGGCGCTCAATATTACGCAGAGCCAGTTGAGCTACCAATTATCCGCCATCAAGACTTTGCTAGAGCGGGCGCAGAGACTACGCTAGGCGCATGACTTCCGCTTCGGAACTTCTGTCGCAATCTTTAACTCAGCTATCCGCCGCGCAACGCCGCGCTCAAGCGCAATACCTCAACGCTCAAGCGTTCCCAGGGCAAAGCGGGCCGCCTCGGCGGTTCATGAGTGACATAGGGTTTCTTTCGGCGAGTGGGTTTGCTTATTTGGAGGCAAATCAAGCGAATTACTACTACGACGACACGGAGGGGCCTCGCGATATTTTACAAATTGTCTTGATCCCCTACGGCGTCGAGGCGGACCTTCAACGGCTAACGTCTTCAGCGCCCCGAGATCGCATTACGCACGCGATAGGGGCCGGTACAGGCGGCGTCGCGCCGCATCCGGAAGACGATCGTTTCTTAATCGCGGGCACCCTTAACGCGGACCTTTATTCCGAAGCAAAGCAATCCCTCGCTGTTCGACGAATAACGTCTCGAACCGGCCCCGCCACGCACTTCATTGTCAACCGCCTCGGCGGCGTGTCGGTCGGCCCAAGCGTAGACGCCCTTACTAGCGCCGTCCCCGATTTCTCAGACACGGCCGTGTTTGTGGCAGTCGAATCCGCTTTGATGATCTTGGCGGCCGACCACGCGCAACGCCGATTCGATCGAATCTTAGAGCAGCCCCTGACCGGCCGTCAGGTGGTTCAGCTAGCGGTCCTGCTTCAAAAACTCTTCACCGCCCTTGGGTCTAATTTCCCACGTGCATTTCCGCCAAATTTAACGCCCGCCCAGTCAGGGCTGCGTTACCAATTTCCATCTGAATTGCGGCAGTTGACCGCAGGCAATTTTATCGACACGCCGCCAACTCAGCCCGTAGAAAACCCCCGAATTTCGTACGCGTTCACCACCCCGGCAAACTTCTTCAATACTGTATCGTTGCAAGGCCCTTACCAGCTCGCTACGGATATCTGGCGCCCCTTTGCAGCGCCAACGCCGCTTAGCACTCGCGAAGAAGCGCGCTCGGCCATGGCCCAGCTGAACACTGCCGGAGAAGAGACGGCGCTGATGGGCAACTACGCCACTGTGGCCGCCGGAGATCGCTCGACGGAAATGCAAACGGTCATCCGCAGTCAGGTGTTTGTGCAGCGGCAGCGCGTGGCGCAACAGGCTGAAGAAACCGCAGCAAATCAATCCGCCGATGCCGCCGCAGCTTCGACGACGAACCGCCTGCCGGACGAGAACGTGCTTCAGACCGACCCGCACTCCTATGATTTCAGCACCGGCCTTTGGGGCGCTCCCGACCCCGTGCTCGGCACCAGAAACGTCTAGCCATGGCACGCTACGATCTTCATATCCAGCTGGTCGACCCCAGCGAGCAGACGTTTGGCGCCAATTTCAGTTTTGGCGTAGCCAACCCCATCTTGGTGACGGGCTTTCAGGCCCTCGTAAACCGCTGGATGAAAATTTTCATGACCCCCAAAGGCTCGCACCCCGTGCGGCGCACCGAGGGGACTGAGTTCCCCTACCTGTTGGGCTCGAACGTCACAGACATCCCGTCGTTGGAAGCGACCGTGGCCGAGTACATCGACGACGCCACGCAGCAGGTTCAGGCGGTCGACCGCATGTCCCCCAACCTGACAAACGATCAGCGCCTGCGGGCTGCGGCGCTTCTTCAATTCAACGCCGTAGACGCGTCGAGTATCGAGTTCTGGGTAGAGCTAACCAATCAAGCGAATCAGCGCATGCGAGTGCTGATCCCCTATCTGGTGACCCCAAATGGCTGAATACGAGATCAACGCTACCGCTGCAGCTGAAGCGGCCGCGCTACTGCGCGACCTGCTGCAAACAGCCATTCCTGGAGGCGACTTTACGGAAGGCAGTGCCATCAGCGACTTGCTGATTGACGGGCACGCCATCATCACCGGCTTTTTACGGCAGCAGATTCAGAACGCGCGCAATCGGCAGTCTCTGATCACGCTTCGGTATTTGCCGGAGTCCGAGAGCACGTCCGACGCGGCGGACGCGATCCTGGACAACTTTTTCCGTACTCGGGCTCAAGGGAAGTTCGCCAAAGGCGTAGCCACACTGTATTTCAGTCAGCGTGGGGATGTGCTGATCCCCAGGACAACGCGATTTTTCAAAAGCTCGTCTCTGGTGTTCTACATCGACAGCGGCGCCGATCTACTTATCCCCGCGACCGATCTACGTGCGGTGATCGGCCCGAATGGCGTCGTCACGGGGTACAGCACGACCGTATTCATGACTGCCGCGCGCGTAGGCGCGGACTACAACATCGCCCCCGGAAGATTTGTCTCGTTTGATCGGTTCAATCCGCTGCTCACGTACGTTGAAAATCTATCGGCGTTTAGCGGCGGTGAGTCGACACAAACAACGCAGGACTTCATTAACCGGTCAACGAGCGCGATTGCTCTGCGGGCGCTCATCAACGCCCGGTCGAACGACGCCACGCTGCTTGAACAGTTCACCGACATTGAGCGAACGCTCACGGTCGGTTATGGCGATCCAGAAATGATGCGCGACCTTGTTGCCAACGTGAGCAACACCGTCGCCATGCACGTCGGCGGCCACATGGACATCTACGTCCGGCAGCCGGTCCAACAGGTTGTTGAACAGCTCGTCATCAATACGCTGACTCCGCGAAATGATGACGCGGTGATTATGTTCCGGCACCTGAACCGCGTGCCCACGTTCGTAGCGGCGGGCGTGGTGCCGGGGGACGTGCTGGTCATTACGTCTACGACGCCCGTGGGCAGCTTGCCGGTGTTCCAGTACGTCATCACCGCCGTAAGCGACTACCAGCTGCAGGTCTCCACCAAGACACCATTCCCCCTTCCGACCGATGAAGCCGCTACGGCCATTTCGATTGCCTACACCGTCGGGGACAATTACCCGGATTTTGACAACAAAATTGTCGAGCTCGGCCCGTTAGCAGACGCGCGGACCTCGCGCCAGTTTTCTCAATTTAACAGCGTGATTTTACCGGCGCGCCCGACCTACATCATCAGGGGCGTTGAACTGCTGCCGCCAATCCCGCCGCAGCTAGCTGGCTACGTCGATATCACTTCGGGCGGCGTAAATTTCACGGCGCGAAAAAACGCGGCGCCCATAACCGCTCCCGTTGCCGGTGAAGAACTCGGTTATTTCATTTCGGTTCAAAATCCGACTCAAAGTCAGTCGGTAAACGCAGTCGCGACGCTTGAAGTTGGGTGGCCGGCTATTGACTTGAGCGGCCTCAGTTTACAGGTCACGTACGAGACTCCGACAAATTTTGAAGCGGTGGACGCGTACATCGGCGATCGACTGAACCGCCCGGGATGCAGTAATACTCTCGCTAAGGCGTATCACCCGATCTACCTATTTGCGAGCATCCCTTACCGGCTTCGAACCTCTCCCGCCTCTGCGTTAGAAACCACTGTGCCCGAGTTCAACCCGCTATTGGCGGAGCAGGCGCTTCAAGAAGCCGTCAATAACTATCAGGGGGCCGACCGGCTCGACGTAAGTCTTCTGTCCAGTGCTGCGCGAGCAACCTCCACCGCCGTAGCGTCTATCTACAACTTCACCCTGACGTATCAGCTCATCATCCCGGACGGCAGTGTGATGACGTTTGAAACTCAGGATGAGATAACAATCTTCCCTGACGGGGCAACCAGCACGGCCGCACTATTGAACCCAACAGATTTTGGGCTGCCCGCGACCGGGTACTACTCAGCTTTACGGCAGTTCCTGCTCAATCAAGGCGTGTCTGATCGTGTGACGCGCTACTGCGCCTCTGACGGCGCCCTGGTCTTCGTTCAACGGAGCTGACCGTGGCTGTACGCCCTGACCCATCCCTGAACTTCATCAATGCGCTTTCTGACTTTTGGATTGTCTTTTTCAAAGACACCACACAGCTTCGCGCATACTTCTCTGGCGTTGAAATCAACGTGGGGCAGCTTTACTTAGAGCTGCTAGAGACGATTCTCGGGCCAAGCCTGCGGCACGCGCCTGTATTTTCTAGAAAGTATTTCAAGCTCTTTACCGTGAGCGAGGACGCGACCTTCTACGTAGAAGGCGCCGCGCCCAGTGACGATCGCTACTTGTTTGAGCCCGCAGACGCGGACTTGCAAGCGGTCGGCGCCCTCATGAACCGCGTAGTACTTCCAACTGCAGTACTGGAAGACCAGCGGGGCTATGAGATCGGCCAGACCGGAATTCAATTTTACAACAACCCGTTTGACGTAGACGGGCTGGGAAATTCTCAGCCCTTCTTTGCCTTGCGGTCTGTCGCCAAAAGTTTTGCCGCCGATTTTCGCGACCCCGCCCGCCGAGACTTTGCGTCGACCGGGATAAAGATCGGAGACTTCTTCCGGTTGAAGGTCGGCGCCGGCAACCCGATTGCCTCTCGAATTACGGGGTATAGCGGGGACACCCTATATCTCCAGAGCACGGCGCCTGACTTTTCTCAAAATTTGAAGTCGCGCGCCTTCAAAGTGTCGGTGCTGCGCACCCCCTTTGATGCGCAACAAAACGGCGTACAGCTGCCCGACCACCCGTCGGAAGTGCAGAGGCTCAGTTCGAATGCTACCGATGTCGCAACAGTCGTAGGGGCGCTCGACGTAGATTTGACCGGCGAGCCGTACTTTAAGGGCGCCTGGGCGCCGCTTACCGCCTACGCTCAAGGCGACGTGGTGATTGCCCCCGGGCCTACGTTGGTGCGGGCGCTTGTCACGCACACCTCTCCGGCCGTTTATTCTCCGGCCCCGTGGGAAGGCTTTCTGAATAAGTACCTGTCGGTTCATTTACCGACAAGCCCCGACCAGGACGGGCTATTCAAAATAGTTTCGACTGCGGGCGCAGTTATTACCCTCGACCGCCCCACCACGTTTATCTCGACCCTCTCCAATCGGGCGCGGGCCTGGCTCGTTGGCTATCCAAACGGGCTAGTGGGGGCTGGAGAAAAGCCCGCGATCCAGTTTCAACACTCGTACATCGACCCTTCGACTTTTATGTTATTTGCCCGGCGCGGGCAGCCCGTTTATGTCCGTGAGGGCAATACCTACGTAGAAAAGCCCGAAGGCGGCCTCGTTGAAGCGGGCGTTGACTATTTGATGGATTACGACGCCGGCGTGATGACCGTGCTGAGTGGTTGGAATCCAAGCGTGGCGCCTCTAGCCGGCTACCAGTGGAGCATCGACGTCGCCACATACGTCTACGCGCCTGCAACGCCTTGGATCACCGCAACAGCGTACGCCGTCGGCGATCAGGTGACGTACACCAACAGTTACTATGTATGCGTGACGGCAAACACCGACGTGGTTTTCACGCCGGGAAATTGGACACTGTACACGGCGCCCTTTACGTTCAATCAAATCCACGACGTAAAAGAAATCGCCATGTGGGGCTCGGAGGTTTTAATTGACCTCCAGACGCTATACACAAACTTCGGATACCTGCTCGGCTATGAGCGGCCTTCGAGCGAGCAGTACCGCGCCTTTCTACAAGGAGTTGCTCAGCTCTTTGTAATTGGGCCGGTACTCGCCCGATTTGAAAGTGCCCTCAACGTAACCTGCAATCTTCCGGTTGTACGCGACGACGGGGAGGTGCTGCGAAGTTACGACTCGGGCATCTGGGCTTCAGGGACCGATGGGCAAATTTTGGACGCGACAGATGGGCGCAACGGCACGCTGGTCACCAGCTCTTCTGAGTTTTCATCCCCAACCGCCAATTTTTTCCCCTCGGACGTCGGCGCGGTTATCCGCGTAAAGCTGGGAAACAGCTATGCCAGCTACATCGTTACCGCTGTATTGAGCGCCACAACCGCTACCGTTATTCCCGTCCCGCCAGATGCGAGCGCTGTAATCTGGAGTTATTCGCACGTGACGTTTGATCGTGTATTTCGGTCAGCGTCTTACGCATTTAGCGCAGATGATATTGACGCAATACTTCAGATATCTGGAGCGTCAAACGCCGCTAACAACGGTAGTTTTCGCATTGCTTCGGTAGAAAACGCAACAACTGTGATCTTGGACTCACAGTTCAATTTACAAGATGAAACGTCACTGGTCTGGCGCCTGTCCCGATCGGGCGCGCAAACGGTCACAACGTCGCGAACAACGTACACGTTCCCGTTTGAAGTGAAGATAAAGCCCGCAGTAACGCAGACGTCAAATTGGAACGTTTTGAAGTTTCAGGCGTTTGATCCGCTTACCGACGCCTTCGTCGTCGCAGACTACGTTCAAGACCCGACGTGGTGGCACGACACGGAAATTCCAAAGGAGCTGTTGTCGTTTAGCACAGGCTCCGAAGCGCGACGCCGAGTGTCATCGCTTCTGGTGGAGCATCGCGTAAACCCGTTTGACAACGCCGCTGTCAGCGACGTCGGGCTGGCCGCCGGGGTCGACGATGAAGGGCGTCCGGGAATTTCACGCGTCGGCGCAGGCGTGTGGTTCGGCCGCGATCAGGTGGGCTTGAGTTTTCCGGCCGGAGTGCCCGTGGCCAATGCTCAAGACCCTGGGCGTTACGCCCTTGTGAGCAGTCCGTTGTTTGAGGGCCAATTTGAAATCCGCGCCGTCGATACCGCCGGAACAACGCTTAGCCTTAACTCCTTCCCGCCCCCGGAGCTACGGGGCGTTGTGCCCCCGTTGCCGCTGACCGTTGAGTTGCCGCCTTTGCTTTACCGCCGAACGATTGGCTTCATCATGATGGATCGGTACTTCAAATATCACGCCTTATCTGTCAAAATTGATCCAAACACCCCGCTGACCCCCGACTTTTTTACTGAGGCTGTAGGCATCCTCCAGCAAACAAAACCGGGGTTCACGTACGTTTATTTGAACACGCCTCTGGGTTTCCGCGACGAAATGATCGGCGTGGACCAAGGCGTGATTCTGGGGGTTGGCCTCAGCCGGGTTGAGCCGGTTATCGCCGCAGACAACAACATTGTCGTAGGGCCTCCGGGGCTCCTTCAAGCCAACGACACCTTCTATTTTTTGTTACAAACCCAGGCTATCGGCCCCGCCTCAGGCGCGTACCCGTTAACCCCTGTTCTGCCTGTTGGCGGAGCGCCGCGTTTTCACGTCGTGAAAGGGTGGTTCGATCTCGCGGTCATCGTAGGCGGCCGGCGTCTTGCCGAAAATCAGGACTACGTCCTCGACCGCCTCAATGGCGCGGTCACCTTGATCACTACTTTACCCGGGCCTACCACGTTCAGTTATATTGCCGTGATCCTTCGAACACGCACGCCCGGCGATGGGCTAGTCGATGCGCCGGGAGAGACCGCGATCTGTGTGAACGGCGCCAACCCCACGACGTGGTGGAGCCCCGGACAAACGTATTCAGACGCCGGCTTGATCGATAGGGCGGTACAACTTACCATTGCGTAATCGCGATGAAACCCAACATTTCGTTCGGCGGTAACGTTCGCCTTCGCGGCGACCTGACCGTTGAAATCTGCCACACGCCCACAGGCCAAATTACACGGCAGCACGTACGTAATACGATCACGTACGACGGGCTGAACTCATCGCTATATCTCTGGGCTCAGGACGGCGTCACACCGTCTGACTACCAGATTGCGACGTTGGTCCCCGGAACCAATAGCCAGCCTCCGACGCGGGGAGACACGGGGGTCATTTCTCCGATCATCGTCGGAGATTGGATCACCCTGACTGCCGGCAACCGCTTGGTGTCGCCCGCAACCGGGGAGCTCATCATCACCGCGACCCTGGGTAACGCTCAAGGAAATGTCGCGCCAAACTCTCTGACAGAAGTAGGGCTGCTGCTCGGCAACGGGGACTTGTTTGCGCGCCAAATCCACCCGGCTTTCGCGAAGACCAACGCCTTCACGCTGACGTATACGTGGCGCATCGCCGTCACCGCCTGAGGAACCGCCATGCCCAAGATCTACGACGAGCAGACCGATTACACCGCCGCTGGAGATAACAACCAGAACACGGCGGCCTCCATCCAGCCGATCGCGGGTGGCGAAAACCTATGGCAAGCGGTCCTGAACCGAACTGCCGAGAATCTACGGAAGCGCACAGAGGTCCTGCGGCAAGTAACCGACGATCTCCGTTATTTCGCAGATTATGACCGCGTGCTTCTTTGTCGTGCGGAAAACACGACTTTCACGTTTACGAATCAGCCTGATGGGCACGTGCTGGCAATGACCGGCGGCCCGCTGTGGGTCTACCCCGCGCTAACGCCTGGGCGCCTCAGCGGAGGCCGGACACGCGGCGCGCGTATGTTCGTGCAAAACGGCCTCAACTGGTTTCCCTACGCCGGCACCCTGGGTGTGAATGATCTTTCGTTCGTTGCGACGGCGCAGTTCACTGGAATGCGCGGCTACGAGGATTGTGAAAACTTCGACACCGTCGGCAGCGGCTTCTCGCTAGGCGGGAATCGTTTGCAAATCACGCTGGTCGCAAATCCGGCAGTGGCTGGAGGCGTCATCAGCGCGACCGTTACCGGCGCACCAGAAACGCTCATCACGATTACGTACGGCACCCTAACGCCGACGTATATCAGCCAGATCATCGCGTACATCGCTTCAGATACCACGTCACAAGGCGGTTACGGCCTTGCGCACATGATCCGAGGCGTTACGACTCTGACAGCGGGGCCGGCCTCTACGACCGTACCGCCGACCATTACAAACGCGATGTTTCAAGGCGGTTACGACGCGGAAGCGCATCAGATCACGGCCGTTCAGCTGACAACGTTTTTCAACGCTCTCGATTCCGTCGTCTACCACAACCGGTTGCAAGAGGGCGAGAGCCTCGCCATCAGCTTCGTGGCAGGGCCCGTTGAGCGCGGGTCTGGAATCATGCAGGGCGGCCGCCGGCAATCATTGTTTGATCTACCGACGGGCCGAACCGGCACGACGATGGACAACACGCCGAGCCTCAATATTTTCAACACCGGCCGCGAGCCCGAAAAAATCCCAGGGTCCGTCCCCATCGGCAAGATGATCGATGGGAAGTTTGTCTTCATTGACGGGACTGTTGTAGGGCCCTCGGCAATTTCACTCGGTGAAAGCGCCATCACGCTCGGGCGGCTAGCGGCATACTCCGCGCCGAGTGGGGCCTCGCTCGTGGGATATGCCGGGTCGGGGCCGTTTCACGCAGACGCAGCCGTCGCCCCTGGGCCCCTTGGCGCGACATCCTCGCTTGCAGCTGGGGGGCTTGAAACGGTGCTGGACGCTTTTGTGTCCGCCCTCGCGGATGCCACAATTAACCAAAGCGGCGCCCGCCGAATTGGCGGCGAGTCTCTCGCGGCTACGGTTAGTACCGGCAACGGTTCAAATCAATTACCGCTATCTGCGGGCTCTTTGCGCCAGCAACTCAATCAAGTGCTGAACGGCACCTATGCCGGACGGCCTGTAGGTGTCAACGGGCGCGTCAATGAATGGGGGCATCAGCTTCATAATTTTGACCCGCTTATCAAAAATCTGGCAGAGACAACGCCAGAAGATCTTTCTGGCGGCGGGGCTCGATTTATCCACGGGCACTCAACCGCAGGCCCGCAAGGGACGCCCTTCATAACTTCGCCTACAACAGGTTTTGACCGACCGCGCGTCCTATCCGATATCTTCGTAGAGAAACTTAGCTGGAGCACTATTGGTACGGGCACGTTAAACGACAACTGGCTCTACGACACGCCTTATGATCAGTCGGCCTCCCCCGACCCTACAGATTTGTTGTTTTTAACGGGCACAAGCGTCGGGCAAATGACAGCGGTCCGAGCTCGGCTCAAGACTGGACTAAGAAACAGTTCTTATGGCGTTGGAAGCGAGAGCTACCTGTTGCTCGTTTACGTCGACGGGAGCGGATCGAGCGTTGACGGTTGGTATTACCTGTACGACATCGATACGGCGCAACAAGCGTTGCAGCTTGTCAATTTGGATGGCAGCCAAGCCAACGTCCATGCCGGTGGAAGCGGCGTTGTGAATATCTACGCCGGCGTGATGATCGGCGATGAAAAGGCGGGGCAGAAACTGCGCGCCTTCCATTTTACGAACAGCGCTGTGCCTCTAATTGATATTGGAGTCTGGCGGCAGTCCCAAATGATTATGCAGTTTTGGGACCCCAATGCGTGGGGGCCTACGGTAGGCACCCCTGCGGCGCCGGGTGCATGTTTCTACTCCGACAACGCTGTTTGGCTGCCGGCCGGCCTGGCGCCGAGGAGCACTGACAACATCCTTGTCACGGGCGATAAAGTACTACTCGATGGCGTCGAAACTGGCACTGCCGTGGACGCTACGGCGAGTCACCATCACGGGGACACCTACGCTAGTTTCACTCCGACCATTCCGCCAACAAACAATACTAACAACTGGTTGAGCATTTCGACCATTGCTGGGCCACCTCCGGGCACGCCATTTCCTGTTACGGCGCCTGCAGGGTTTCTGGCCGTTGGCGTCCTGATTTATTATGAGATTGAACTAACACCGCTTGCAGCAGGCGCTGTAACCGGCATACTAGTAGTAACCGATAAAAACGCAAACACCCTAATGAAGTTTGAGTACATTTACACGGCCACTGGCGCAGGCGACACACGTAAGAGCATCGGCCAGGTGTTTGTCCCGCTACAAGAGCTTACCCCCGGGGGTGGTGGCGAGTTTTATTTCTGGCGAATACCAAGCATTAATGTAGACACTGGCGGCAGCACGTGGCTGCTCCAGTATATCGCTAAGTCGCTTGTTCCCGTTTGATCTAGATATTTTCAGGGTCTCGCCCCGCCCGAGAGCGGCGCTTTGGTTTCCCACGCTGAAGCGCCGTCACAACTTCAAGTTCGCATCTCCTTCGCAACTCGTCTTTGTGATCGAGCGCCCAGGCTAGTCGCGCGAGCATCAGCGCGTCGGCTGAGTCATCGTCGTCGCCGAGGTCAATTCCGAATACGACCTTCACGGCGTGAATAACTTCAGCCTTCGAGGCCTGCCCGTTCCCTGTGGCAAACTTTTTGAGCCGCGTAGGCTCAATGACTTGTAGCTCGACCCCCGCTGCCTCGAACACAGCGACCTTGAGCGCCCCCGAAGCCTCGCCCAGGTCGAACTCGCGGTGCGTGCTGCCAAGACTCGGACCTTCGATACAGCCGCCAGTCACTACTCCCAACGGGAACCGCGTATGCGAGGCCGCCCACGAAAATATCGTCGCCAGCCTTTCGGCCCCGCGCAGTTTTCGACTTACACTAAGAGCGTTGAGAAACTCGACTTCTAGCCCGTTTTTTAAGATCGCCAGTCCTGGGCGATTCAAAGACGGGTCCACCCCGATGTAGACGCTCATGCCCAGCATCATCATACGGATCCGACAAAAAGGCTATATCCGGTCAGCCGGATATCAAGCCGTGAACTGGGCGGTGACGGTGCCGGTCTCGGACCCTCCGGGAGACCCGCTACTCGGCACACAGCCCCTCTCCTACGCCCCGCTGTTTGTCGTTCGCAATTCAGGCGGCGCCGATTCGCTCGCCCGCGTAGCCACGCTTCGCGATCTTGTTGCGATTCCTCAAGCAGAACTGAAGTACTTCGACATTCTTGGCCCCGGCGGAAACCAGGTATTGGGGACGGCCCAAGCGGGCGACGTCCTGACGTTCCCTGAAACCTCGGGGCGCCTCTCCTATTGGCTTGAGGACGCCGCGCCGTACAACTCAAACCAGTTCACGGTAGCGCAGCTGGTAAATAAAGCAGCCGGATCTGGACCGCAAATTTTGTCGAGCAGCCGGCTGCAGCTTCCCGGGTATTCGTTTACAGATAACGACGTAAACCGTTGGGTGCGGCTCTCGGGCTTTTCGGCTCCAGCGTACAACGCTTTGGTACAAATCCAGTCGATCTCTGGCAACATCGCAACAATCAACATCCCGACCCCGACAAGCGCCACAGGCGGGGCCTGGCAAATGCCGCTGCTTGAAATCGTAACAAATGCCGGGGCGGGCCTGGAGCCTCGGTTTTTCCCAACGCGGGAAACGAACCTACAGTGGACGTTAACGCGGGGCGCCGTACTCGTAGGCTCAGGCGACTACGGCGGGACAACAACGCGTTGGGCGGGACCGCCGAGCCCGCTGGCGCGTTCGATCCGTTACACGGACCTCGCGCCGAGCAGTGAAGCCGCTAATGCGTTTTTCGTAAGCGTGCGCAGCGGTGTTGCGGTCCTACAAACTACCGCAGCGAAAAACGACACCGACTTCACACCCTTGCTGACGAGCACCTACGGGCCCTGACATGAGCTGGATTCAAGTCACGAGTTCGCAGACCCTTATCCCTGGCGCTACGTCAACGCAGACACGGTACCGCGTGGCGGTTCAAGTCGACCTGGCGCAAGGAATTGAGAAGGAGCTGTTCGTGTACCGCCTGACCGATCAGGGGTACAGTCACGTAGCTAGGTACGAAGATCTGAATCTGTACCCGGCCGACGCGGCGACGGCGCAGGCAAATGATCTTCTGTTCTACCGGCGGGCTGACGTAGAACTTTCTTTTTCTACTGAGGCGGCGGCCTCTTCAGCACTACGAGAACTTTTAGCCGCATTGAGCGGCACGAACAAGGTCTGGGGGCGCGCGGCCGCTGCGCCTTTTGGTGGTGTGCAGACCGTGGTTTATGACAGCGAGGACGCATGAGTGTCATCCCTGTAGTTCGACAAATACGCCGTGATTTTCGACTGTCGGATAACTCCGTTCGCTTTGAAGTATCGAACGAGGTTATAGATCAAGGCGACTTGCCGTTTCCGCACGTCTTCGTAATGACGATTGTGGACCCCGGTACAGCCAAAGAAGACGTGCTCGCGCGAATTGCAACGCCTGTCGATATTCGACGAGCTGACCCTTCGGCGCCGCTCTACGTAAAGGTCGCCTCGACCGATATCACCTCGATTAGCGGTGACACTTTCGCGCGAATCGCCAACACAAGCGATTTGACCAAGCTGTCCCGGGATCGCGTCACGGCCGTCGTGCAAGGTGCGACCAGCTACTTGTCCACAGCCGTCTCCCTGATCTACGACAACTACGCAACTGCTGATGCGGCTGCCCGACAAGTTGTCTCCCGGCTTTCTGACCTCGTTACGGCGTGGCGCACGTACAATACGGCCTTCGCGACGAACCCGTATCAGGACTATAACCTCCCGCAAACGGCAGCGAGCGTTGAAGCTGAACGAACGGCGGTGTACGTAGAAAAACGTACCGCACGTGAGACCGCTGAAACTGCGTATGACAATGCCGTAGCGGATAAAGAGCGCTGCGAAAGAGACTGCGCCGCCGACAAAGTTATCTATGACTTTCTCGTTGCAGACGTCACGTTTCTTGAGCAGGCTAAAGCCACGGTTCAAGCACAGATAAACGACGTATATCCTGCCGGAACGTTCACGGTCGCTCCGGCGATCCTGACGCCTGCAGGGCCGTTTACGGTGACCATCCCCACGTCCCGAACACGTGATTACGTGCTAAAGGCGGGCACCTTCTCAACGGACCTCACCTCTTACGAAAACTTGCTGGTCAAAAAGCGTCAGGACCTGGCGATTTACTCCGAACGCGTACGCGCGTGTTCAGCGACTTGTGCGCGTCTGGCGGCGGCCGTTTTGACGGCGCAGCAAACGCTAGATGCCGCACAAGCGGCTGAACGTGCCGCCCTAGCTAACGTCGTAGCCGTCTGTCCTACTTTTGACCCAAGCACGGTGTGAACATGATCGACTTTTACAACGACCCAGGCCACGCGACGCTCCGCCACCTTCTACAGCGCTCCCCGGGAGCGGCTGAAATGCTCAAGACCGCCGAGCTCGAAGACTTCAACCGTGACCTGCCGGACTCGGCTTTTGCCTGGCAGTCAAAGCGCCTGTACCCGGTGCATACGCCTGAGCACGCGGCTGTCTCCTACCTCTACGCAAAGCACGCCTCGGCGCGCACTCCGCGAGAGGTTCTCACCTTCATCAAGGAGGCTCTCGACATCTACGGCGTCGAGGAAGAAGCCTTGGCTGAAGTGCAGATCAAGGAGGCCGCGCTCGACGAAGACGAGTGCCTCTTCCCGCAGTCCCGCACGTATCCCGTACGCGACGCCGACGAAGTGAAGACTGCTGAGGAGAAGCTCCTCGCCCAGGCCGCGAAGCTTCGGCCTGAGACGCGGGCGGACGCCTTTACCCGTCTTGCGAAAGCCGCCAGCTTTCACGGCGTGAACTTGCGCGAGGACTCCTACAAGTACGCAGGCCTGACGTACACCGACCGAACACGCCTCGTGGATTCGCTACGCGCTCGCGCCGCTGCGACAAAGGAGGCCGAACTCAGCGCCAAGTACGCGGCGCTGGCGACGAGCGTCGCGTACGATCGCACCAGCCTGCGTAGCCGCTCCGCCCGCGTGAAGCTGGCAGAAGCTATCGGGACGCTCGATGAGCGCGCCGGCCTTCTGAAGCATTACGATCGCGATCTGGAAGACCCTATTCGTGCGGTGTTCAACACGACAAAGATCGCGGCTGCGGACGACATCGATCTCGGCGGGGGTACGGTCGTGTCGGCGGCCTCGCTCGCGGCGCTTCCGCCGACGTTCTTCAGCGACCTCTTCGGGCCGGACATCGTGAAGGAGATCGCGCCCGCAGGTCAGGTCGATCCTGCCGCGCTCCAACAAGTCGTCGTTACCTTCCCCGCTGACATGAAGCAGCAACTCGCCCAGGCGCTCAAGAGCTCGGGCGTGCCGATGGCGCGGATGTGATCGTATGTCTGCCATCGCGGTCCTTAAAGACCCTCAAGTTCTCCCGTCTGTAGCCTGGGCTGCGACCAAAAAACTGTTCGGGCCCTCGGTCGCCGCATGGGAGTTTGAGACCATTCGTCTTGAGCTCCAGCGCCGAGGTGTTGAGGTTGACGAGAGTCTCGCCGCCAAGATCTTCGGGGCCATGACCATCGAGATCACCAACGACTGGACCTTCGACCACGACGTGCTCTTTGCCTTCGCGCTCTCCTGCTGCGGGGTGCCAAGCAGCGGCGACGGCATTCACCACCCCACGCCGGAGCAGCTCTGTTGGGCGATTCACGACATCCACGCCATCACCGGGAAGCCCATTACGGACGACGAGGGGTTTGACCCTGACACCATCGACCCGGCAATCGGGGTTCTGCTCCACGATGACGGTTACGTCGTCACGCCCGATGAGCTCTCCTTCGCGCAAGACGCGCTCGACAAGATCAATCGTTACGGCGCCCTGAATGACATCAAAAAAGAAGTGCAGGACGCCTGGAAGGTCGTATCGAAGCTGCCCGTAGACAGCCTCAAAAAGCACCTCAGCGAACTTGATGACGAGCCTGCCGAGATCCAGATTCGACGCCTGGGCGACTGCCGGTTATATGTAGCAGAGCGCCAACTGCGTCGAGCCAAACAACATGCCCTCCTTAACGAGCAATGACGGCGCAGAACTTCGCCGTACCCGATCTGAGCTAGCCCGCGCCCTCCTTCGGATCGACGGTAAGCCTGTCAACCTCGATGACTACCCGATGTTCCTCGCCATCTACGATGGCGGGTACAAGCGGACTCTCTTGAAGACCTCCCGACAGGTGGGCAAGTCGACGACCCTCTCAAACTTCTCCGTCGCTGAGTCTATCGCCGAGCCGCACTTCAAGACCTTCTTCATCTCACCCTCGCAGGAGCAGACGCACAAGTTCTCAACGGAGCGCGTCGGCAAGACGATCATGTACTCGCCCCTGGTGAAGAAGCACTTCATCGGAGACTCCGCGAGTAACCGCGTCATGGTGCGCTCTTTCAAGCGCGGGTCTACGATCTATTTCAGTTATGCCGAAGACGACGCCGACCGTTGTCGCGGTATCACGGCTGACCGCTTGTGCCTCGATGAGGTGCAGGACATCAACCTCGAAGCCGTAATCCCCGTCGTCAAAGAGACCATCGCCAACTCGGAGTACGCGTACGAGATGTACTGCGGCACGCCGAAGACGATGGAAAATGGCATCGAGATCATGTGGAAGTCGTCCACCAAGAGTGAGTGGGCGATGAAGTGCGAGGGCTGCAGTCGCTTCTCGGTAATCGTGAGCGAAACGCAGCTTGGTAAAGAGGGGCCGATTTGCACCAAGTGCGGCAAAGGGCTGAACCCCCGCTTCGGCGTGTGGATCGACACCAACCGGGAAGTCGACGCCAAGACCAAGGGCTTTCACATCTCCCGCGCCATCATGCCGAAATCGGTGCCGATCTGTTGGCCCGAAGGTCCGCAACGTGAGAAGGCCAAAGAAAAATGGGCCGAGGTCCTCGACAAGCTGGAAGGCCCGGGGGCCTACCCGCTGTCGATGTTCCGCAACGAAGTTCTGGGCATCAGCGACTCCGAAGGCGTACGCCTTCTGACAAAAGAAGACCTCGACACCATGTGCGACGGCCCGGACATCTCGCCCGTGCCGACGCACCAGAACATGGCGGACGTGTCAAAAGTCTCTGCGGGATTTGACTGGTCCGGGGGCGGCACGGAAATAAAGTCGCGCACTGTACTGACCATCCAGGGGCAGCTGACCAACGGCCGGATCAGGATTTTGTATTTCAAGATCTTCCCCGGGACCTCACCCCTCGAAGAGCTGAATGAGATAACACAAATTGTAAAAAACTATGACACGCGCTTCCCGATGTTCATGGGCGGTGACGCCGGCGAAGGCAACATGAACATGGACTCGCTGCGGAACCGATTTCAGAAGCCCCAGCGGATTCTGAAGATCCGCTACGTCGGCACGCAGAATACGTACGTGCAGTGGAACTCCGTCGGCGGCTTTTACACGTTGCACCGAACGCCCGCGATTGACTCAATGATGACCAACTTGAAGATGGGGAAGTACCAGTTCCCCGCAAACAAGAAGGTCATGGACGTGGCGTTCAACGACATCTTGAACGAGCACGTCGAAGTAACGACGCAGGGGCGGAAGCGCTGGGATCACGCGTCCAATAAGCCCGATGACTTTTTGCACGCACTCGTGTTTGGCCGTTTGGCGCTTCAGGTGAGCACCGGCGAGCTGAACCTGGGGAGTGCGTTTTAGCCAAAAAAACACGCAGCGTTTTACCGCTGCGTGCCTCCCAGGCTTCTCGCCTTACCTGGAATGGCGGCTATCTTATGGGGGCAAGGCCCGAGAGATATTGCTTCGACAGGCAATCCCAGAACGATTAAATCGCCGGGCGGTCTCTGCGTGGTGACTCTCGGGGTTTGACCACACTTGAAGGTCAAGTTCTTATACCAGAAAAGGCCCTGCCTTTTGGCCAAAAGAAACCGCCCCCTTGGACGCGCCGAACGGCGCAGGGCGGTGCCTCCAGGACGGAGGGCTTACAAGGACCGAAGCCAGCCCTTGAGGTACGCGGCGTACTCCGGCCGCGCGCAGATGCGGGACGCCTTCACGTCCCGCGAGAAAACCGCCGCCAGCGGCTTGAGCGCCTCTTGCGGCAGAAGAGCGGCCGCCGCCGCCCGGTACTCCTCCGGGTGGGCTTCCACCCAGAGGAGGTCGGGGTCCGAAGAGTCGAACCCCTCCCCGCCATGCTGGGGCACACCCATCATGGTGAGGCTGTGCGCCAACCGGGTCCATTCCCGATTGGCGGTGAACTCCTCGACGTCCTTCCGGAAGTCGAGGAGCCATGCGTTAACGCCGTCAGGCATAGCGATCATACTGTCTTATACCCGACGCCCCCTATCGTTTTTGGCCAAAAGAAACCGCCCCTTTGGACGCGCCGAACGGCGCAGGGCGGTGCCTCCAGGACGGAGGGCTTCAGACGTTTGCTGCCCGCTCGGCCTGCTCGGCCAGGCTCAGCAGCTCGGACCTGACGTAGGCGAGGTCTCTGTACTCCCCGCCCCATGACGGCGACTGCCCAGCGTCCCACGGCGGGGGCGCGTCCCCCATGTGGGCACAATCAAAGCCGACGGTGACGCCCCCGTCCCCGTCGGCTTCGAACTCGGCGTACGTGCACCCGCCGTGGGCCTCGATAGCCCAGAGCAGCCGGTTTTCGCACGGGGGGGCAGGCGCCCCGTCTTCGCCCGTGCAGGCCGCCTGGGCCCACGGGTGGGCCCGGGGCACGGTGATGTACCCGCACCAGTGCCCGCGGTAGCTCCGCCGGGCGCGCACCGGGAAGCCCCGGTAGACGGCCTCCACCAGGGAGACCTCCGGGCCATCGGCCCGGTCCAGGGCGTCGACGGGGTTGAGGTTGTTGTTCGTATCCCCAGAAACATGGGTGTCCATACTGACTTATACCCGCCGCCCCTACCGTTTTTTGACCAAAAGAAACCACCCCGTTGGACGCGCCGAACGGCGCGGGGTGGTAGATCCAACTCAGGACGGGTTAGATCTTCTCCAGGACGGCCAGGCCCCAACCGGGGTAGGCCTCCGTCTGGAGGGTGACGTCCGCGAGGGGCACCGGGCGCCCCTCGCGGACTGCCGTTGCGATCTCCTCAGGCGTGGCGTCGTCGTAGACGCTCACGTCGAGGCGACCGTCGGACAGCCGCATGACCGAGGCACAGCCCCGGATGGTGCGGCGACCGATGACGAGCACCTTGCTGCCCTTGGCAGTCAAGGCTGCTCGCCACCTCTGGTGGGACGGGACTGTTTCGGCGGTATGCCCGCCGCCCCAGATCCCGTCCCACCATCGGTCTGCGACCGTGAATTTGGAGGCATCAAAGTGGTCCATACCTCCTTATACCCGCCCAACCCCCCCCTTTTTCACGCCGCGAAAAACGGCCTCGCCACCTTATCAAACACGAACTTCCCCCGCTCGATGTCCGCCATGGCCCGGTGCTCCTGGAGATTCGGGCCGCCCAGGGCGTCGTAGACCTGATGCAGCCCGAACTTCGGCAGCCCCATCTTGATCGCCGCCACCGCCGAGAAAGACTGGATGTCGATCGCTCGACGGTCCCACGTGGGTTCGAGGTCAAAGTACGCCAGTTCCGCCTTGATCATGTCACAGTCGAAGCGAACGTTCTGCGAGCAGAGGGGCACGTTCCCCAGAAGGGAAGCGTACTGCCGCCACAACTTAAGGGCCGTTTCCGTCCCAGCCCGGGGGGCTTTCTCCCAGTCGGGGTTGTCGAAGTACCCGTTGATCTTCATCGCGACGGGGCTCCACGGGGTCATCGAGAGGTCCACGCGCTGCCGGAGCACGAAGCTCGACATCACGGTCATCTCCTGGGGCCGAACGTCCACCAGTTGAACAGCGGCCTCGATGACCCGGTTGACGCCCGCCTTGAGTCCGGTTGTTTCAGTATCGACGAATGCGATGAGCATGTTTGCCTCTTGTAGTCAGGGGGCCCGAGTCCGCTCGGGCATTTCAAAACCATCTGGATCACGGAGATCGTCGAACTGCTCTTCCTCGGTGTAGCCGTCGAACTGCGGTTCGGGTGTCGGCGCCGGAAGCGCCTTCACATACTTCTCGAAGTCCATGACTTCGCCGTAGCTGGGCCCGAGCTCTACGTCCCATCGATAAGGCACCGGCATCCATGGGAACGCCTCAGCAACACGGTTTGTGCCGTACTGCGTGAAAATGTCCCGCACCTGATGCGCGTACTTCTTGGGGACCTGAAAGCCAATCGAGTCGTGAACTGTCAGCAGTAACCGCCCGCGCAAGTCATTTTCAATCACAGGCGCAAGCCAACAAAGCACGCTGAGCACGATGTCGGAGTTTGTGCCCTGTACCTTGAAGTTGATCGCCCGGCGCTCAGCTTGCGCCCGGAGTTCATTCGGAGCGCCGGCGCCAATAAGAAAGCGACGACGGCGGCCATTGAAGGCCTCGACCATGCCAAAGGTGCGAAGCTCCCACTTCGTGCGGTCCATGAAGGTTCGGATCGTCGGAAACTTCGTGAAGAGAAGCTCCTGAATCTTCTTGGCGAACTCATGGGAAATGCCGGCAATCTCCGCAATCTTCTTGATGCCGGCGCCGTAAAGCATTCCGAAGACAAGGCGCTTGATGTTGTCGCGCAGCGCCTTCAGGCGCTTGCCGTAGGCCTTATCGGGCAAAAGCCCATCCTTGCCCTTAAGAAAGTCCTCGTAAGACCACTCGTGGTCGTCATCAATACCCGCGTTCACAAGGGCGATACGCCGCGACTCGCCGCTAAGCCCCGCCGCTACGAGCTTGGGGTTCAGACACTCAGAGCCGAAGAAGCAGTGCGCGTCCAGGCCGTCCTGAAGCGCCGCAATCAGCGCCTGATCTTTGGAGTAAGCTGAGTAGATTGAAACCTCGGCGCCTTTAGCGTCGGCGTTGCCGAAACAATAACTGTCGTCATCGGGCACAAAAAGCTTCTTGCAGTTCACGCCCTCAAAGACCGGGCGCCCCTCGTCGCTGAGAACCAGAGCGCCTTTCAGATCTCGTAGCGCGCCGATCAGGCCCTTCGGTATGTTCTGGGCGTTAAACCGGGCGTCGCCCACCTGGACCGCCGAGGACAAGCGGCCCGTAGACGTCGAGGTCAAGCCATAGCCCGCGTGAAGCTTGCCGTCCCCGAAGTAAGTAGCCAGCGCCTCGATATTCGCGAAGAAAGTGTTCTTGCCCTTGTCCGCCTTCTTATGCGCTAGGAGCAAGTTGGCTAACGGGCACTTGTAGCGCGCGACGAGGCTTTTCATCACGCCGTCGCTGACCTGAATGGCGCCTTTGGCGGTATACGCCTGAGCTTTGTAGCTGATGCGCTTCCCGTCAAAGTTCACCAGCCCCGGATACTCTGCAGCAAGCTTGTCCGCCGCTTCCGGGTCCGGATGAATGTAGCCGTCACCAAAGAACAGTTGCCCCAGGCGCTTCGTCGACCCGAGCTTGAATTCGTCACCACCCGCCAGTTCAAAGATCTGCTGCCGGGTGTGCTCAACGGTCTGCCCCAAAGACTCCGCGCCCCAAGTACAGTAATTCAAATCAACCCGCATGCCGTTGTATTCGATCTTCGCAAGCTCACGCTGACGCGGCAGATAGTCGTCCTGCACAAGCTTGCGAAGAGGGCTCGGCGTCGGACAAAGCCGCTGAACCGTAAAGGGGTCCCGCCGCCCGAGCTTGACCGCCTCCTCAATTTTGTTGCGCAACTGCGACAGCGCGAAGTCTTCCTCATGCATTCGCTGCACTTGAATTACCGCGATCCGCCTTGTCGCGTCGGCGTCCACGCACGCATAGAACATCAGCTCTTGAAGCGGGATGCTCTCAAACCCGCCGGTCTTTTTCTTCTTGGACGGCGCCTTATCCGCCTTCGTTTGAAACTCTCCACTTTTCTTTGCGTTCAAGACCAACTGAATCTGATCTTTTATCTCAGCCCACTTCGGGTCTTTGACCGCCGTCTCCAGAGTCTTGACCTGAAACCGCTGCGTCTTCAGAACCTTCTTCTTCAACAACGTATCAAGCGCCGCCGCAACGGCCGGGGGCAACCGCAGCGTCTTCCCTTCGGTTGAAGGCTGTGCCGCGTCGACGCGCTCGTTGGCTTCTTCGAGCATGCCCTGCAGCCGGTCTTCGTAACCGGCGAGTTCGGGCAAGAACTGCTTTGTGAGCATTTTCAGCGAATAGAACTTTTTCTTGTCCTCTTCGAGAACATGCTCGGCGAGCAGCGCGTCCCACGCAACGTTGCCTACGTCGCCCTGGGGCCAGCCCAACCGCCAGAAAACTTTGTAGTCGTACTTGCCATTAAACCAGATAATCGGCTTGCCGCTGGTCAGAAGGCGCTTGATCTCCTCATACGCCGCCGCCGGGTCGTACATGTCGTTTCGCGGGTGCCAGAGCGCAACGGACGCCGCCTTGCTCGTTGCCCACGCAAACGAGACGGACAAAAGCTTTGTGCCGTCCCAATTGGGGTGAAGGGTATTGGTCTCCGTATCGAAAGAGATCTTCCAAGACATCGGCGGGATATCAAACTCGGAGTAGCCGATAACGTGATCGACAAGCTTGCGGATCTCTTCAAGCGTCTTTGGGTAAACGAAGCCCTTCTCGATCTCTTCGCGGCTCTTTACCCGGATAAGCGACGAAGTCGCCAGCCGCGCCGCGCGCTCAATGTCTGCAAGCAGCGTATTGAATTTGCCGTCTTGCGTGCCGTGCGCCTTCAAGGACCGTGTGAAAACCACGTTCACTTTGACGCCCGCGACATCGACGTCTTCGAATATCCGGTTGAGCGCCTCGTCTTCGCTGCGCACCGAAACGCCCAGAGCCACAAGCGCCGCGACCCCGCAGGCAATAACGACGATCTTATTCTGCCGCCCGGCGGCTTGCCGGCGCTGTGCTGTACGGTGAACGAGGCGCCGCAAGTTATCCGCGCAGGTAAGGATGATTTTCTTATTGGGGTTTTCTACCGCGCACTTTACGGCGTACGTGTAAAGCACTTGCAGTGCCCCAAATTCACGCCGTGAAAGCACACGATCAACCGCCGTACGCAGCACGCGGCCTGCCGCGTCGTCAAAGGTTTCGTGACGTGTCTTAGGCAGGCCTGCGCCCTTACCGCCTATCAACACAAGGCGGGGTGGCGGCGCCGGAGCGTCGCCTACAACGATGATGTCGGCGCCTTCCGGGCCTCGATCATCTGGGTGGAAATGAGTGCCATTGAATGCCGGGCACCCGTTGCAACCAGCGCCCGCCTTGGCGCGCCACTCAGGACGCGCGCAAAGCTGGCAGCTGAACGCCTCGGGCGGTTCAGACAGCGTTACCGTGGGCATAGCCCCTCCTAGAAGTTGTCGACTGCCTCAAGACGCACTGCGTCTGTCTTGGCAGAAGTAAGCGCGACGCCGGTATAGGACGCGGCCCGCGCCATGACCTGTTCTCTCAAACGGCCAATCGACAAAACAGAAATCTCGTACTCAAGCGCCGTGATGTTGTTGGCGGCTAGCGCCTCCATCACCCCGAGCTCTCTATAACGGTGCGGCCGAACAACGTCCGGATGGTGATCAAGCAACGCTTTGAGCTGATGCGGCGTGTGCTTGTTCAGATCGTTCATCCGATAAACGGCGCCACCCGGAGATGTCGCGGCAACAAAGTCCACAATCAACGTCCAGTTATTGGGGTTCAACGTGATCCCAATACCGGCTCCGTTGAGTAGCTCGTAACCGCTCGGCATCGTTGCGCACTGCATCACGGACAAAAACGCGTTACGCGAATTAGGCACGGGCACAATCGGCGCACGTAGCAGCTTGTCGTAAACGATGCCGCTGGTGCTGTTCGCCGCCTGCGAAAGCAGGCGATTTTTGCGAGACTCGATCATCTCGACGACCATCGGCTCCCAGTCAAGCCCAAGCGTTTGGAGCACAGCGCCGATAGGCGCGAAGTTACGTAGAAAGCGCGTCGGCGCCTGAAAGGATGCCAGCTGCTTTTCGTTCAATATTTTGTATATCTCGTTTTGGCTGCGCCGCAGACGCGGCATCAAACGCAGCAAACCGATCGAGAGGTCGCGGCGAATTTTGGCGATCTCCCCGGGCGCGCACATCTTCGCCAAGGTAATCACAGGGTCACGCTGGCTGTCGGAACGCACAGTCTCGACGATGTAGGACCGGTTTGCGTCCTGTACGTCGCGCGGCTCCTGCACCTGCGTCATGGACACGTTCATTCGCAAGAAATACTCAAGCAGCTTGCCGTGGGGCCCGAAGCGCTTGATGACGGCGCCGCCCGCGTAAATCACTTGGCGCAACATCTCTTGAATGTCTTCGAGGGCCTTCGTCTTATGCGTGGCGACGTTGGCGTCTTGCGAAGCTTCTTCCAGCACCGCCGACAGCGATGACCGGTTGAACATCAAGTAAATCGAAGCGAGCGTATACCCGGTAAGGTACGCAGAGTGTTCAACGATCTGCAAATCCGGATACTGCCCCCTGCCGAGAAAGCCTTGTGCCGTGGACTTACCGGAGTTTGACTCGCCGATGATCCGAAGAATGAGCTTGATATCGAACGCATCGCCAGCCGAAAACACGAAGATAATCGCGGCCAGGAACATCACGTCCTGGCGCTGTGTACGAAACTTCCAGCCGGCGTCCAAGAACTCACATAGCCGAAAGAAGTGTGCGCGCAGGGTGTCAATCGTGACGTCGTTGCCCTCTAATAGGTCGTCAACGCCCTGGATATTCATTGAATAACTTGGGACGCCGGGCATGAAGATGTAGCGCCCGTCAATCGGCCCCGGGAGCTCTTTGGCCGTGAGCCGGTCTGTACGGCTGTCGACGATCAACTTGTACCAGCGGTCGCCGTTGTGAATCCGTACGATGGCGAGCTCCGGGTCGTCCGGGTGCGTTTCAAAGTGCGTCCCAGCGCCAAGCGGAAGGCACTCGTCCTGCGTGAGCACGCCCTGGAAAATGGACTGAAACGCAATCTTCAAATAATCAGCGATAAGCTTCTGCCCGTCACGGATCACAACCGAGCCCGGCACGTGTTCTTCGCCCTCACGCCGTCCAGGCAGGCCGATATGGTCGTTGAAATACGTGTACATCTCGCCGTAAATGTTCGACAGCGCGGCGACCATTCCTGGGCCGTCTGTTACGCACAGCGTCAGGTGACGGCGAGTTTCTTTGTGAAATAAGTACAACATCCCTGGCCGAAGCGTTTCGTCTTTAAAGAGGACGACGAAATCGGTCTTGAATGTTTCAACGATGCGCGCGATGAAACCCGCCTCATCGTCTTTGATCTTAACGATCGCGGCACGAAGGGGCCCGGGCGGAATACCGAGCGCGCTGGCAACGCGCGTAACAAACGCTGACAAAAGGGCCGGGTGCCGGACGCAGTACCCGAACTCCACGGCCTTGCTTTGGCGCCCGAGAATGTTGTTCTCGGGAACCGTGAGCCCCTCTTCAATGGCGCGGTCGGAGGCCCAGGCGTCTGCCGGGATAAAGCTCCGCGCTGCCTCGTCAAAGATGAGGCGCTTGAAGTGGTCCCAGCCGTGGTGCTGCACCGCGTCGTCGGGGTCTTTGACGGTGAGGATGTTATCCCGAAGGTCTTCCCACCGAACAAAGACGCGCGGCTGTAAGTGAAGAGCCGTCGACAGCTTGATCTTGATTTGGGCCTCACCCTTCCCATACGCCGGGTCGGGGTGGTCCATCAGAAAGTCGGCCGTTTCAAATCCCGCCCGGTAGATCATGTCGGAGTCGTTGTTGGACCCCGCCGACGCAATGACCAAAACGTCCGGTATCGCAGAGTCGATCAGCTTTTCGTGAATCGCGAGCATGGACATCTCGCTCTCCACGACTACGACCCGCACTTGCTCAACGTCCATCCGCCGAAGGCCGTTGTTCTGCGGCAGAAGCAGGCCAAGGTAGCCAACGGGATCATTGTCAGTGAACCCCGGCAGCATCCAGAAGTTATTGTCAGTCCCCGGGTCGCGTGTGACCCGGCGGCATCGGATGCGGCCCGAAAGGGTCGTGGAGTAGCCTGTGTGAAATGTCACGGCGTGAAGATGCTCGGCCGGAACGGCCTTGTGCATCGCCATCAACTTGTCAAAGAGAACTACCCGCCGGTCAGAGCTGTAGGCTGACGTCAGCACCCCGGCTTGAAGCTTGATCGTCCAGATCTGATCAATGGCGCGTTTTGCAAGCTCTTGAAAGATCTTGTCGGCCGGCATCACGCCGTAAGGCGCATAAGCGGTCTTGTCCGGATTGAGGCGCCGCTGCTTGAAAAGCCAATCCAGCACCGGCCGCACCGTGTGAAAAAGCGCATCGGTGTAGAGAGGCAAGTCACTGGGCTCGATTGGCGCGCGGTGAAGCGAATACGTGATCAAATTGATCAGGTGCGTATTGCAGATATCTCCAAAGAGCCGCGTGGCCTGATGATGAACATCAAGCTTCTCAAGTTGCTTGGAGACCTTTTCGTTTGCTACCCGCTGTCCGGTAATCTCATGAATCTTGATAATCGATTCAGCGTAGCTCAGCCCCAACGACGTCTGGAGCATATCGAGGAGGTTTCGCGTGCGGTAGCCGCACGATTTACACACTGCTCGATTGATATTTGTGTAGATATAAAATGACGGCCGCCGGTCCTCGTGCCCCGGCGCCAAACAATTCATCAAGAGCGTGGTTGCACCCCGCTGCTCAATCTTTTTGTTTGGATAAAGCTGCTCAAGGAGCAGCCTTAATTTTGAAACTTGAAGCCGGTCAAACAACGAGTCGCCAAACGAACTGCTGACCGTGGCTTCAGCAGCGGGCGCAGCAGCGTTGTTTTTTGTGCGAGCCATGCGGGAGCCCTTTCCGCCTTGTGAGGCTTACAGATTAGTACCTCCGCGCTTCTTCTTCCGCTGCTCGACAACCTCTGCACCTACGCTGCAGGCATCAACGTAGCCACAGTAGTCACACTGCCACCCAGTTTCGGGCTCAGCTTTGTGCTCGTCGATCAGTTGAAGTTTCCGCGCTGACTTGTTTAAATAAGTAGCAAGCCATGGCCGCAAGCCCACTACGGCCTCTCGGGTCCAGGCCCCGGAGTCGCCGTTCTCGCGCGGAAACCAATCTACGCTGTCCGTGCCGATATAGTTGATCCCGCACTGCACCGCGTGCACCGGGAAATTGGCCATGACCATGAGCATGTACGCGTAAAACTGCGTCGAATGCTCCTGAATCCTTTTCTTTTTCCCGCTCTTATGATCGAGCACGATCATCACGTTGTCGCGCGTGATCATGGCGTGATCAAGCACGCCGCGAAGTAAGCTCGTATTGTCGAAAAAAGAAGTGTGGGTGAAGTCAGCCTTCATCCCCAGCTGATGTTCGACAAACTCTTGCGTAACGCCGTTGGCTTCTTTAAAGCGCCGAATACGAACGCCGAAATCGGCAATCGCGGGCAGCCTAGTCAAAACCTCTCGGTGCTCGTCAGTGGTCAGTTCGTCTTTTGTGGTGGCTTCCGTCAGAAGCTTCGTAAGATCTTGCCCGTTCTGCTTGAGCTCAGCTTCAAGCAGCGCGTGCGCCACAACGCCCACTCGCGACGAAGAGCTCTTTCGCCCTTCTTTCTGCTTGCGGACGTATTTGTAATCAAACTGCACTCCGCAGAGATCGAGAAGGTTCGCCTTCGAGATAGACCACGGGCCGTGCTTGAGAACGCGCTCGTCGAACATAGTAAGCCCCTTCACGCCGTGAATTACCAGCCGCTGGAATGTATCAAAAAGACAAGACAAGAAAAGCCCCGAGGCCGCCGTGGCGACCTCGGGGCTCCTCCCTACGCTACTGACTACAGGTTGTTCTTGCTGTAGTCAGGAGCCATTCCAGCAGAGCTTGCAGCGGCCAGTAGCGCGTTCATGTCGGCCGGGGCATTGAGGACGGGAAGCGCCTTGGCGCCGCGCTCGTAGATGCCCCGAAGCTCGGGGGCATAGGCCTCGTGGAGAACGAGGCGGGCGAGCGTGCGCAGAACACCGCGCTCTGCCGCCGTGGTCGGTGCGCCTTGCGGCGCGTCATCCGTCACGTGAGGCGTCGCCGTAAGGGAAAACCAGCGCCCCTTGTCGTTGCGCTCTTCCGCGACACCGAGGTCAAACCACACGTCCCAGGGCTTACCCTTCTGACGGCGGATGGGCTCGACGGCCTTCTTGAGGCTTTGACCCTTCACGGTGATGGCATAGATGCCCTTGAAACCGTGAAGCACGAAGTAGATTCGCACTTCATCGGTGCAGCTATCTGCCGCCCACTTCCCGTTGGCGTACGGGCGATGCGGGCACGCGGCGCAGTTGCCATAACGGCTACCGCGCACGCGATCGAGCGAATAGCAGATCGGCGCCTTGCTATTCGGGTTCATGTCCGGAGGGACATTTGAGCGGTCATTGGCCGCTCGAAGTTGCCGCGTTTGAAGCACCTGCAGGATCGCCGCCTTGAAGGTCTTGCCGATCTTCAAAGAGCGGGCCTGCGCCTCGTTGAACGCCGCCAGCACAAGGCCGTCGGACGTATAGACCGAGCCGACGGGGGCCGTCGCCGGACGCGCCGGGTCGTCGCCGACGCCGTGATAGAGCTTGGCGAGAGGGATCTTGAAATCCGCCCGCGCCGAGACGAAGCCCTCGCGCACCGGGTTGAGGTTATCGATCATGCCGTTGAAGGCTTCCTGGTCTTGCTCCGGAAGCGACACGATCATCGCGTCCAGCTCGCCCTCTTCAGGCGCGGACATAACCTCGAACAACTGACGGATCGGCTTCGGCAGATCAGCCTGCCAATCGGGCGCGACATTCGCCGCTTCCGGCTCGGCGTCGATGACGGCTTCGACGACCGGGTCAATTGCTACCGGTGCGGTCTCCTGGGTAGTGGTCACGGGTGCCTCTTCGAGGGTGGTGGAGATGTTGTTTTTCTTAGCCACGATGGCCTCCTTGCCTAACCAACGCTAGGCGGGTAGAGAATAAGCTAAGTCGCCGTGCCTGTAAACAAGAAAGTTAAATCTGCACCTCTGAACGCTGACGCCCTGACTTCGAAGTATTTCAACGATGTCAGTCGGCACAAACTGCCTACGTTACAGGAGGAACGCCGACTTTTCACGGCGTACAAAGACGCGCAGACGAAGGCTGAGATCGGAAGAACCGCAAGCGAGCGCACCCAAGGGGCGCGAGACCGCGCTGAGATCGGAAAATCGATCGCGTGTGGCTATCTCCGATTTGTCATCCTACAAGCCCGCCGCAAAACTTCAGACCCGCAACTCCTGAAAGATTTAATCTCACAGGGCAACGTTGGCCTGATGCTCGGCATAAGCAAGTTCGATCTAGCGTACGGCGTACGGTTTTTGACGTACGCCGCCAGTTGGATCGACGTGTGTATGCAAGAGTATTTGCATAAACTGGGAACGGTACACGTCCCCAGCCACACGCGAAAAGAAATGCGTAAGCGTAGAAAGAACGCCGCAGACCTGGAGGCGCAACAATACGAAGAGCCTCAAGTGACGTCGATCGCCAACGTTACGCTTATTTCCGATATCGAAACGGATCAGGCGCCGATTGAAAACGACCTGTTTCAATACATGATGCTGGCCGACCTGACCCGCGCCGAACAGCTCGTAGTTATTTACGCCCACGGGCTTAGAGGGAACGAGCTGTGTTCAGAGGACATCGCGCAGCTATTTTTTGAGCTCGATGGCTCAGTGTTTAGCCGCAACGAAATTGAACAAGCAAAGCAAGCGGGACTAAACAAGATCAAATCCCTCATGGCCGCGAAAGGCATCACGGCCATGAGGGACTTTTTATGAGCGATCAGCCCTCGGCCTCTTCGTCAGCCACGATCGACTTCGGAAGCGCCTTGAGGCCCGACGCGAGCTTGAGGCCGTCGAGCTTGCCCCGCTCGTAAGCGAGCTTCGCCTCGTCGACCGAGTCCTTCGCGCGCATCCGAGTGATCTTGGCATCGATGCTGTTGAGCAGCGCGCGGAGCTCGGCAGCCTTGACAACCGCGATGCTGTCGATCGCGTACTTCTCCTCAGCCTCGGCCTCAACCTCGGCCTCGGCCTCAGCCTCCTCGCCCTCACCCTTCTTCGCCTTCTTGGCAGCGGCCCGCTCCTTGGCCGCCTGCGCGGCCGCTTCGAGCTTGGCCTCCAGCCGCTTGGCCGCCTCGTCGATATCGTCGGCGGTCCAGCCCTTCTCGATGGCCTTCACGGCGATCGCGTACTGCTGGTCCCCATCCTTGACGGCCTTGAGCGCACGGATCTTCGTGCCGGTGCCGGGCTCAAGCTGGCCCTTGCGGACCATCTTTTGCACGCGGTCGTCGCAGTCGAAGACGGAGAGATACTGCGACACCTTCGAGTCGGCGACACCGAGCTTCTCCTTGATCTCGGTCTGCTTGAGGCCGTAGTCGTCACGGAGCATCCGCATGTAGTTCGCCTCGTCCCAGAAAGACAGGCTGCGGCGCTTGATGTTCTCGACACCGCACGCGATGATCGCCTCCAGAAGGGTCAGCGTCTTGATGTGAACCGGAATGACCCGGTTCTTGTCATTGCCCGCCGCGATCGCCGCGCGCACGCGCTGGCGGCCGGCGACGATGAGCAGCCCCGTCTTGCCCGTGTTGCGGTCACGAACGGGCGTGACGAGCGGCGGCTGCAGAATGCCGTTAACCTTGACGTCGTCCGCGAACGACGGCTCAAGCTTGAGGTTCTCCGAGTCCGCGCGCGAGTCGAAGTTCGGGAAGATCAGCGTGTTCGGATCGACGTTGTCAGCGGACTTGGTCGCCTCCAGCATCTCGAACGGGAAGGTGTCGACAGCGTCGACGGCGGGGGTTGCGGCCTTGCGGGCCTTCTTGGTGGTCGTCTCAGTGGTGGTCATTGTCTTCTTCTCCTAGAGAGATGGGGTCGCCGCGCAGAATTTTTCGTAGCTGCGCCACTACGTACTCTTTGTCCAGAAGAGCAAAAGGAAAATCGAGGATGGGCCGGCCCTCGATCAGATGACGGTACGCCTTCCAGAATTCAGCCGAGACGTGTAATTCTGAAGCCGGAGCCGCCATGTAGCAAGTAAAAAGAAACGTCACGATTCTTTTGTGGAGGACGGGGTCGGAGAGCACGTGGGCGTAGTCACGCCTTATCGCTCGAAGGGCGCGGTTCCGCAATTCGGACACATACGCGAGGTCTGCGATGTCTCCTGATCGTACCCGTGGACCGGACTTCCGCATCGTGGACAATCCCTCCCCTCCCCTACAAAAAAGGCCTGCTTGCCCGGCTTTTGAGAGCCCGACGAAGGAAGCGCAGGCCCTTCTACCACGTTCTCTTCAGAATTTGTAACGACGCCGAATTTCTGCATGTCGATGCTTTATCAGGCGCCGCTTTGAAGTCAATCAAATTTCGTCCTTGAAGTCTTCGGGGTCTTTGCCGAACTCTTCGATCGACGGCGCCACTTGTACACGGGAAAAACGGTCGCGCGCCGGTTGATGCTGCACCCGCGCAGGATCTGGTATTTTGCGGATAAACTCTTGACTTTGCCCGATCATCGCCCGGATAGACTTTTCGTTTTGAAGCCGCTCGGGAAGAGTCTCTGCGGCATCAAGGACGCGGTCGGGCTCATTGCGAGCCTCACGTGGAGGCGCCGGGGGCGGGTCAAAGCGCCCGGCGCCTCTTGGCGTTTCTTCTTGCCGGGCGGGCAGCGAATTCACGGCGTGAACTCGGATCCCGTCAACCTCTACGCTGACAGCCCCAAGCTCCTGATCGTAAAAGAGCCCGAACATCTCAGTGTCGGCCTCGGGCACGTGAAACCCCTGGCGCGTGAGATACTCGCGCACCGCAAGAAGCACGTCATCTTGCGTCAGTGTTATTTTCATGGTCCTCCTTCAGTACGTTGAGATACGCGGTGTTTGCCACCGGCTTGGCTACTTCAGCACTGTACTTACAGCCTTTGCGGAAAGGCCGAATCTCGTCGCGGGCGCAGTCATTCATACGCTCACAAGACGCGCATGAAATCCGCTCCAGCATGGTGTACGCCACGTTATCCTTAAACGCGAGCGTTCTCGCCAAAAAGCCGTCCAGAGCCTGGGGGTGCGTGGACAGCAAGCGGTAAACAACCATGTTGCGCGTCTGCCCTGGGCGGTTATTGCGCTCAAGCGACTGCTTGTAGTGCGTCAGGTTCCAGGTCAGCGCATAATAAATCATGTAATTTGCGGCCGTGAGCGTAACGCCAACGCCGGAGCTTACCTGTCCGATGTACACTCGGCAGATTGGGTCAGTTTGAAAGCGGCGGCTTAGCTCTTCAATCCGGCTGGTCGTTGATCCGTCTACGCGAACGTATTCATAACCTGCGTCTGAAACGGCCGTCTCGATGTCATTGAGCTCCTCAAGGTACGTCGCCCAGACGATGACCTTGTTCGCGTCGTCATCAGACAGCACATTGCCCAAGAGCTCTTTGAACGTCGCAAGCTTCGGGTTGGAAAGTCGTTTTATGGTCGTAGGAGGTTTTTCTTTGTAAATGTGACACCGCTCCGTGTACGGGCGCACCCCAGTTTTAACGCAGCCCTGCACGTGCTCGCAGCCGTCACAGACGAGCGGGTCGGCGCCCTCAATGACGAAGCCTGAAACTAACTGCAAGAGCTTATTGACAAGGGCACCGCCGTGCGGGGTAGAAACCCCGCGCCCGCGTAAAGCGTTGGACTCCGCGTACGCAGCAAAATCTTTGAGCCGCGCAATGCTGGCGTCATACTCCCGCGCTTGCGCCGAGGACAGGTCGAAGGGCACGTCAATGAACGTAACGGGCGGGAGGTCAATACACTCCTTCTTTTTCATGCGCGTCGCGATGCCTTCGACGCGCGCGTTCAGTTCATCCAGGTCGCGGTAGCCGTAGACCTGATGCTTATTGAACTTGGAATACACAAAGTGCTTTTGTTGATACGCGTACCAGGGCATGGGCATAAGCGCCGGCGAAAGAAAGCGCATCTGTGCATAGAGCTTGCCCGGATGATCAGCCGCTGTTCCCGAGAGCAAGTAGCGGCGGCACGCCTTGGCTGATAGCGTCAGCGCCGCCTGCGTTTGGGAGCTCTCATAGTTCCCGATGGAGTGAGACTCGTCAGAGACAATCACCTGGTAGTCCAGGTCTTTCAGGCGCTTGGGGTGTTTATTTTTTGGGTCGAACTCAAGCCGCGCGCGGGCGTAGGAGAGCACAACGACGTCGGCGGTCTGGGCCGCCTCGTAGCTTTTGTCCGTACCGTCCCAGATAACTGCGCGCAAAGCGCCCTGTGTGCAGCGGCGGACTTCGTTAACCCACGTAGGCAGCACTACCGGAGGCGCCATCACCAACATGCGCTTGAGCTCGGGATTTTCACGGCGTGAAAGCCGGAAGCCGTCGATCATCGTACGCGTTTTGCCGGTGCCCATCTCCCAGAGAAAGAACGAACGCCACCACGCGGCGATGCGGCGGATGCCCAGTCTCTGGTGACGGTAAGGCTCAAACCCCTTGGGGAATTCAAAATCTTCGGGTAACTCGACCTCTTCGTTCTGGGCGTACGCCGACTTGGCGGCCCCCCAGACGTTGTCGGTCGCGCGCAAGTCATTTACGAAAGAAAGCGCAGAGGCCGTCCACTCGAGGTCAGGCGCTAAAACTTTCAGATCGTGCGCTACCGAAAGCCCGAAAGGATAGTATGCTGGAAAGAGCCAGTCGGCTCCTGACTGCACGGCGCCGGTTACACGCCGCCAGGGATCAGGAGACACGCTCGTCGGCGTGATGCGCCAAACGGGCGTAAGATTTAGATGAAGGCCACTAACTTTCACGCTGGGTGCCATGAGTTCTTCTCCCTCCGTTGACACGTCAAACCTCGCCGATCCAGTCGCACTGAACGGCGCAAACCACCCGAACCCGGCGTTTGATTACCTCACGGGGTTCGTACCAAGAAAGCTCAAGGACCTTTTCAAGTGGGCCGAATACCTCGCGTTCAACTCGGCGCACATCTACGGCGTCGTAAGAAAGTTCGGGGAGTACCCGATTACGTCGTTCGTCTATGACACGACGTCGCCGGACGAAAAGCAGCGGCATCAAGACCTGTTTGAAAAAAAGACGCGGCTCAAGGGGTTTCTAACGCAGGTCTCGTTTGATAAGTGGATTTACGGCAACGCGTTCGTGAGCGTCTTTGAGCCTATCAAGCGCTGGCTCCGTTGCACCAAGTGCCGCACAAAAGAAGACGTAAAAGTCGCGGATTACAAGTACGTCGACACTTCAACGGCGTTCAAACTGAAGTGCCGGAACTGCGGCTTTGAAGGCGTGGCCGAGGTCGAGGATGAGAAGCTGATCGACCCGTCGAAGATCAACCTGATCCGATGGGACCCGAAGCTCATCGACATTGACCACAACCCCGTAACCGGACAGAGCGTCTACTACTACACGATTCCGCGAACGCTCGTGCAGCAGGTCAAAGAGGGCAATAAGCATCTGATCGGCACCATGCCGATGGAGATGCTCAAAGCCATGAAGGCCAAGAAGACCTTCAAATTTGCCGACGGTCAGATTTTTCACCTGAAAGTTCCAGGACCGGCGGGCGTGGAGTCGCAGTGGGGCTTCCCCCCGATCACCAGCGCCATCAAGCTCTTTTTGTTCGCCGCGATCCTTCGGCGCGCGAACGAGGCCATCGCGCTTGAGCACATCACGCCGTTTCGCGTAATTCACCCGCAAACCGCGTCAGGCAACGGCGATCCGCTTCTACAGCTCAATCTCGAAGAGTGGCGGCGAGAGCTGGAGAAAAATTACAAGCAATTCCGCAAAGACCCTCTGCGTATGCAGTTTTCACCCGTGCCCATCGGCGTCCAAAACGTCGGCGGAGACGGCCGCGCAATGCTGACGCTCGGCGAGCTACAGGAAGCGGAGAAGAACATTGTCCTGTCCATGGGCGTGCCCATGGAGTTCCTGGCGGGCGGACTTGGGCAGATGCGCGGCGAGGTTACGCTGCGCATGTTGGAAAACCAGCTGCAAACGCACATCGAGGACCTGAACGGGCTGATCCAGTGGGTCGAAGGAAAGTGCGCACGCTTCTTGGGCTGGGCTTCAATCCCGATGCGCCTCGCGGAGTTCAAGCTGCTTGACGACGTTGAGAACAAGCAGATTTACTTCCAGCTCTGGCAGCAGGGTAAGATCAGCGATACAAAGATCGGTGAACTCTTCGGCATCGACTGGGAGCACGAGCGCAAGCAGAAGATGGAAGATGTCTTGAGCGAAATGAAATCGCAGATGCAGCTTGAAGCTGCGCAGAAGAAGCTGCAGAACGCGCTCTCGCAACAGGCGGCAAACAAAGCACAGATGTCTCAAAACCCGGCGCAGTACGACCAGCAGGCAATTATCGCGCAGGCCGATCAGATCGCCCAAGAGTTCGCCCAAATGGACATCGGCACGCGCCGATCGCGCATGGACGCACTCAAGAACGAGGACCTCATCATGGCCTCGGTGGTGCGCGAGCGGCTTGAGCAGATGCAGCAAGACCAGGCAGCAGCACAGCGGGCACAGGGATGAGCGACGACTTCGGCAAATTTATCGATCAAGCGCAAACGGCAGACCGCGTCGAGAGCCGGTTTGCCGGGCTTGAATCTGAGCTAGAGGTTCACGCCGGGACCAAGAAGAAAGCCAAGTACACCTACGAGTGCCGGGTGTTCACGGTCTTTCGGCCTTGGCAGGAGTGTCATCGGTGCCAGAAAGCGTTTCGTCCAAAAAAGAACGCAGAAGGCCAGTGGGAAGACCCGGACCTGGAGATGCCGGAAGACGAAGACTACATCTGCCCCCATAACGAGATGGCGGAGTACTCACAGCTCGTCAACAAGATTTCACGGGGTGAGGCGCGTCTGATTCGCCGCTCTTTGGAAACGCTGAAGACCGGCGTCGTGCAAGCGCTACTTGAATGGGGCGAGCCGAACTTCACGGACAAAAAAGAAGAGCCAGAGCCGTTTCCACGGCTCTGACTCTCCGGGCTCACTCGTTCGGGGTCACCCTACGAGCGAGCCGTCTCTGAATGGCGACGACACTCGCCTCCCAGGCGTTCTCCTGGGGGATGGCGTCGTCGGCGAAGAACTGAGACCAGTTCTTTTCCCTTCTCTCCTTCCGCCATTCCTGGCGGTTGGCGTTCTTGTACGTGGCCGCCATCAGAGGATGACCACCAACCAGAGGACCGACGTAATGCACATGAAAAACCTCGTTGTCCGTCACGGACACAATCGTCGCGTGACAATTTCTTTTACCAGCAACACCCACTAAAATTTCGAAGCCATGACTCAGCTGACGCCCGTACTCACCGACGCCGAAACGCTTCGCGGGAAGATTCACGAGAAGGTCACGGGCGCGCTTACCAACGTGTTCCCGATGGACCTCAAAGGGCGCACGCTTGAGGTGAAGGACATCAAAGTCCATCACCGGGACTACTCGTCCGACGAGCAGAAGAAAGCCCTGCTGAGCGGCGACTCCCTGCAGACGCCGGTGAAGGGGACGTTGGTGCTCAAGGGCGCCGATGGGCGTGTGATCGACGAGGCGAAAAACTTTACCCTCGTCCACATCCCGTACATGACGCCACGGCACACCGTGATCGCGGACGGCAACGAGTATCAGTTCGCAAATCAGATTCGCCGTAAGCCCGGCGTGTACACGCAGCGCGCCGAAAACGGAGAGCTCAAGACGATCTTCAACACGGGTCGGGGCGATAACTTCAATCTCAGCTTCAACGAAGCCAAGGGCACGTTCTCGCTACAGTACGGAACGAGCAACATTCCGCTCTACGCAACCTTACGGGGCTTGGGCGTAACGCACGACGAGATCTCCAAGCATCTCGGAGAAGGCGTCGCCAAGGCCAATCAAGTCGCGCACGAAAAGCACATTGATACGGCGATCTCGAAGCTCTACCAGAAGCTCGAACACCCGGCCGTTTACGACCCGAAACTCCCGCACGTCGCCAAAGCCGAAGCGATCAAAAAGAAGTACAGCATCGCGTCGCTTGACCCGGACGTGACCGAGCACACGCTGGGGCAAGCGCACGACCGCGTAACCCCGACCGCGCTTCTTCACGCCGCGAAAAAGATGCTCGCCGTGCACAACGGCAAAATCCCGGTCGACGATACCGACTCGCTGACCTTCAAGACCTTCCACGCCGTCGATGACTTCCTGGCCGAGCGCATTCGTCTGACGGCGCGCACCTGGACGCCCAAAGCCAAGATGGCGTTCAGCGGCAAGAACAACATTCGTGAGGCGCTACGCCCCGCGCCCTTCTCGGATTCGATCCGCAAGTTCGTGACGACGTCGTCTTTGACGGCCGTGCCCAGCGGAATCAACCCGCTGGAGCTCATGGATCACGCCGTGAAAGTCACGTCGCTCGGAGAGGGCGGGATCAGCTCTGACCGTGCGATTCCTCTTGACGCCCGCATGACGCACGCGACGCACTTCGGGGCGCTTGATCCAATACGCACGCCTGAGTGTTTAACCGGCGACGCCGAAGTCTTTACCGCAACGGGCTGGAAGCGCGCTGACGCCCTTACAGAATCGGACGCCCTCGCTTGCCGGATCGACGGTCGCCTTGAGTTTCATAAACCCGAACGGCTGATTGCCGCGCACTATTCGGGCCCACTTCACGGCGTGAACACAGGGAAACTTGAGTACCTGGTCACTCCAAACCACCGCGTTTGGTGCGCTCCCGTAGACGCCGTGTACCCCCTTGATCAACCCCACGGAACTGGTTGGCGGTTTAGTCGCGCTGATGAAATTCACGCAAAACCTCGCGTATTTGATACTGGGCACGGCGCATTTATTGGAGCAGGGCCGGACACATTTCAACTGCCTGAAGTCGACGGCGCGCATAATGTGCGGAACGCCGGGCCTATCCCTATGCCGGATTGGGCAGCGTTCATGGGCTGGTACCTTTCCGAGGGCTCGATTGGTCGGCACGAAGGGCGCCTGACGCACGTCCTTATTTCCCAAGACCGCACGGCTAATCCCGACTGTTGTGATGCTATCGAAGCCCTACTTTCTAGGCTGCCGTTTGGCTGGAGGTATGACGCCGCTAGCCGGGCGTTCGCCATTAGCGGAAAACAGCTTGCGAGTTACTTAGAGCCTTTTGGTTTTTCCCAGGATAAGTACATTCCCGAGTCCTTCTTCAATACCTCTATTGAAGCCCGGGAAAATTTGCTTGAAGCCTTACTGTTGGGCGACGGGCGAATCAACAGCGTTCGGGCTACCGGCAAAAATTACAAACAGCAAGTGTTCTGCACTACGAGTGCCCGTCTTGCAGAAGGAGTTGAACGGTTAGCCATCTCTCTAGGAAAATCGCCTAGGACTCGTCGCTACTCAGATAAGCGAGAAGAGCGATATCTTGATACCTATGAAGTTCGCCTGCTCCGCGACCGGTATCGGCAAGCGGTTCCTAGAAAAGGCCACTACTACGTAAGGCTCCACGACGGGCTGGTGTATTGCGCCACCGTTCCGGGTGGGCTGATGTACATCCGCTATGGCGCTGGGATTGGACACTGGTCCGGTAACTCAGGCCATGCCGGTGTAGACATCCGCGCAACCATCGCCGCGCACCGAGATGACCGGGGAAACTTCTACACGGCCATGAAGGACGTGAAGACCGGGAAACAGGTCTTCGTGCGAGCCGGCGACCTCGTCAAAAACGTCGTGGCGTTCCCCGGGCAAAACCTCAAGGGGGGCGTCAAAGCGTTCGTCAACGGGAAGATTGAAGAAGTGCCGGGCTCACGGGTGACGCACGAGATGCTGCACCTGTCGCACCAGTACTCACCGGCGACGAGCCTCATCCCGATGATTCACAACATCCAGGGCAACCGCGCGATCATGGGTTCCAAGATGGGAACTCAGGCGCTACCCCTGCTTGATCGGGAGACGCCCTACGTCCAGGTAAAGAGCCATCTGCCGGGCGAGGTGTCGTTTGAAAAGGTCTACGGGCATCTGACCGTGCCGACATCGCCGGTGCACGGGACGGTGGAGAAGATCCAGGACGGGTACATTTATATCCGGCCGCACGGGGAGAAGAAGGCCGAGGACCGCCCCGTCCTTGAGCAGCGGAAGCTCGGGCCGCACACGTTCAACCTGGAGATGATGCGCCACCAGTTTGAAGACGCCCCTGGCAGGCTCACGACCCGGTCGGGCAACTGGGACTACGGACATCTCCCCGGCTACACGGGGCCTGATGGCGACTCCCTCGACTTCTTCGTCGGCGACCACCCCGACGGGCACATCTTCTCGTTCGACAAGCAGCACAACGCCGACGGCAAGGGCTGGAAGACCACGGACACAAAGTTTGTGGTGGGCGTGACGCCCGAGCAGAAGGCGGAGTTCCGTCGCCGTCAGGCCGTGTACAACTCGGGGCCCGCACCCATGCGGCACGCGAACATCCGAGAGTTCAAGGACTGGAATCACCTTCAGCAGCACATCAACGAGCACTTCAAGAACGAGAAGGTCGCCGCTGCCAAGGACGACGGCCTCATCAAAGTCCCCTACGAAACGAACTTTCCGTTCCCCTCGAAGACCTACCTGCATCACGACATTCAGGTAAAGCCGGGACAGACGGTTCAGCAGGGGCAGCGCCTTGGCGACTCGAACTTCACGCGCAACGGCACGCTCGCGCTCGGGAAGAACCTGCTCGTCGGATACATGGCCTATCACGGCTTGAACTCCAACGACGCCGTCGTCATCAGCGAAAGCTGCTCCAAAAAGCTCACCAGCGAGCACATGTACCGCGAGATCTACCCACTCTCGTCACAAATCGAGCTCTCGCGCGACAAGCACAAATCCTATTACGGCACCAAGTTCACGCCGCAGCAGTACGCGAAGCTTGATGCTTCCGGCGTGATCAAGCCCGGTACGCGTGTTGACCCAAAAGACCCGCTCGTACTCGGGCTGACGCGCGCTCAGATTCAAGGGCAAGACCTTCTCCTTGGGCGCATCTCGAAGTCGCTGACCAAGCCCTACAAAGACGTCGTGCTTCAATGGGAGCACGGCACGCCCGGCGTGGTCGTTGAAGTCCTCCGAAGCTCGGGGCAGATCGCGATTCTGATCAAGACCCAGGAGCAGATGCAAGTCGGCGACAAGCTGGCCGGGCGTTACGGGAACAAGGGCGTCGTCGCGAAGATCGTCGCTGATCACGAAATGATTAAGGACGAGAAAGGCCGCCCGCTCGATCTCATCCTGACGTCCGCTGGCGTCGTAAGCCGCATCAATCCCGCACAGGTCATCGAAACCGCCGTCGGCAAAGTCGTCGAGAAGACGGGCAAGCCCATTCTCTACGACAACCAGGAGCACAAGGACGCCGTTCAGTGGGCCAAGGGGCTTTTGAAAGAGCACGGCATCAAAGACAAAGAGCACGTCTTTGACCCTGTGACCAAACGGACGATCGTCGGGCCTGACGGCAAGGGCGTACTCGTCGGGCGGCAGTTCATCTACAAGCTCTTCAAGAGTACGGACACAAACTTCTCAGGCCACGGCGTCGGCCCGTACGACGTAAACGAACAGCCCCTGAAGACTGGCGGGGACGAGAGCGCCAAGGGCATCGGCAAGATGGAGTTCGACGCCATCGTGGCCCACAACGCCCGTAACTTTCTGCAGGAGGCCGCGTCAATCAAAAGCCAGAAGAACGATGAGTTCTGGCGTGCGATCCAGCTCGGGATGCCGCTGCCGACCCCAAAGCCTTCGTTCGCCTTCAACAAGTTCACCGCCATGCTTGAAGGCGCGGGGATCAAAGTCGACAAGCGGGGGTCGAAGTTCAAGCTCTTGCCGCTGACCGACAAAGACATCACACAGCGCAGCAAAGGCGCGATCACCGAAAAGGAAACGCTGATCGCCAAGAACCTGAAGCCGATTAAGGACGGACTCTTTGACCCGCTGAAGACAGGCGGGCCTCAAGGCACGCTGTACTCTCACATCGACCTCCATGAGCCGATCCCGAACCCGGTATTCACCGAGCCGGTGCGGCGCCTTCTCGGGCTGTCCACAAAAGACTTCGAGCAGCGGCTACACGACCATGGCGGCGCGTGGTTTCACAAAGAGCTTCAAAAGATCGACGTTGACACGAAACTCAACGAGCTCACCAAGGCGATGAACAAAGCGGCGGGCCCTGAGCTCGACAACCTCGTCAAGCAGGTGAAGTACCTCCGCGCCCTGAAGAGCGAAAACCTGAAGCCCCACGAAGCTTACATCCTGTCCAAGGTGCCGGTGATTCCGCCGGTCTTTCGCCCGGTGCTGCCCGAAATGCGCGACCCGTCCAAGCTGATGGTTGCGGACGCCAACAAGCTTTACGGGCACCTTCTCGACACGAACAATACGCTCAAGACCACTGCCCTTGAGAGCGATCGCGGCAAGCACCGCGCCCTTGTCTTTAAGTCTGTCGGGGCGGTCTTCGGCATGAATGACCCCGAGGACGAGAAGCTGCAGAAGCAGGAAGTGAAAGGCTTCCTACAGAATATTGCAGGCGTGGGCTCCCCGAAGGGCGGCTTCTTTCAGCGCAGGCTCATGCGCCGAACGCAAGACGTATCAGGACGTGGAACGGCCGTGCCGGACGGAAACCTCGGCATGGATGAAGTGGGCATTCCGGAGCAGATGCTCTGGCAGATGCTCGACAAACTCATCGTGGCGCGCCTGGTCCGGCAGGGATACTCAGCCCTGCAGGCGCGCGAACTTGTCGACAAAAAAGCGCCCGTCGCCCGCGAAGCTATGCTGGCTGAAAGTCGTGAGCGTCCCGTACTGATCAACCGCGCGCCGACGCTTCACCGCTGGTCGGTTGTGGCCGCGTATCCAAAGCCGGTGCAGGGCAAGACGATCCGCGTCAACCCCTTCGTCGAGAAGGGCATGAACCTCGACTACGACGGCGACACCCTTCAGGTGCACGCGCCCGTTCAACCGGGGGCCGTCGAAGACGCAAAGAAGATGACGCTCAGCCAGATGCTCCTGGCGGACCAACAGCGTAACAAGCTCATGGCCTTCCCACAGCACGAGGCCATCATCGGCTTTACGCTGGCGTCAAAGGCCACACCTACGGGACCGGCGCACCGATTCAAGACGCGCGACGAAGCCATGGCCGCGTGGCGTTCCGGCAAACTCAAGCTCACGGATGGCGTCATCATCGAGCACGAAAAGAAAGCGGGAGCCGACGATTTTAGCGAGCCTTTAGACGGCACGCCGATGACGTCTGACGACGCGCTATGCTATTACCCAGCGGAGAGTGTGACGGGCTATGAACCGCAAGCTAGCTGACATGTTGAGCGGGGGCCTGACTTCGACGTCGATCAAGCGCCCAGGCGAGCCAATGATTCACGCCGTGAAAACGGAAGGCCCGCTCGGTAACCTGTTGAAGTCGATGGTCCCCGGGCCCTCGATGCACGTGATGCTCCGCGACATGGTGCCGTCGGCGATGAGCGGCGATGATTGCGGCTGCGACAACGTAGAAATCTTGAAGAAGCTGTCGTCCAAGAAGTACCAGCTGATCCTCGCGTACATTCATTACGGAGATCAACTACGGGCGCTCTACCGGGACGGCATCTACGAGCACTTTCAGGAGCACCTGGAAGAGGAGCGCGCCCAGCTCTATCAGATCAACAAGAAGGTCACCGCCCTGGGGCATGACGCACCTTGTTGTCCGGGCGAAGTGCCGCCGGTGCCGCTCAACGACGCCAAGGCGATTTTTCGTGTCGCCCTGAAGATCGAAGAAGAATCGGTGCAACTCTGGTCCGATCTTTTCCGTCAAACCGACGACGACGTCGCCCTCAACGGCATGGCCCAGACGTATGCCCAGGAGTGCCAGGGGCACGCAGACGATCTGAAGCGCTATCTGCGGAGCTGTGAATGAGTCACGTTAGCGGCCACGAGACACCTCAAGTAAAACGAGAGCGCGGGTTCTACCGGGACCCCGATCCCCGTTTCAAAGACTTCAAGGGGAAGTTTGAGGACGCATCTCGGAGCAATGGCGAACGGCAGATCAAAGAGGCGGCGATTCGACACGTGCTTGCCAAGTTCGCGCTACTCGACGAGGCCGGGAACCCCATCGACGGCCTCACCGAAATTATCCGGGGCGACGACTTCGGCTATACTAAGCGCCGCGCTGGACGGCCGGCCCGGATGAGTGATGAAAAACCTGTCTGGGGGCCGCCATCCGGACTCGGTGCAGGTTGGACGGCGGATCAACTAGGCTGGAACCAGGGCGTGTCGTACGGAGGTGTGTAATGTCTGATGGGACTAACGTGGCTGACGCCGCGAAGAAGATCGACTTTAAGAAAATCTACGAAGGCGCAAAAGACCTCGGGCTCAAGGGCTACGAAGGCGCAAAAGACCTCGGGCTCAAGGGCTACGAAGGAGCGCGAAAATATCTCCTTGATCCTGCTTACGAGGGCGCAAAAGGCTTCGTTACAAGCCCGACGGCGGCTGTTAGCCAGCTGGGCACAGATCTATCAACCCTCGCCCCAACGGCCGCCCGTGCGCTGGGGACTGTCGCCGTACCGATTGCCGGTTACGAAGTTGGCAAACGTATCGTTGGTGGACGAAAGCACGATCACGACGACCATCACGGAATGGTCGTCATGGCTTCCGAAAAAGTAGCTGAAATTCAGCAGGCGGCACAGTACGCCGTGCTGGCGCATTACAAACTGGCTTTCAGCCCTATCCAGGCCGGCGGCCAGGCCTTGAAGACCTTCGGCGGCGCAGTTCGCCAAGGGTTTGGGGCGTTGCGCGGTGAAGGCGGGTCTCTGGCAAACGCCGGGAAAGCTTTCATGCAGGCGGGCGGCGGGAATGCCGCTGCAAATATTGGGGCGGGGAGCGCCGCAGCCCTAGGCACCACCTATCTTGCCGGCCGGGGGCTAGGGGCGGGCTTGCGTAGCGGGCAGCAAAAGAACGGGTTTGCAATCACCCCCTCGGGGCATGCGCTCGACGCCGCCCGAGCACGGAACGCCATGCAGAGCCGCCAAGAGATGCAAGACATCGACAAGGCGTACGCCGAAAAAAACCCGATCATTGGGGCTATATCTTACAACCCTATTTCGCGCGCGTATGATGCCGCACGCCTGCGGATGCTGCAGGACACGGCGGGTAAGCATGAACGCGGAGAAAACGCGTACAACCCGCTCGGGGGGCTGCTAACGCCCCTTGAAGCAACGCCAAAGACGGCGTTTGTGCTGCCCGCACTTGCCGCGCTTAAAGGGGCATACGTTGCTAAACATTTGGGCCCCACGATCACCGATGCGGGCCATGAGTATGAGTCTGCGCTGGCTCGTAAAAACATGCGAGATCTGGAGCGCGAGGAGGCGGCCTTGTCTGCCTATGACACCGCCAACCCAAAGGCGGGCCGCACTATACAAGAGCGCGAAGACGCAGGCCGCCTAATGGAACTGCGCGCCCGAGGTCTTTCGCACATAGCGAGGCAGCACGATCAGGGGCGGCTCGCCATAAATCCCTTCGGGGGACGTCTCACTCCGAGCGAACTAGCAGAAAAAGCTCTGCAACCACGCTAAACTAGGCGCATGCCTACGCCCATCTCCGTTGGTCACTTCTTGATCAACGACGTCTTGCCCGAGACCCACAAAATCACCGGGCCGGTCACGAACAAAAACGTGCACGATCACGTCGTCGGTCTGGCCAAAGCTAACCCCGCCGAGTACGTGAACGTCATCACGGCGCTTAAGCGGCGAGGCGACGAAATTGCCACACTTGAAGGTGTGAGCGTCGGCCTTGACGACATCGCACCCGATTACAAAGCACGCGACGCGATCTTGAAACCCGCGATTGCGAAGATTGAAAAAGCCAAGACCGAGAGCGAGCGGGAAAAGCTCGTCATCGAGGCGCAGAACGCGCTACTGGAGTACACAAAAAAGCACCCCGGCTCGATGACGCATATGGCACTTTCCGGAGCGCGCGGAAACCCCGCACAGCTCATGAAGATCGTCGCGACGCCGCTGGCGGCGGTGCACCCGAAGCACGGTATCGAGCGGATACCCATCAAGCGGAGCTACTCCGAAGGGTTGACCGCCGCCGAGTACTGGTCGACCGTGCCTGAGGTTCGCGCCAATAACGTCGCTACCGTGGTGTCGGTCTCCGAGCCCGGAGAAGTCGCCAAAGTCCTCGTCAACAACATGATCGGGACGACTGTCACGCGGCCGGATTGCGGAACAAAAAACGGCGTGCACATGCGCCTCGACGACGGCCACATTCTGGACCGGTACGCACAAGCCAGTCACGGAGTAGCCCGCAACACCTTGATTACCCCCCGGCTCGTACAGGAGCTTAAAAGCAAAAACATCCAAGAGCTCCTCGTGCGCTCACCGATGACGTGCGCCGCTTCGCATGGCGTCTGCCAGCATTGCCAAGGGCACAGCGAAAAGGGGCAGCTTCACGGGATTGGCGCTCCGGTGGGCGTGCGTGCCGCACAGGCCCTGGCGGAGCCTTTGACACAGATGGCGCTCTCCTCGAAGCACGCCGTACTAACAATCAAAGAAAAAAAGTTGGAGCCTACGGGCCTCAAAGGTTTCCGCCAATACCTTGAAATTCCAAAAGCGTTCAAATACGAAGCGGTACTCGCCCCGCAAGCCGGGCTTGTAACAAAAATTGAGAAGGCGCCGCAAGGCGGGCACTATGTTGTCGTTGGTGCTGAAAAGCTTTACGTCCGCCCAGAACTCAGCGTTACCGCGCACGTCGGGATGCACGTAGAGCACGGAGACGCTTTGACCAACGGTGTGCCTAATCCGCAAAAAATCGTCGCCGCAAAAGGCCTCGGGGCGGGCCGCGCATATTACGTCGGGGCCATTCACCGGGTCTACCAAGGCGAAGGCATAAACTTGGATAGGCGTCACCTGGAGCTCTTGGCCAAGAGCGAGATGAACCACGTCCGCCTTCTAGACGCCGACCCAGAACACCCCGAGTTTCTCAAAGGCGACGTCATTAACTACAACGCCTTCCGAGAAGCGTACTCCAAAGACGTCACACACATGCCGCTCTCCGAAGCTATAGGAAAGCGGCTGGGGCAAGAGATACTACACCACACGGTCGGAACCCCAATAACGCCGGCTCTTGTAAACGAGCTGAAAAGCAAAGGCGTTCGCGAGGTCCTTGTAAACAAGCGGCTCCCTCCGGTAGAATTTGTGATGAAACCATTCACCATGAACCCGCTACACGAAAGTGATTGGATGGCGCGGCTGGCGCACCGGTACCTCAAGGGGTCCATTCAGCAGGCGGCGCAATTTGGAGAAACGTCCGACATTCATGGCGCCCACCCAATTCCGGCTTACGCTTACGGAGCCGAACTTCGCCACGGCCCGTCGGGCGGATACTGATGTACAACTTTCACGACGTGAAAATTGCAGCCGCTGAAGCGGCACTAAGCCGGTACGGGCTGGACAAGACAGCCACGATGGCTGACTTCCTCGCGGGGCTTAAACGCACCGGTCAAGGTGCGGGAGTCGGCGGAGCCGTTGGCGGAGTCCTGGGCGCGGCCAAGGGGTTATATGAAGGCCCGGCGCGCGAAGACGGAGCCCCCGCAACCTTCTCCGAAAGATTGAGGGAGGCGGGGCGGCAGGGGCTTCGAACCGGCCTGCTGGGCGCGGCGGTAGGGGGCCTCCACGGCCTATCTAAAAAAGGTCCTGAGATGGGTCGTGGCGGAACCGGCGCCGAACCCAATCTCTTGCGGCGTTTGTTTACCGCAAAGACCGGCCCGGGCGTGAGCCTCATTAAAGAGCTTCCCCGCGAGGTTGTTTTTGGAAGCCCCTTGACGCTCGCGCGCCAACACAACATTTTAACGAGGTATCTCGCGGGGCCCGGGGCGCCAATTACGGCCAAGCACCACCTTCAAGCCATCGGAAAAGGTTTCAAGAACTTTTACTGGAGCCCTAATATCGGCGCGAACACGCCTGGGGCGAAAGCGTGGCACTACTCCACCCAGGCGCTTAATTTAGGGCTAAGCGGTCTAGACCTGTACAACGCCGCCAAAACTGACGATCCAAATGTTCGTCGTGGTGACATCGCAAGCGCGGTTGCAGGCCTGGCCACTGCTCCGATTGCTAGCCGCCTTGGAATTCCGGGAGCTATTTTGAGTGACGCTATCCGAACCGGGGCGCGAAAATTGGTTCAAAAAGACACTCCGCGATACACGCCAGAGTATGATCCTCAAGAACATCTTCTCTTGGCACTCAAAGGGCTGCGCGCTTACGACGACGTAAACACGCTGCCGCCCTCGACCTAACATGTCAGCGATAAGGAGCTTCGCAAAATGAGTCTGCTAAAGCATGCAATGGTGGCCGGCATCAATGACGCCCTCGTCGACAATGGTGTCGTGTCGTGGCCGAATGAGGCGGTCGGGTTCGAGGTGTGCTCGAAGATCGCGGCCGATCTAGACGGCCCCGACGTGCTGCCCGAGGGCGGCCTCTCGGGGGAGAGCGCGCTCCTCATCGGTAATCGGATCAAGGAGGCCTCGGAGCTTCTGATCGCCAATGGCTATGGCCAAGACCCGGAGTCGGCGCTGCGCACCAAGCAAGCAGCGGAGATGAACTTCGAGGACCGCGCTGCGATGGTAGCCGAGGCGTGTATGTCGAAGGCCGCCGCCGAGGCGTCGCTCACCGACGTTGGGCCGAATACCGCAGAGTCGGCGGCGCAGACCGATCAGCATGCGGCGCTTGATCTCAAGAACCGCGCCATGAACAAGTACCTCACCGGCGTCGGCCGTACGATGTTCCCGAGCGGGGGCGTCATAGGCCAGCAGATGATGGCGCCCGAGCGCCAGTCGGGCCCTGCGATTTCTAACAGCCTGACGTCGTTGGATAAGCAGGCGAATGTATCGCGTCGAGAGATGGCGGAGTACCTGGCAGGTCTCGGCTTATCCCCCCAGCAAATTGCAGAGCAGCTGGGCCCGGAGCCGCGCATGGATAAGCTGCGGGAGGGCCTTGGCCGAGCGGGCGGGACTATCGCCGATTACCTCGGCCGCATCCCCACAAACCCCTTCGCGGGTGCGGGCGGGCAAGGCGTGCTCGGTGGGGCGAAGCACATCGGCGGAAACCTTCTACGGCACCCGGGCACCCATGCCGCCGCGCTCGCCACTGCTCTGTATGGTGGCAACAAGCTTATTAAAGGGCTAACTGCGGACAAGGCAGACGCTGACGCTTTTATGCAAGCCGCCGCCGACGGCGGCAATGCAGAGATGGCCGACTATTTGGCCAGTAAGCAGGCCAACGAAGACATGGCCGCTGCTGACCTCGCCGAGGCGTCGGACATGACTCCGGGGCCGACCCCGGGGGCCCTACAGCGCGCAATGATGTTCCTTAGCGGGCTGAAGAACCGTATCCCGAGTTTCCGCCCGAGCCCGGAGGCTGTAGCGGCCGCCTCCGGCCTTGGGGAAGAGGGCGCTCCCGGGATGGAAGTCATGGCGCACCTCCTTGATGGCGTGAAGACCGCCGAGGATGCCGAAGCCGCGCTGCAGCACGTATTCGAGTTGCAAGTTGCGAACGAGAAGACCGCGTCGGTCCAGCTGTATGAGGCGGTGCAGGAGAAGGTTGCTGACGAGGCTGCGGCCGCTGCGCAAGGCGCCAAGGAAGCCCCCGGGGCGCTCCGCCAAGCCGGAGCCGCAATAATGCGCAACAAGCTTCGGACAGGCGCAGCGCTAGCAGGAACTGCCGCTGCCTTCTACGGCGGCAAGAAGTACCTCGACCACCGCAAGGCCAAGAGGGAAGAGGCGGCCAAGAAGGAAGAGGAGTCGAAGGCAGAAGAGAAGGCGGCGGCGCTTCTTGAGTACCTGAAGCAGGCTTCCGAGGGCGAGGCCGCTGCGAAAGCAGTTACGGACGCCGGCAAGGAAGCCCCCGGGGCGTTCCGCCGAGCCGGAGAAGCAGTAATGCGCAACAAGCTTCGGACAGGCGCAGCGCTAGCAGGAACTGCCGCTGCCTTCTACGGCGGCAAGAAGTACCTCGACCACCGCAAGGCCAAGAAGGAAGAGGCGGCGCGCCAGCAAGAAATGTCGCCCAAGGCGGCCTCTCTACTGGAGTACCTCAAGGCCGCTGCGGACGGTTCGCTTACGGACGTCGGGGAGAACACGCCCGAGTCGGCCGCGCTGACCGACTCCGTGGCTGAACTCGACATGCAGAACCGCTCGCCCAATGAGTACCTCATGGGCGTCGGCAAGACCCGCATGTCGAACAAGGGCCAGGTCTACGCCGTGGAGGACGCGGGCCAGGACAATCCCGTGCAGACGCACAATCTGCCCACGGACGAGACCAAGAGCGCTGAGCTTGCGTACGTGAACAACTTCCGCAAGATCGCCGCCGATCTCGGGCCTTACCTTCCCGCGACCATGAGCCGCGACGAGAAGGTTGCGCACCTTCAGACCATGCTCGGCCTCCCGCCGTCCGAGCGCGTCCAGTACGTGCAGGCTCTTCGCGCCGGCTGAAATCGCTTACAGCTAGCGCCTCCCAAACGCCTGCGGCTATACTAGCCGCAGGCGTTTGGCTTTTTGAGGAGCAGCACAATGACGATGGAGTTCCCCCTTTCTCAGTCCCCGCGAACCCAAGGCTTCCAGATGCCCCAAGCGCCCGAGGACGAGAAAGACCTATTTACCCAGGGTTTCTCCGACCTGGCTTATCGCGCCTTCCAGAAGACGCAGCCGGAACTGGTCAGTAACGTCTTGACCTTTCGCGTGCTCGACGTTGATGCCGAGAGCGGTACGGGCATCGGCACGTTCATTCTGCAAAATGAGCAAGACATCGTCTTCGTGCCTTGTGTAGTGTCGGAAAACTCGGTCAAGCCGCTCGACCTGTTTTACTCAAGAAGCAACGACCGCTTCTACCCCTTTACAAGCGAGTGGCTCCGAGAATCGTCCAAAGACAACGTAAACCAGCTGGGCTCCGGAGTTCGCGCCCCGAAGAGCATGCCCACAGACGTGGACATTCGTAACCTCGTCGTGCCCCCAACGACTGGGCGTTATAGCTACGCGTCGGACATGGAAGACGTCGCATGGCTTCCGTTCCTCGTAGCCGTTCGAAAAGAAAAGACGGCGGAGTTTGCCGGCGAACCTCGGTTTCTGGACCTGATCGGCGCGACCTCTAACGGGTTTAAGACCGCGTTCGCCAAAGTTCTCCACCGGCGCCCCAAAATCGCCAAGCTCTTTGCCGAATTTTACGGAGCGGAGAAGGTCGCCAACGCGATTTCGCGGCGTGAAAAAACGGCGCAGGAGCATCGGAAGGAAGTTCCGATGACAAAGAGCGTGGCGATCATGACCAACGCCACGCCCGTTGCGCAAATCAAGCGGGAGCTGAAGCCCGGAGAAGCGGCTCTGGCTTTTAAGCAGATCCGTCTCCACGGGTTTTATGTAAAAGACCCGCGCCCTGCGACCGACAGCATCTACTCGTTTGCCGAGTCAGACCTCTGCCTTCAACAGCCGACAGTTCCAGGAGTCTATAAGGTTTATTTGACGGCGGGCGGCGCCGAGCCCGCCATCATCATCCCCAAGCCGGTATCCGTGCATCGCCGACGAAGCGACGAAGCTCGCTTCCCGTATGGCTATTACCACGACGATCGCAACCGCGATTCGGGACTAAAACTTCGGCGCGGTTTCCTCGTGCTGTTTCAGGACGGGCGTTACGCGATCATGGACGACATGGTCGCCGAGCCCATCACGAACGTCGCACACAAGGAAGTGCAAGACTTCCTCGAAACGATGACTAAGCCCGCGCCGGCCAACGGGGAGTACGGCGTCCTTATTTCTGCCGACGACATGGACATCCGGGCGCTTGAGCCCATGGCGGCAGAGAACGTCGTAAGCACAAAAAACCGAACGACGTTCAATGGCGCGTACCATCACACGATCATCATGAACAAGAGCATGTCGGGTAACGGAATCGTTTACCCGCAGGACTCTGACACCCTGATGGTGGCGGGAAGCTTTCGCTGGTTCAAGTGCGGAAAGCAGCTTGCCAACTCTGAAATTCTCGCTACGCCGGGTGCAGTCTTTCGGCTGGTTGAGTACGGGCTTCTGAAGCAGGGAGCTCAGAAAATTCTGGTAAAGAAGGCGGGCCTTAACTTCGTCGTCAACGCCGACGGCGCCGCGCTGCCTTCGCTCAAAGCCGTGGAGAAGGTCGCCAACGTTTACAACGTCAGCGTCAAAGAAGCCTCAGAGATTGTGACCCTGATCGGGGCGGGGCTTCCGATTTCAGCTTGGCGTGTAAAAACGGCCCAGGGCGAATCACTAGATCCGAACGCACCGCCGGTTGACCCGAATGCGCAACAGGCCGCGCCACCTCCCCCACCGCCGCCCTCAGGCCTGGATCTCGCGACGCAAGAAAAGCTTCAGCAGATTCAATCTCAAATTGCTGCGCTGCAACAGATGCAGCAAATTTTGACGGAAGTTCAACAACGCGCGCAGATGATCGATCAGGGCGGCGGCGCCATGGCTGCTCCTGGCGCAGCGGCGGCCATGGCCGCAGGTCCGGGGATGATGGGCGGGCAGCCCGCCATGGCGCCTCCGGACATGGGCGGGCAGATGCCACAAGGTCAACCGGGAATGGAGCAGGGGCAACCGGGAATGGAGCAGGGGCAACCGGGAATGGAGCAGGGGCAACCGGGAATGGAGCAGGGGCAACCCCCGCCTCCAGTCATGCCCGAGGGCCCGGTCTCCGAGCAGAACCTCGAACAACAAATGAATCCCAACTTCCTTCAAGACGCGGCATCGCTACAAGATGCTAGGATCTTCGACGCGGCCGCAATCGCCTCAATGGTCAAACAAAAAGGCATGCGGGACATCCTTCAGAACTACTTACCAAGCGTTGAAAAAGCCATGGATAACCTCGGGCGGATGCTTCTTCTTTTTTACATGAAAGAGGGAGAGATCAAGCAGCAAGTTGGCGCCGAGGTGTTTGAAGAGACCGAGAACAAGATCCGGGACGTCTTCAGGGGCATGGGCGACGCGTTGCTCGCCCTCAAGCAGTACTCTGAGCCGCGCCTACCCGCAATGGCGCGATAACGTGAACGTTTATGCCCCCACTCCCGCCCGATCACCGTGCGCTCCGTATCATTGGCGAGGCGCGCCGGCAGGCTGAAACCCAGGCGCAAGACCCGCTAGAGCGAGAGCTTTTTCACTTCGTGAAAACCGGAGAGACCGCGTCGACGGAGCTCCGCGTTGCAGTAAATTTGTACGCCGACGCAGAGTTCCGACACATTCTTAACGCGTTGATTTTAACCAACGCGAATGAGGAGCTAGTCACCGGTACCCTGGGCCTTCAACCGGCCAGCCTTGAGATCTACCGCCACTTTTTCTTTGACAGCACGGTATTTGCCCACAATCTAGCTAAAACCCGCCACGTAAAGGAGTTAACCTGCTCCCCGGAGCTCAGGTATCTATACGAGCTTGCAATTGAGCGCGGCCCGATAGAACTCCTGGACCGGTACCGAATCGGAACGCGCCCGCATATTGAGCCCGATGCGCTTATGAAAGACGCACTGGCCGACATGTGGGGCAAGTTCGTGACGCACCGGGGGTATAGTGTCACCTCAGATACCGCAAAAGAAGCGTTGCGCTGGGGAGAAGCCGCGTTACGTACGGCCAAGGTGGTGCTTGAAACCGGTCGTGAAGAGCGCAAGGGCGCTAGCACGGTTGACGATTTGCGGATCGCCCTTGAAATCCGAAACCAAACCAAGAGCCTCGAAGACTTGGGCGTCACGGCTGACGACCTCGTCGTCGAGTAGCCTAGAATTGGATTAACGCCATGCCGCAATGGGACAGCAAAAAGTTCGAAGATAAAGCCACGTCGATCGCCCGAGAATTTAACGGGGGGCGCAGCGACCTTCACGGTCTGACCGTTAAGGCGGCGCAGGCGGAAGGCCTGAATGAAGAGCAGATCCGGCGATTGGGCCGCGCCGTCAACGTGAAGGCGTTCGAGCAAAAGTTTGCGAGCCTGAAAGGCGCCAGTGATCGGATCGTTGATTTTGACCCCGTAGACTCTGAGAAAGTGATCGGAGACTTATTCGCGAAGTCGCCCGCGTCTGAGAAAAAGGCTGCTGCGGTTTATCCAGATCTGTCGGACGAACTTCGCCCCGAGCGGGGCTGGTCTCCGGAGTACGAAAAAACCGCTAGTGTGAATATTCTCAACGAAATGTACCAGGTTGTCCCTAAGGACCCGCCGCTCGAATCGCAGATCACGCACTGGCGAAAAGTGGCGGAGGAGCTACGCGTCAAGCGCGCAGGGGCTGAGATGCGTTGGGACGACGCCATGGAGGCGCTTTCCTCGCACTCAAAGCGGATCTATTGGGACCGCGACGAGTTTGAAAAAGACGCCCTGGCGCTCCACGGGGGCGCGGTGCTTTTTGAACTCAACGCCCTTCGTAAGACGGCCAAGCTTGCGCCGCTTCCGGCCACATTTGAAGACGCAGAAAAATTGGCAGCACAGCTGTTCGGGCAAGAGAGCGAAGACACGCGCCTACTGAAGACTGCGCAGGAAGCGCGAGCGGCCTACATGAAAAGCGAAAAAGCTTTGAAAGTGGCTAGCGAAAAAGTAGCAGCCTTGACTGCCGAGCTCTTGAAATGAAACCCGAGACAGAATTCCTTCTTCAGTACATGCAGAAAGACGCCGGTGTCGCTGCGCAAACCGCGCAGGGATTAAGCGGTGCTTTCCAGTCGGCAAGAAACATCTTACGCGGCCAAAAAAGCCTACGCGCAGAGCAAAAGGCAATACAAGACTATCAAAAACTTACCGGGGCGTTGCCCGAAGGCGTTAAGAACGTCGACCAAAGCACGCTAGGCCAGAGGCTACAGGGGCTTGCCGAGGCTGCGCGCGGCGGTTGGACTCAAGGGCGCGGCACGCAAATAAAGGCAGAGGCTGCAGCTGCGGAAGCCCGGCAGCTTGCTAAAGCCCAAAAGGCAGAAGCCGGACGTGCCGCCAAAATACAAAAAGCAGAGGCGCGGCTTCAAGAAGTAAGCCCACAGTACCAAAGAGTTAAACAAGAAAACCAAGAGATTGAAAATGCGCTTTCTGAGCTCAAGGCGCGACGCAATGTTCGGGCGGCTGCTGAGCCTGCAGCTCTGCCCCCACGTCTGCCAGCGCCCGCTTCTCAGTCTTCTGGGCCAGCAATAGGGCCGGCGCCTGCGCCTGCTACGCCTATTGCTGCGCAACGGCCAACGCAGGTAGTAGCAAGGCGCGAAGTCCCGCAAGCCATACAGCCTATTGCGGCTGCGCCTACTGCTACCCCTGTAACACCGGTAGCGCCGACGCCTGCTGCACCCGCGCCTACGCCTGCGCCTACGCCGACGCCTGCTGCACCCGCGCCTACGCCTGCGCCTACGCCGACGCCTGCTGCACCCGCGCCTGCGCCTGCGCCGACGCCTGCTGCACTCGCGCCTGCGCCTACGCCGACGCCTGCTGCACCCGCGCCTGCGCCTACGCCTACGCCGGGTGCGCCGCGCCGTGTACGTCGCCGTGAACGCCGCCCCCACGCTGCTGCACCTGCTGCACCTGCTGAGATCGCTGAGACCGCTGAGACCGCTGAGACCGCGGCGCAGCCCAACCCGCCTGGAGAAATAACGGCACGCGGACTAGTGGCGGGGTCGGCGCTTACAGGCCTCGGATACATGGGCGTTCGCGGGCTTCAAAATTCCGGCGAACAGAAGGCGCGAGGGCAAGACTACATGAGAAACATGCAACACAACATGATGGCCCCGATGCCCTCAATGACGGTTACGGCGAGCTACGAAAAGTTCGCTAGCGAAAAGCTAGCGCTTGAGCCGCCGATCGTATACGGGACCAATGCCGCCGTCGCTAAATCACTAGCCGACGCGCTTGGTCGAAAGCTCATCGAAGCGCCTATCGACGCCCTTCACGAGTCCGTCAAGAAGCGGTATTACGACGAGCCGACGTGGCGAAAGAATTATAGCCAAGTCGTAAAAGAAGACCCGCTATTAAGTGAAACGCACAAGCAAAGCCCAGAGGTGCTTGCAAATGCGTTTGAAACAATCAAGCGTTTCAGCCCATCGTTGGCGAAAGACCGCCTTGCGACGCGAAGTCTTCTGCGCCACGTAACCATGACGGGCGGCGAAATGGATTTCGCCACCATGAAGATGTTGGCGGAAACTGAGAAATTCCATCGCGAAAGCAAGGGGCGATAAGATGCTTGTTTCAAAAAACCTACGAGACACCCTTCGCTACGACGGCTACGCAAAGCTGGCTGCGCAGATCATGCGCGATCAGAACGAGTACGTTGGCGATATCACCGACTTAATGGGCGGAATCAAATCTGTGTCGGTGAAAATTGCGGTCAACCGTATGAACGAGCAAACTATTTGGGACGGCCTTCACGCCTACCAACAGCTAAAGGGCGGTTGAAATGAAGCTGGCTGAGCTATTTCACGGCGTGAAGAACGGCGCAGTTAAAGAAAAAGTCGCGTTCTGGGGCCTGTGCAAACAAATCGCGGCGGGCCACCCGCGAGGTGTAAGCGTCGGGCTGTCCAAGATCGCCTACGAGATCTGGGCTGACGGTTACGAACGCGGGTATAGCTCGACGCGCTCTCGTGAAGAGCGCGAAGCTTTCGCTGGCTCGTTCGGATCGGCCGTGGCCGTGGAGGGCGGCCTCGCCAAAATGGCGCAAGAGGGGCGAATTACTGACTACGACCAAATCAAAATGCTGGATTGGGTCGCCGAAAGTGCAGTAAACGACTTGGTTGAATTGACCAAGACCGCCGACGCGATGGCGGTCTTACGCCGGCCAGAAGTGATTGGCGGCGTCCTCGGAACCGCGACGGGGGCTGGGCTTGGCGCCTGGTCGGACCCTGAAGATCGAGTTCGCGGCGCCATCGCAGGGGCCGTGCCTGGCGGCTTGGCCGGAACAGCCCTTGGGTACGGTTACCGTACGCACCAAGAAGCTTTAAAGGCGTTGGCGGACATCGCCAAAGAAAAAGAAGTTCGCCTCGCGGAGCAAGCCGCTCAAAAAGCATTTCAAGAAAAGGAAAACTTGCTTCGCGCAGACAGGGTGGCCGACGCCTTCCATGAGGCCTTAGCGCGCGTAAAGGTAACAAACATCCCCCAACTTACGGGGTTGGCCCTCGCCGATCTGCAAGCGCACGCTGCGGCCGGACACTCAGGACTTCCCGCCTCTGTCCGACAAGCAATGGTGGCAGCGACCCCCAAAGAGCGCCTGGCAATTGAAAAGGCGTACCACCAGCTTCTGCATACGGGCATAAAGAAAAAGGCCAGCCGCCAAAAGTTGGCCGACATTCTTCAAGGCCTCGACGAAGGCGGCCAGCCCCCGATGAACGCCGACGCCCCCATGGGCTCCGCAGAAGAGATCGGCGAAGCTCAAGGCTCCGACCCCGAGATGGAGGGGCTAAACAAAGCCAACAAGGTCGTGGACAACATGATCTTCCTGGCCAACCAGGTGAACTTGCCGCAACTGGCCCAGCAAATGGACCAGATGCGAGATCAGTTGGCTTCGCACTTCGCCGAAGGCCACGCTTATCTGCCTGCCGAGCTTCAACATCATTTTGCGCAGAGCGAGCACGCGGACGCCTTCATGAAGAAGTACAAGCAGCGTTTTGGCTCCCCCAACAGCGGTAGCAAAAAAGCTGCGAGCTTCATGGAACCCCTCTACCAGAAAGTAGACGAGCTTCGCGGGCGGGCTCCGGGCGGCATCGACATGGAAGAGGTGCGGAAACGCGTCCCCGACGCGCGGTACATTGGCCTCCACGCCGACCCCGACGGGACGCGGCGTCCGGCGTTTGCGTCGACTTCACTAGGGCGCGTGCGCACGTGGGACCCCGCCAAAGCCCGGGCAATACGGAACGCCGACCCAAAGGGTTTTTACTTAACCCTTGCCGGGGAAAACGTTATTAGCCCTTCTTTATTCTCACAAATATCGCCGGAGTCGAAGACTGCCGAGTACGATGAAGACGCCGGCGACTACCCGGAAATCCACCTTACCGCCGAACAGTTAGAAAACTTGACACCGGCGCACGCCCGGCATCTGCTGGGGTCTCCCATCAATTACAGTCCTGAATCGTTTGAGCGGCTGCACGAACTTTCTCAAAAGACGTCGTCGGCTCAAGACGCCTGGCTTTCCTGGCGCACACACCGCTAAACTAATCACACCATGCGCAAGATCTTTGAGCTCGAAGACCGGTTTGCGACAGGCGAGCCGACGATTCAACTCGTCATGTTGCCTGACGGGCGTGGAGGGCGCGTTTTTGAAAAACGGGCGTTCGACTCTGCGGCCAACTCTCCGGCCTACGAGTATCTGAAGACCGTCACACCAAAAGACGGGCACTCCATTGTTCTCGTGAACGCCCTTGGGGCCTACGAGGCGTACGACGACAATAGGAATGGCGACTCTTTTCCGGATCGCCCGATTAACATCGGCGCTCCCGTAAAGTGCGGGCACAAAAGCTGCCAGGCTGCGGCTTGGATTGCCGAAGACGAAGTGCTCTCCAAGCACTACAAGACCTTCGAGAAGTTTGGCGGAATCTACAAGCACCACGTCAACAAGGACCCGTCAAAATCCTTGGGCAAAGTGCTCAAAGCGGTCTGGAACCCCAAGATGCAGCGCGTTGAGCTGCTACTTGAAATCGTCAACGACCGCGACCAGGATTTGGCCAAAAAAATTGCCGACGGCGAATATCCCGCCGTATCGATGGGCTGCTTAAGCGCGGGCACGCCAATCACTATGGCTGACGGGCGGCGCGTCGCGGTCGAGAACATCGAAGTCGGACACCAGGTTCGGACGCACCTCGGAAATAATCACCGCGTATTCGAGCTGCACCGCCGAACGTATCAAGGCGTAATACACACCATCAAGCCCGAAGCCGCCCCCGCCCTGGTGGTGACGCACGAGCACCCTTTTCACGTCGTGAAGAAAATAGACGTGAAAAAGCGCGACGCCAAGGGCGCCTGGGTGTGGAACCCCGAGGCGGCGCCGCAAGGCGTCTGGAAGCTCGCCGAAGAGCTCGATCCTGAAGAACACTACCTGCTTCAGCCCATCAATCGGGAAGTCACGACCCCCTCGTATGTAACCTGGGCCTTTGCGCGGCTCCTCGGGTACTACTTGGCTGAAGGAAACGTACTGCACGATAAAAGCGAAAGGCTGTGCGGGGTAGAATTCACCTGCCACGAAAAAGATGAACTACTGCTCGAACTGCCCGACCTTTGTAAAGATCTGGGGCTCCCGGAGCCGTACATAACCCCCCGAAGCAACAGCGCGGTGGCCAGAAGCGCGCGAGTGTTTGACGCCGGCCTCGCCGAGAAATTAGCCTTACTCGCAGGCTGCGGAGCCAAAGCCAAGAGCCTTGACGCGTCGGTCATGACCTGGGCGACGACGTATCAGCGTGCGCTATTCGGCGCGTACGCCAACGGCGACGGGTGCGGGAACAAAGACGGAAGCCTACAGGTGTCGACGGCATCGGCCGATCTTGCAACACAGTGGCTCGACCTTTTGCCCCGTCTCGACGTCCTGGCGTCACACCAGGTCTTGAGCCACAAGCCGAACGCCCTGGTAAAAATCGCGACGACGGAACACGTCGTATTTATCGGCGCTCAGTGGGCGCAGGGGCTGCGCGATGTATGCGCGAAGGTAAAGCCCCATGAGCTAAAGGCCCGAAAAGAGGCGCGTAAGATCTTCGGAGACTACGTCGTAACGCCCATTCGCAGCGTAGAGCGCGCGGCGGGAATTATGCCGGTGTATAACTTTGAGGTCGAAGAAGATAACAGCTACGTCGCCGGGGGCGTCGCCGTTCACAACTGCCACGTCAAATGGGATGTTTGCTCCATCTGCGGCCATCGAGCTCCCACGCGGAAGGACTACTGCGAACACGCGCGAAACAAGATGCGGCAGGTTCTCTCCAACGGGGAGAAGGTCTGCGTTCACAACCCGTCGCCAAAGTTTTTCGACATCAGCTTCGTTTTCCGGCCCGCAGACCCCACGGGGTTCATGCTCAAAAAAGTCGCCTCTGCTTACGAGCTCTGGGCGGGGCCGAGCGCCAAATTGGGCGAGATCGCAGACGCGTACGAGCAAAAAATTGCCGACGCTCGAAAGCTGGGGGACATTCGAAAGCAGCTGTTAGGGCAAGTGGCCGCTGTTCGACAGAGTCCAACTATTCAGAAGTATCAGGCAACGGCAAAAGAGAACGCAAAAAATCGACAGAAGACGCCTGACAAGGACATAGCAAAGCTCTCGGCCTATCCTTTTTCAGTTGTAGCTTCAACGTTTGCGGCAAAGAACGCGGCCCTGTCTACCGGAGATGTAGCCCGCATATTTCTCAAGAAAGCGGGCGTCTCCTCCCCAGACTGGTTGATCGACCGGATCGTGGCCGTCGAACCTGTACTAGAAAGCGTGCTAGCCCGCGCGCCGGGGCTATACGAAAAATTAGGGCACCTCGTAGAGCTCTCCGACCGCCACATTGAGCCAGGCCTCTACCCCATCGTTGACGCTTGGATTGAAAAGACAGCCGGGATGAGCGATTTCATTCGCGACAGCGTCCTCGGCCCTAGTGATAACGCTCTGCCAGTAGGCCCCGGCGCGCTTTATCGCGCCACCGCCCCAGCTGCCACGGACGTACTCACGATCACGGACCCCAGCACGGGGCACGTCTATCAAACGACGCGCGGCGCTGCACAAAAGCAGCATAACGCGGACATGAAGCACAAACTTTTTGGCAGCCTAGCCTTAAGTGCGCTTTACGCTACGGCCTTGCACCACGGGCTGAAGAAAAAGCTGCCACCTGTGCTTACAGTTCCGGCGGGGATATTTCTCGGCGTGAAAACTTACGGGCTTGGGAAAAACCTATTGAGCCCGCTGAGGAACCCGGAATACATTACCGACCAGGGAATTGCTGTGCCGGGAAACACTGAGTTCGTCAAAGCTTCGGCGTTGAGCGCCCCCGCGCTGCTCGACAAAATTGCGTTCGATATCATTGAGCGCGTCGGAGACACCCCCGACCCAATCGCGGCCCTCCACGCAAAGATCGCGGCGCACGCTCCAAGGAGTGCGATCGCCGCATTCTTAGGGCACCCGAGCGACGATCAGGAAAAGGCGGCGGCGTTGATTGAAGGTTTGGAAAAATTCAGCGACACTGTCTCTGAGCCCGAGCTAGACTTTCACGCGTTTGGGACTCGCGTAGGGTCGCTACTGCTGTCTTGAAACGTCCTACCCTGTAGATGAGGATCGGCACATGAAGCTCAAGAGCCTAATCGAGAATATTGAACCGACGGGTCGCACCAAGACCGCTGCGGCTACGGGCGGCAATCCGTCAAACATCATGGCGGCGATCAACGAGACGCTCTCGCAGATCGAGAACACCAAAACGGCGTCGGCGACGCCCACGGCGGATCTTGAGAAGATGGCTGCCGATGTCGCCGCCAGCCAGCGCGATGGCGAGGTCGGGCACGCTGAGAAGATCGGCGCAGCGATGGCCGACTCGTTCGTGCGGCAGATCGCTGCCTACGAGACGGCCTCTGAGAAAATCGCCATGGAGAAGGCGGCGGAGATGAACGTCACCGCCGATGAGCTCCAGCTTGTCCGTACCGCCCGCATGGACCCCCGGGGCTTCCTGGCGAAGGTGGCCGAAGAGGCTGACTACCAGGATTACCAGAACGAGAAGGTCGCGGCGGAGATCTGGGAGAACACCACCCAGGAGACCGTGCGGGCGATCCACAAGACCGCGATGGACCACTACGCGGTGGGCTACGCCACGATCATTGAGGCGCTTCAAGGCTGATCATGGCGCACTCGGACGCCCAGCTTATGAGCGCGTTTCTTCAGCTGCGCAAAACGGCTTTCCAAAAGCTGGCTGCGCCGCTTAACGAGGCGGTTCTTCAGCCTTTCAATCAGGCTTCTCAGGGCGTCAAAACTGCGTCTGAAGTTGCGGCGATTGACAAGGCTCTTTTCCTTCACACGTCGGTGCCGTGATGCCGCGTTTTGTACCCTCCGTCAACGAAACAGTTGATCGGGTTCTAAGCGAGGTGGGTGCCGAGCTGCAGGTAAAAACTGCAGCTCGGCGCGAGCCCGCCAAAACCGAAAGCTTGCCGCCACTTAAAAAAATCGCGCAAGCTCTTCGCGCTGACTCCGAACCGGCGCTAACTTATGACGTTCTTCACGTCGTGAAATTGGCCATGATGGAGGACGCGCTCGGCCCTTTGCCTCTTCCGGAATTATCTCCGGAAACTGGTGACTCTTACAGCCGGGGCCTTCGTAAAATTGCGAACGAGCTCAAGCTTGAAGACCACCGCGCGCACGAGGCACTGCTCGTAAAAGGCGCACATGCGCTCAAGGCGAGCCGAGGTCTTATGCTTCTACGCGAACTGGTCAGGGAGTGACATGAGCCTTAGAGAAAAAGTCGCCTCGCTTCTTGAAGCTCTGGCGGACCAACACGACGCAAATCCCTCCGGCCCCGTGATCGCGGAGCCCGAGGAAAACGCAGTCGAAAAATTTGCTGCGACTTACCGCAACATAACGGGTGAGGACTTGGCGCCTGAACTTCGTGACCGCCTCGAAGGCGACGACGTTCTGCGTGAGGCGATCTCGAAAGTCGCGAATCAAAATTCTCGTCGTCCTACTCCTTTAGGTGAGGCCGCAGACTCGGACAGCTCCCGTGAGGAGTCGCGCGGTAAAACAAAAGAGGCCGCAGAGCGCGAGGCCTACGAGAAGTTTGCGCAGGGCATCCTCGCAATCGGTCAACGGTGATCCCTAGAATTACAGGCAGAGGTAGCAAGACATGAAGCTCTCGCAAAAGTTCAACCTGTCCGGTCGCGACCCGATCAACGGCGCGAAGGCCGGCATCTACGAGTCGTTCACACCCGTAGAGGTCCTCAACGCGTACGCAGCGGGCGTGGGTCCGGGCGTCCCCGACGACAACGGGACCCCGGTTCCGGGTACGATCGAGCCAGGCCACATCGTGGCAATGGCGGCGACCGGCGCCATTCAGCTTGCGACCTCGCCGGTGCTCTCGGGCGGTGGCGCTGCGCTCCCGATCATGATGTTCGTAGTGTTCTCGGGCGACGACGACTTCTCGGGCGCCGCCTCGGGCACGGTCAACGCCATTCACGGCGGCTGCCGCTTCGACACCGAGAAGTTCAACACGGCCGCGTCCTACACCCCGGGCGCCCCGCTGTTCGCCTCGAACGCCACCCCCGGCATCCTCACCCCGAAGACGCTCGGTGACAACCGCCAGATTGTTGGATTCGTCGGCCCCCGTGGCGTGCTGAACGGTGTCCTTGACGTGTTCATGCCGCAGACAACTGGCTCCGGCAACTGATTAACCAAAAAAAGGGCACAGGAGTAGACATTAGTCATGGGTGCATACGCTACAGAGACACCGCAGGTCAGCGCTCGCTTCCTCAACCAGTCGTTCCTAAACGCCATCGAGGGCGGTCGGACGAAGGAGGCCGCTGACGAGGGTACCAACTTCATCCGCGAGATCGTACGTCAGGCGTCCGCCGTGCGTGAGATTCTCCCGCCCGTCGGCCTCCAGGACGACGAGATCGACCGCGACGAGCGGACGGATGAGCCCAAGAAGATCGTCGAGAAGGAGCCCCAGTCGGTGGCGACCTTCGTCGAGTTCCAGGGCACGCCGTCGGCGTACTGGTTCCGGGGTCCGCGCTACGCGGTGTTCTTCGGCAAGATTCTCTCGCCGAAGGCCACGAAGTCGAAGTTCCAGCTCATGACCTACCAGAACGATATCCGCAAGATTCTTGCGGATAACTTCGTGAAGGACATGGCGGACCAGGAGGACAAGTACTGGCGCCGTCAGTGCCTCGTTCTCGTGAACAAGAACCCGGGCGCGCAGCGCACCAACGCCCCGGCGTTCACCTCGGCCGCCTTCAAGCGGGCGTTCCAGTCGCTCCTCGACCGCCGTCGTCCCATCGGCAAGATGCTGATGACGAAGTCGCTGTACATGGAGGCGATCGACCTCCCGGCGACCACGGTCGGCAACGCGATTGCCGAGGCGCACTACCGCGAGGGTATTGAGAACGAGGAGAAGCTCTTCGGCGTGCCCGTGGTGACGACTGTCAAGTCGGACATCTACGACCCCCGTGAGGTGTGGGTGTTCTCGCCGCAGAACTTCCTCGGGAACTTCTTCCTCCTTCAGGACGCCACCCTGTTCATCAAGCAGGAGGCGGACATGATCGAGTTCTTCACGTACGAGGCGCCCGGCATCGGTATCGGCAACCGCCTGTCGATGCAGCACATCGTCTTCCCGTCGGCCACCTGATCTAAGCTGGCGACATGAGAACCCTCGTGGGCTACAATTGCCCACGAGGGTTTTTCATTGCCGTACCAAAGCGCCGCTCAACGCCGATTCTTTCACTCTGAAGGCGCCCGAAAAGCCGGCATCACGCCGGCCATGGTCGAAGAGTGGGATCGTGAAACCAAGGGCAAGAAGCTCCCTGAGCGCGTTGAAAAAAGCGCTGAGCTTTTTTCAATTCTATTGAAGGCAGCGGCTGCGACAACGAGCGCGGTGCGCATGGGGTCTACGCCGGTCCCGAAGCCGTTCAAACCGATGAAGCCCGGTGCGGCGCCTAAAGAGCAGGAAGAGGGGCCGACAGGATTCATGAACGGGCGCGGCTACCAGGACGCCTTCCGCGACAACGCCTCGACCAGCGCGGCAACCGGGGCGGACGCCAGGTTGCAACGCGGCGAGCAACTCACAATGCCCTCATGAAGCCGGAAACAAACGACAGACTTACGCGGCTGATCGAAGGCGCGGGTCCGGCAAACCCGTTCCGCCGTGCGGTCACGCCCTCTCGTCCAGAAGAGAGCGAGCTGGCCGCGATGACGTCATTTCACGACATCGAAGCCCCTGCTGGAGGCCTTCCCGGTCCTATGATGGACGGCCCGCCGTACACAGTAAAAGACGGGGCGCTTCGATTATTTCACGCGGTGAAACAAGCCTTTCATGCTCACGACCGCATGGAAGAGCGTACGCCGTTTCACAAGTCGTACGTCAATCAGCTTCAATTGGCCGTAGACACGCTCAATCTCAAGGGCAACCAGTACCATCTTCCGCTTCGCGCCAAAGACGGCACCGTCGCGGGCTTCGCGCAGTTTAAGCGTGTACCCAACCGAAAGACGCCAGTACTAGCAACGGTCCTGGGGCCCCAGATGACGCCCGGCGGACAGAACATCGAGTCCATGATGAAGATGGGCTCAGCGCCAGAGACAAACACCACGCCTCGGGCGTCCGGCAAGTTCGACACCGACCACATCGACCCCCGGCCGCCGGAGAGCACTTCTTGGAACCGCCGGCATCGGCACCTTTATGCTCCAGAGACGGGGCGGTACGCCATCGACAAAGCTTTTGATGGCGTGCTTACAAACCCGCGTCACGAAGTGATTGAAAACGGGGCGCTACCTTCAGACGTCACGGACATGCGATGAGCTTGGAACTGACCGTAAACGGCGTAGCCCCGCTATTTCCCACCGGGTTCTTTGTCCAGTGGACCCTACGAGACGCTACGGAATCCGGCGTTTACAAATTTGACGTATATCGGGGCGGGTCTACAGCCGGGCCGTGGGAGCCCGTAGCCCTGGGCCTTGAAAACCAGTACGCCACGATTGATCGGTTCAGCGCGCCCTTCCCCAGCACCAATGAAAACAGGCTGCGACCCAATCAGCTCAACCTCTACCGGCTATTTGTCTACCGCGTTGTCGTGACCTCCCCCAGCGGTAAAACTGCCGAAGGCCAGTTAGACAACGCCCCGCTCGACGAAGGCGCCCTCAACGACCGGCGAATGGTTCAATACGCCCGGAAGCTTATTCGGGATTTCCGTTTGAGTCTTAAATTCAACGGCACCCGGTGCGTCATTCTCAAGCGGCGGCACTGGGGTGTCCGGTGCGAGTGCGTGGACAAAAAAACAAAAGAGATTGTACGGGGCGCCTGCCGAAAGTGCTGGGGTACAGGAATCGTGGACGGCTATTGGACCCCGTTCGTGACGTACGCTCGGCGAGCGGCCGGCTCCAACGCGACGGCTGTTACCCCTGAAAACAAGAGCGATAGCTCTGACGCAAAACTGTGGCTACCGGATTACCCAGCCCTCGAAACCGACGACATCGTTGTGTTCATGAAAGAAAACACACGCTGGCGCGTCGACCAGAGCACGAGCACGCAAATACGCCTTCAGGACGTTCACCAAGTGGTATCGGCACAGGTCCTAGACCGGGGGCATATCCTTTACCGGTATCTGATGGACCCCCGTCAAATCGAGCCCCTCTACTGAAATGGCAAAGCTCACCCCTTACTACGGAACGCCGCGCCTTGAAGGCCAGCACCCGGACGTTTTCCCCGGGTCTCCGCTAGCGCTGATCGCAATTTTCGTAGAGGTGATCCGCCTGCGCTTCAGTCAGGATAACGCCTACAAGCTGCCGTACTACTGGAGCCCCGACCCGTCGCCAGAGCCCGACGAGGAGAACACCGACGACAGCCCTCGCAAGATTTTGATCGAAAGCCAATACCTGCAGCACCCGGACGCGCGGGACTACCGTCCTGCGATCTTTGTAGAGCGCGGAGATATGGCTTTCTCAAAAATTGTCGTGGGCAATCGCGGCGCGTACTCCGAAGCTCTGGACGCCAACGTTTATGTCATGCACGCGACAACCCCCATCAGCGTGCTCTGCGTCACCAAAGATCGTGGCGAATCGATGTCCATCGCCGAGATGGTGACGTTCTACCTTGCCTCGCTTTTGCCTGAGCTTCGCGAGACGTTTGGGTTTCAAGACGCGTCCCTCCCGGTGTTGGCCGGAACGCAGGTGTACCGCCGAAGCTCGAACGACATCGAAGAGTGGGTGACGCCCGTCAACCTACAAATAACGTGCAAGCACGTATGGCGCGAGGCGGTCATCGCTCCAAAACTACAAGAAATAAGGATGCAGCTAGGGCTGAACGCGCCGTCCGCGCCGCCTACGCTTGCAGGCATCGTAATCCAAAGACCCCGATAGGGCTTCACGCCGTGAAACGGCGCCTATCCTTGACGACGAACCTTCGGAGAACAGCACATGGCAAGGCCGCTCGTACTCGTATTTCAGGAGCTCGCTGCCCCCACAGCGACCCCGACCATTCCGGACCTCAACACAGTCATCGTCGGGCCTGCTTACGAACTGCTTGATTACCCCGATGACGCGGCCTCGATTCTTCTGACGAACACCTACGGGCAAGCCGATCAACCGGCGAGCACGTATGTGCCCCCGGCAGTTGGGGCCGATGCCGTCACAGTCGTCGGAGGTGGTTATCCGGCGCAGTCGGCAGGGTCTGTCGTTGATCACGACTCGGTAACTTTCATTCTTCGCTTCCCACGCGTAGTCCTGGCGTCCACCGTAGCGGCGGTCACGCCGTATATCGGCACGCACGTAACGACGAGCGTGAGCGACCAGACGCTCATCACACTCGCCGGCGCGATCGGCGGTCAGAACTTCTCTACCGCCGGTATTCGAGCGGGTGACCGGGTCATCCTGACGTCGGCCTCAAACCAGACAGTCACGCGTGTTGTCGCGTCCGTCGGCGAGCCGAACTCGGACGGCCTTGCCACCAACACGGCCGTTTTCCGCATAACACAGAACCTACCGCCCACAGGCACGGGCGTCGGGCAATGGAACTACGGCGGTAACAGCGAGCTGCGCATCGAGCGCGAGCTTCAGATTCAAGAGCTCGACGCCCCGGGATTCGTGGTGTTCCCTGACCCCGGAAGCGACACCGTCGTAATCCGTGGTGGTGTAACCCTTTCCATCTCCCTGACGGCGTATCCGACCATCGCGGCGCCAAACCCCGTCGCCGCGACAGTCAGTCGGACCCTGTCCTACTCGCAGCTCTACCTCGCGTACCGCGCGCTACGGCAGGATCTTCAAGGCGTTGAGGTGTACGACTCCGCCAGCCTTCAGACGGTCAACAACATCCCGACCGTTGTTGGGCTGGGGAAGATCGATGCGCGGAACCCCCTCGCGGTGGGCGTGAGCGTCGCGCTCGCCAACTCCGGAACCGCCCCCATCTACGCCTACGGCGTATCGAGCAACGACAGCGTAGGGCACGCGAACGCCCGAGATTCGATGTCGATGCGCAGTGACCTCTACGCCTTCGTGCCCCTCACGCAAGACATCAACATTCACGCGAGCTACAAGACCGAGTTCGACGATCTCGCGGACCCCACCACGGCGCTGGAAAACGGCGTGCCGCAGAAGTTCCGCGTCGTGATCGGATCGGTTCCGCTCCCCACGACAACGACCATCTATGACGGGGCCATCACCGGTGTCGCCCAGCAAAGCGGTGCGGCCAGCGGGCTGTACCGGACAGTAGACATCGACTCGGCGTCTACAGGCCTGGACCTCGCCGTCAACTTCGTCCTACCCGGAGACACGGTCACCATCGGGCTCGTAGACCCGGCTGACGCCTCTTGGCAGAGCCGACGCGGCGTACACACGGTTGGACACGTCAATGCGTCGTTCGACGCGGGTGTCACCAACTCCACGTTCGAGATTATCCCCGGCAGCAGCCGTTGGGATAGCACCGGCGCGCCGGCCGGAAGCTCTGACATTGAGATCGTAATCAAAGGCCCTGACGGCAGCGTCAAGATGTCGAACCTGGCCCAGGCGACAATTTCGACGGGCGCAGGCCCGACTTTGTCGACGATCCAGTACGACATGAAAAACCCGACGGTTGTCGGCGGGCCCTACGAGATCGAATATGTCGCCGTCGGCGCCGCGCCGTCTGTAAGCATCGCGGTGGTCGGATTTGCAATCACCGTGACAGTCAACGGCACGTCGCACACGGCCGACAATGTCGCGGCCGCCATTAACAGCAACAGCATCACAAGTGCGCTGATGACGGCTGTCGTAACGGCTGGAAATTTGAACGTTGTTCTCGCCGCCGCGCCCACCCCCATTGAGCCGGTTGTTGGGTCGTGTGACACTACGATCACAGTCAACGACAACCTCTTCAATCGGCTAGAGGACAGCGCTGCGCTGTTCCTGACGGCAGGTGTTCGGACAGGCGACACCATCGAGATGCCGCTAGACCCCAACAACTACGGGCCCGACGCATACAACACGCGCTTCCTGTCCTACACGGTGGCTGCGGTTCTCAACGAGAATCGAATCCTGATTCAGTGCCCCACCGATGACACGGGCTCTGTGGCAAACGAATTGCCGCACTACTACCTGCGCGACGTTGCAAACCGTGAGCTCGACAACACGCTACCGAACGCGATCAACTACCGGATTCGTCGGCAGCTGACGAAAGACGAGCAGATTCTGAACCTAGTCACGATCGCCCAGAGCGTGCGCTCGAAGCGCTGCACGCTCACCTGGCCGGACGTCGTACAGGTTGCAGACCTTCGAAACGGAGCGCTGCCCCGTTCGACGGCAAGCATTCGCCCGCTCGCGGGTGACGTGCCGGGGTACTACGTCGGGTGCCAAGTCGGCGGCGCCTGCGCAGGCCTACCGGCGCAGCACGGCCTCACAAACCTCGGGCTCTCTGGCGTGAGCAGCCTGCGGCACTCTCAGGGGTACTTCACGGAGCGCCAGCTAAGCCGCCTCTCTGACGGCGGGTTCTTCGTGATGGTGCAGAACGTCCCTGGCGCCCTGCCGATCTGCATCCACCAGCTGACGACCGACCCCACGACACTGGAGACGGGCGAGCTTTCGGTTGTACGGAACGTCGACTTTATCTCGAAGTTCTTCCTTGACCTGCTGGCCCCTTTCATCGGCGTCTACAACGTCACGCAAGCCACACAGAACGCGATCTTCCGCGCCGTCAACGATGGGGCGCAGAATTTGATTGGGCGATCGCTGGACCGTATTGGCCCGCCGCTTATCAGCGGCACCGTGACCAGCATCAAAGTCTCAGACTACGATGCCTCCCGCATTGAGCTGTACTTCCGGGGTGTAATCCCGCGCCCCCTCAACACGATCGCCTTCCACCTCGTGGTGTGACCGAATGAGCGACTACCGGTATGACTACCTATTGGAGAGCCACTTCAAAAAAGAGGCGCTCCTAGGGGCTGCAATGAATGCCGGCCGGGCAGCAATGGCTGCTGCCCCGGGAGCGCTCACGGCAGTCAAAAACGTCGGCAGCGCCGTCGGTAATGCAGCGGGGAGCGTAGGCCGAGGCATAAAGAGCGTCGGTAGCGTAGGCGGAAACTTTTTGTCAGGCGCCTTTTTTGGAGGGCCCACCGCTAAAGCCACTACAACTGGGCGGTTGGCAAATTACGCCGGAAAAGCTACAGCCCTGGCGCCAATCGCTTCAACGGCGCTCCCCAGCGTTCATGCCGGGGGCGCCGGTGGCCCCAGCGCAAACTTACCATTTGCGCAGTTGGGCGGAAAAACTGCTGCGGCTTCACTCCGTGAAATGGCCTACGTGCACAACATGCAAAAGCATGCTGAGCACGGGGCGCTGGATAAAGCGTTGCATATCGCGCCGTACGCCGCATGGGCTATTGGCGCGGGGCTTGAAGACACGAGCATCGCCAAAAACTACCCAGTGCTCCCCAAACTCTTTAGTGGCGGGGCTTACGCCGGATACGCGCTGAACTCAATACGTAACGCGTACACAGACCCCAAAGAGCGCATCACCGGAGCCATAGACGCCTTCTCACTTATGGCAATGCTCGGCGCAGACGTTGCGCGGTGGCGCCGCCCAGAACCTGTAAGCCACTAACATTAGGAAAAAGCAATGACAACCTATCCCATCGGTGTCACAAAAAGCCTCGGCACGTGGAACTTTCAGAAGCACCACGTCGAGCGCATGCTCGATAACGCGACCTACGACGCGGTCCATCCGGATGACACCCTCATCCTGGCTGGGCCGGCCCGGCGTGGCGTGGCGTTTCCTTCGACGCCGCGCACCCTCATGGCGCTGGGAATGTTTCAATCCTTCGGGATGCAAACTCAGGCGCCCGTCGCACCCGTCATGGGCATCGGCTCTGGCCGTAGCTTCTTTCTTCGCGGAAAGTCGCAGTCAAGCTGGAACCTTCAGCGCGTGATGATCAACGGCCGTAACCTCCTTCGGGCGCTGTACCACAACGCGACCGAAGTAGCCGGCCTGAGCCCCGACTTGTTTGATGACCCTGCGTCGCTCGCGCGTAACTCGCAGTTCTTCATCAACCTGGATTCGGAGCTCTACTACATCCCCTTCGGCCTAGCGGTGATCATGCGCACCAAGAGCCGCACGCTTGTCGCGGGCTGCTACCTTGAGCTCTGCATGATCAACAGCTACGGCTCGCAGATCCAGGCGGGCCAGAGCATGGTCGCTGAGATGGTGTCGGGCATGTGCGACCGCATCCTGCCGTTCCAGGCGAGCGACAGCATCTCGGGGATTGAAGGTAACGGCCGCGCCGCGATGGACGCGGTTCTTGGCCTCGCCGGAAATACCTTCCCAGAAGCCAACGTCCGAGAGATCCAGACCTTTGCTGACGATGCGCTCAGCAACGGAGATGTCAACATGGTCTCCGGCTGATACTATGGGGCATGGCCCCTCCTCGCCGACAGCGCCCTTCCGAACAGCTCCCCACCCGCCAAGACCCGCTGATTCCGAACCCCCAGAGCTTTGCTATGGGGGGTGCGGCCACGGCTGGCCCCGCGAACATCATCGAGCGGGGCGTGATCATGGCGGTAGACGCCCAACGCCAGATATACCGTGTTCGCCTCAACAGCGGGCGCACGCTGATGATGGCGCGAATCCGAAACCATCTTGGCGACGTAAATGTTCTCCCCGTGGGGGCCTTCGTCGCTGTTACCTTCGGGCTGGGGCTCCCATACATCATGGGGGTGCTGCCACCAGAATCGTCAAACACCCAAGAAGAAAACCCCATCACCGTGACGGACACGGAAGGCTATGGGGGAAACGACCCGCTTTTAGCAAGAAACATGGGCGCTAGCTCCCGTGGGCGAGATGAGCCCCGAGACATGGTCCCGGGGGACTTTGTAGGGCTCAGCCCCGACGGCGCCTCCGTCGCGGCGCTTCACGGAAAAGTCGCACAGATCCGGGGCTCGGCACTCGCCAAGGTTCAGGCTTTTGGCGACCGCGATCTCGTACAGATCGTGGCCGGTACGATACGGACGCTGTCGTGGATGGGCGAGTCCCGGATTGAAAATAACGACGGAAAGACTTCGTTCATTTGGCGCGGCGGCTGCGACCAGCTCTCCCAGACCGGCCCGGACGAAGAGCGATACACCATCAAGCTCGACGTCGGCGACACCGGAAACATGATCAAGCTCGAAGTCTGCAATCGCGAAAATCAAGCAGTCTTCAGGTTTCACGTCGACCCTCAAGGGCAGTGTGAGCTTTTTGCGGCTGGCGGCTTTAACCAGCACTCAGGGGCGGACGCCAATCAAACGCACCCGATCCGATACAACGGCACGACACAGACCGAAGTTACGGGAGGCGCTACGCGGACGGTGCAAGGGCCGGTGCAGGAAACTCATCAAGCCAGTCGCACCGAAGAAGTCACCGAGAACTACAACCTGACCGTCGGCCAGGACTTCGTAGTTCAAGCCGGTCGGGACCTACGGCTGACCGCCAGCGGTAACGGTTACGAATTCATTACCGGCGACAAAACCTCAACGAGTAGCGGAGACTACAAGATGGAGGTTGTAACGCCGGGTAAGGTTCACGCCGTGAAAACAACGGCTGGCGAGGCGTCCGTCGAAACCGCCACCGGCAATTTCCGCGTGACGACACAGGGCGGACAAGTACTATTGGATGCCGGATTAGGCCTTGCCCGAGTGGAAGCCACTCAGATTGTTTTAGCCGCAGGGTCCGGCAGCATTGGGCTAAGCGCGCCCGCCGGCAGCATCACCATCGGTGACAACGCAAGTTCCGGCGCTACCAAGTGGGAGGAGCTGAACACGGCGATCCAGGCCATGGCGCAACAGATTTCTTCACTAAACGCTCTGGTCGCATCGCACGTTCATGGGGCTACCTCGACATCGGCGACGTTGGCCCCTCTCGCATCCCCTGTGAGCGTCAATCTCCAATCCGCGCGCAGTGGCGTCCGCCTAGGTTGACTTATACTTTCCGGCAGCGAGTCACCGCATGACGCGGGGCCGCTGGAGAGCTATGAGCAACGCAATCATTACAGTCACGGCGTATGGCAACTCTGCGATGTCCGACCTTCTCGGCATCGAGGCCTACGCCAAGCCGGGCACCTGGGTAAGCCAGAACTTCAGCTTCGGCGTCACCGTTTCCTTCCAGGTCACGGGCGGCGTCTGGTCGCGTCTGCGCCCACAGCTCAACGCCATGGCCAACCGCCGCATCCCGGCGATGGACAGCAACGGCGTTCTGTTGGGCACGGGCAAGACGCAGCCGGCCCTTTCCTACTCGATGGAGTGGGTCCCCGGCGATCGCCCGCGCGTGCACCGTGCACTGATCGGCGTAGCCGGCGGCACGGCGGCGGTTGCGGCGACTGGCCGGATTGAAACCGTTGAAGGCGCCGCGATCAGCGACGGCGAGACATTCATTCTCAACGACGGCGTGAACCTGGCAACGACCTTCGAGTACGACAGCGGGGGCGGCGTCACTCCGGGCAACATAGCGATTGCGTTTACCGCACTTGAGTCTGCGGCTACCGTGGCGACAAACACGGCCAACGCCATCAACGGCGTGGTCGCGGGCCTAGCTATCACGGCCGCCGCGTCGGGCACGGTCGTCAACCTGACCAACGACGCCACGGGCCTCGCGGGTAACGTCAACATCATCAACAACACCGTCATGGACGTAGCGGGCATGTCGGGCGGGGCTTCGGCCGCGACGGCGACAAACCTCTCGATCGCCGCCCCAGGCGACATCACGCTGGCCGGCACCAACCTCCTCGCCGGAACACGCGCTGCGTCGGTACTTCAGACCTGGAGTGCGGCCTACAGCTACGGCAACCCGGGAACGCGGACGTTCACGCCGGCTGTCGACGCCCTTCGGCTAGAGGCGGTTCTAACGGGGCCGTTCGGTAACAAGGTCTGCTACACCATCGAAGCTGCGTCGGGCGCTGGCAGCGTAACGACGCGCCTCATCGAAAACGACGACGCCCACATCACTGTCGTCCCTGCGGCCGGCGCGTCGAACTCCACGGCCATCGCTGCACAGATTGCGGCAGACCCCCTCGCAGGAAACTTCATCTCGGCCACAGCCCTTGTGCCGAACTCGGCCATCAGCCCGACCAGCACCCGCCAGCTCCCGGGCGTAAGCCCCGGCGGCATTACGCCGTCGAGCGCGGGACAGGTCAACCGGGTTTACCTTGAGGGTGGCGACGGCGGCGGGCTCGCCATGCTCATGGTTCCCGTCGTGGCGGGCGACCCCACGAACATGCTCCTCCTGGTGAGCACGCGGGCGGGCAACGATCGGAACCTGATCACCCTCACCATCACGATCAACTCGGGCGTACCGATCGCGACGACGGTGAGCGGCAACAACATCACCGTAGCGCTTCAAGGCGCTACCGCCACGCTGGCGGCTATCGCAGGCAGCATCAACGGGACGGCAGCTGCTCGGGCGCTCGTTGAGGCCCAGGACCAAGGCGTCGGCAGCCTCGGCGCGCTTGCGAAGTCGTGGCTCTACGGCGGTGGCGGTGAGCCGGCGGTTGCAACCGTCGCTGGCGCTGCGGCAACCATTCGCTCGCAAAGCGACGGCCAGATGGTGCTCCGTACCACCAACCCGGCGCTCGTGGCTGCCGGCGCAGTAGTAGGCGAGCTCGCGGCCGTACAGGTTCAGATGAACTACGGCCTGGTCGCGGCCGACATCGGCGCGCTCGTCGCCTGATCAGCGCTTCCGCTTCGCGGGCTTGCGATCTGATCCGACACCCGGCAGCACAGGAACCTGCGTTGCCGGGTGCTCCGTCGGATCTTCCGACGACCCGACTAGCTCTTCCCCTCCAAAAAGCTCTTCCTTGTCCCCGGTTGCCATCTGAATGGCGAGTTCGGTCGGCGTGATCGGCGTCGTCGCCTTCTCGGCCTCTGTCTGCACGTGATCGTGCTTTTCGACCGGCGGGGCTTCAGCAATGACAACTTCATCTATCGCTGTGGGCGCCTCCATGGCGGCGCCATCAACGTCAATCTTCCCGCCGGGACCGGGCGGGGCGACGCGCGGAGCGTAATCGAGAGACGCCATGGTGGCCACGTCCGGCGCTCGGAGCGTCAACTCAAGGTCAAGATCGTCCCCGTGATCGGTATCGACCTTGGTCACCCGAAGGAACACTTCCAGGCGCTTGTCGCCAAGGAACACTTCAAGCGGAAGCTCGGTGAGCCTACGCGGAAACTGAAAGTGCAGGACCTCACCGGTCTGGATGCTGCGGATGTGGCCCGAGAGGCCGCCTGTCTCATGTTGAACCGAAAGCTTCATGTATACTGTCCTCTATGAGTGACCCGGACACGCCTCACGGCGTGAAAATTCTCGCGGCTGCGGGCGAGATGATTTTGAGAGTACACCGGCTAGAGTTATTGTCCAAACTCGCTCGCGCCAAAGCCCAAATGGACGCCATGGCAAAAGCTACAAAGGAGACCCCTCGTGACGTGGACATCGGAAACCCCGAGCGCTCCTGAGTCCCTGACGACGATCGGCAATCAGATCGCCACCCAGTTAAACGTCGCCGCAACCACCTTGCAAACTGCAAGCGCTGCGGCGCGAGCAGCGTCGCTCTTTGCCTTGCAGCAAGAAGAGGCCACGGCAACCCTCGCCAACATTGCAATTCAAACAGCAATCAATACCGTCAACGGGCTTCTCGACACGTTACTTGACGCCACAGGCGTTTACGTCCTGCCAATCCCGCTCCCGAAGATAGGCCTCGCCAAATACCTCCCGGTAGACACTCCGCCTCAATACAGTCAGGCGTTATTGGCCCGCCCCAGCGAAGAAGGTCAGCGCCTCATCACGGCGCCAACCAACACCGTGGCCGAACAACTACCGGGAACGGCCCGCGAGGACTTAGAGCAAAACCCTATCTGGCAGCAGTTCGTCAACCCCGCATCGGTGATGTTGGGCGGCAACCCGTACATTCTTAAAACAATATCAGAAGCCCTTTACGACCGCCGTGATGTCAACCGCCCTCGGCTCAATCAGACGGCATACTGGGGCTACATGCTCAGCATCGCCGGGGCGAGCGATGTTACGTCCATCATGAACACGGCGATATATTTTTCGCGCCTCATCCGATCACTAGGGAACGCCAATACGGTTAGCCCCGACGGCGGATTGGCGGACATTATCCCAGAAAATGTAACAGCTACGCTGTCGGGGCGTGGCGGGTTCGCTGTAATCCAATGGGATCCGATCGCCGTAAGCCGGACGCTACGCAGCTACGATGGCTCAACGGTCACAATTACAAAGTACGCAGTAATCCGCGCCAAAGGCCTGCAAGCCCGTACCGCACGCGGAACTGAAGAGCTCTTTACGGGTAACGCTAAAGAGCTGACTGAAGAGCAACGCGGGCTCTTTGACGCCGTCGTCCTCAAAGTCGCTGACTACGACGGCGTTACGACTCGCTACGTCGACGAGAGTGCGCTTGAGGAGAACACCGCGTACTACTACTTCGTAGCTTTTGCCACAAAAATTGTTCCGGCGATTTCTCCGGTTTTGGACGTCAACAATGAGCCTCTACCGGACCAGGCGATTACTCAGGCCCTCGGGTTCAATCGATTGTCGAGTGCGGCGGAGTTCCGAAAGCCTTCACCGCGTGAAAATCCTCAGCTCTTGAACGTGAACCGCCTCGGCACGGCCCCCGATTGGATGAAGTGTGCAGGGGCAATCGGTATGGTCCCACCGCTCAATCGGTTCGTTGGCCAGCTGCAAGAGTTTCTCAACGGTCTTGCGGCAAGGGCGACCAACCTGTCTTCCGTCAACAGCCAATACATTGCGTTCTTGAATCGACAAGTTTCGCTTTATGAAAGTAAAGCCAACGAGATCTCACAAAAGATTCAAAACCTAACGCGCTATTTCGACCCCGGGCAGTTACAAGCGGGGCTTCACACAACGTTTCGAACGGGAAACGGGGCGGTACCGTCACTCGTAGCGGATGTCGCCATCGCCCTGGGCGAAAGCAACGACCCCAACTGGCCGCCATTTACTCAGGGCGACGAGTTCGTTGCGGGCTTCATGGCGCTGGCCGTCGCCCCCAACGCAGCGGCGATAGATCCCGTAATCGAACTTCTGAAGCTTCTCTTCGCGCCAACAGCGGGGGCTGACCCGGTGCTTCAGGGGATCGAGTCGGTCAATACTCAGTTGGCCACTGCCGAGGCCAACCTCATCGCCCAGATTACGGGCGGTAGCGGGCTGCCGGCGGTGCCGGCAAACACGTTCAATCAGGATTTGACGGCGCGTGCCCCGGGGCAAGGAGACTCAACGTGCGATTGAGGTTGACTACACCCGTAGGCTTTTACGAAGCCAACACCCTCACCGGTTTGATCTGGGAAGTAATCCGCCATAGGTTCGAGCACCTTTTGGCCGGAGATGGATGGGTAGACTGATGCCGACGTATGACTACGCCTGCGAAAGCGGGCACCGACACGAACACTTTTGCAAGATTGCCGACCGCCCCACGCACCGCGAATGCCCTGAGTGCGGCGCTGAGGCGAAGTTTATCCTGTGCGCCCCCGCGATCGTGACCAATATCGTGGTCGACTACCCCGGCTCAAAGAAGTTCAAAGCGGGGTACATCCACTCGCACGGGGATCGTAAGGGAACAAAGATCCAGGTCGGCGCAGGCGGCAAGATCACGCCGTCGGACGAAGCGCCCTCGACAGACGGCGCGATCTGGAAGAACCCCCTAGGCTGACGGCATATCGCCGGGCAGGCGCGAGAGCTCGACGCTCATACGCATCAGGTTCAGCACCCGCTCCAGAAACTTCCGCAGATGCTCCTGCCCCTCCTCCGTAGTCTCTCGCCGGGCGAGATGACTGGTCAGTCCCAGCCAAAAGTTGAAAAGCGGCTCAAAGGACAGCTCGTTTCCCGTCGAGCCCTCGATGGCCGAAAAGGACATCGAGACCTGATCGGAATCGAGCAGAAGGCGCATGAGCACAAGGGCGTCGGCGGATACACCGTTACTAGCGGCCGCGTCTTCTTCTGAGACCCCGCCCTCTTCACGGCGATCGATGACGCGGATCTCTATCGGGCGGCGCTTCGTCATATCAAACATGGCGGGACCATAACATGGGACGTGTTTGAGCCAAAAGAAAACCGCCCCTTGAGAGGTGCGCCGGACGGCGCGGGGCGGCAACCCGGGACGGGTCAGAGGAGAGCGAGCTGCGCGAGGCGCAGCGCGGACGCCTTGGACTTGGCGCCGCAGATGAAGCGGCCGGGGTGGCAGAAGGCGCCGTCCGGGAGATCGACGGCGGCCGAGAAGGCTTCGTCCCGCAGCCCGGCCCAGGCCTCGGGGAGGAGGCGTCGGCTCTCGAAGGTGCCAGGCTTGGCGTTGATGGCCTGGACCATCCACGTGCCGGTCTCGCTCGGGAAGACGCAGAACAAGGCCGCAGGGGCCTCGTCGCGAACCTGGTCCCCCCAGGGGACGAACCGATCGAGGACCACGACCGGCCCGTTGTCCGAGGCGTCGATGGCCTTGGCCACGACGGCCTTGGCGAGGGCGTCGCCGAGTGCCGAGGCGACCGCGTTGCGCAGGATGGCCTGCGCGAAGTGGACGGCCTGCAGGAAGCAGGCCTCGAAATCCTTCTCGGCCATGTGCCAAGACGGGTTGAACCCGCTCAGCACGCTGGAGATCGAGACGGTCGAGACGCCCTCGAACGAGGGCCGCCCGCCCTCGTAGAGGTTCTGCCCGTTGTCGACCGCGTCGACGGGCTGGACGAGCTCCGTGTCGACCTGCAGGCCGACCGACGAGAAGTGCCCCTCGGGCACTCCGAGAGCGGTCATGACCCGGGAGGCGTAGTGCCTCCAGACGAGTCCGAAGCTAGAGAACAGGACACCGTTTTCACGGCTCCCCGCCCTCCCCTTCTGGTGGTGGTCGAAACGCCCCCGGTCGGGGTCGTACTCGCCGCCAACGTCGACCACGACGTTGGCGGCGGCCAGCTTCACCGGGTCGCGGGTGCGGACGACCGCGGCATCGGGGTATAGAACCCGCAGCGCCGCGACGGCCAGGACATCATCGGCGTGGAACACGCCGTCGTGCGTCGCGATGACGCACGAGTTGAGGGTGGAAACGATGGGCCCAGAAACAGACTGGAGAGTCATATGAACTTATACCCGCGTGCCCCCCCCCATTTTTTTACTACACTTCCCTCATGTCGATCGTCATCAACGGCAAGAAGATCGAGACCCCCGGGCTGCAAACCATCTCGTGGCTCGACGATCCAAAGGTCCCGCAAGCCACGGATTTCAATCCACGCGCGATGTGGATTCGCGCCATCGTTCTTCACACGGTCCACGGAAAATCTGGCCGGCTTCTTCCGGGGCTCTCCAAGCCCTCGTCCCGCGCTAAGAGCTACGCGCGATACCAGGCCAACACAGCGCGCAAGGTTTCGTGGGACTACACCGTCGGCACCGATGGGACGATCATCGCATCCAACGACCCCGTCAAAACGTACACCTGGCACGCGGGGGACGTGAACCCCTACACCGTTGGTATCGAGTTCGTCCAAGAAGACAACGGCGATCTCTACGAAGGCCAGATGGACGTCGTGGTTCGTTTTCTCGACGTCCTCACGCGAGAGCTAGCTGACGCCGGACACCCCATCCAGCGGCAAGTGCCCATGACCTCCAACGGCGAGCCGGTCAAAGGTGTCATCGCTCGCATCGAAAATAACGACAGCGCCAAGCAGGTTGTCGGCATCTACGGCCACCGCAACCAGACGGGGCAAAAACCTGTCGGCGACCCCGGAGACGCCATCTTTCACGCGCTCCTTCGCGCGGGCTACAAAGGCTTCAACCTCGACGCCAAAGACGACATCACTTTCTGGAAAGACGTGCAGGCCCGTCTTGGCCTATCCCCCGCCGACGGCATCCCTGGCCGAGCGACGCAGCAAGCGCTCCTCAATGCCGGGAACCCCCACGGGCTTTGGGTTGAGCGCCCGGGCGACCGCTGATTTCACCCCGTGAAAGACTACACTTAAATCACCATGGCCAAGATCACGCTGACCGGAAACCTCTTCATTCAGCTCGCGGGCGAGTCCAAGCCGGCGCCGCTGCCCTTGAACCTTGAGCTTGACTACACCGAGAAGTCGGTCGTCGATTACGTCTGGCCCTCGAACCAGACAAACCTCGCGCTAAGCCAGGGCACCGTCACCGCGCCGCGCTTTATCGTAGTGGAGGTCACCGAAGGCAACCTCCTGCTATCCACGAGCGCGGCGGGCACGGGCGCCATGCAGTTCAATGCGAACCCCACGCCCCAGGCTGGCGACTCTCCGGCACGCGGCATCATGTTCACGTACAACGCGAGCGCCGCGCAATACTACGCAACCACGTCGGGCCCGACGCGGGCAAAGATCTGGTTCTTTGAGTGATCAGGTCGCCGCGTTGTAGCAGACGCGGCACATCGGCGCGTACATCTCCGCAGCCCCCAGAACCACCTGTTCCGTTTGCGGCGTACGTCGATGCGTCATGGTGGCGGTGTCGCTGCAGCAACCTGCGCAAACAGCCGTCAGCTTGATCACCGAATCGGCAATCGCCAAAAGCTGCGGCATCGGGCCAAAGGGCTGACCTCGGTAGTCCCGGTCAAGCCCGGACACGTAAATTTGCCGATTCTGCCGCAGAAGCGCCTGCACGTGGCCAACAACCTGCACGTCGAAGAACTGCGCTTCGTCTATGGCCACCACACGTGTCGCGGCTCGAACACGGTCCAAAAGGCTGACCGGATCGCTGGAATCCACAGCCCAAGCCCCAATGCCCAACGACTCAAGGTCCAGGCCTCCGTGAGAACGCACCACGCCGATGCCATTGCGAGTGTCAGATGCTGGCACAAAGACTTGAGTAGGTAGGGCGGCATAGTGGGCTCGTTTGACCGCACGGATGAGGGACTCGGTTTTGCCCGAAAACATCGGGCCGGTGAAGACAGTGAGCATCGCGCAATTCTATCGGACTTTAGCCAACTGGGCTTTCAAGTACGCGCGAATTTGCTCTACGCCTTCCGGGTCGTGGAAAGTGCCTTCACGCCATTGATCCGGAATGACTGTTTTTTCGGAGAGCCCCTTCAAGATGTGTTTGCCCTGATTGGTGAGCAAATCTATCTGCTCGTCTACCCAGGCATCTGTGGCACCTCGGGGGGCATTCAACAGCTGATGCGGGCCCGTGTAACGCCCAGCCTCATCGCGGATGTCTCCATACGAGCTAACTCTGAACGCCCGGGGCCCCACTTGCTCTACCTTGTCGGGAAAGGGTTTGTTTTTGACAAATTTTGACGTAAACGTAGGTGCTTCGTTCAAAAAAGGTTTGTCAAAATTTTCGTATCGAGGTGTTCCCCAATTTTCGGCTGTAGCGGGTCTATCCCCGGTGCGGTCTGCTACCCAGTCTTTTCCCGTATTGTCTAACGCTTGGTGGTAAACTACAGAAAAATCTGGAACATTTTTATCCAACTTCCTTTGCGTTTTTGAGAACTGATACGCGCGGCGTCCGCCGTACAAAGTTCCGAGCCCCGCGCCGATGGCAGCTCCGGCACCAACACGCTTAGCCGTTTGCCCCCAATCGTGAGCGTCAGCGTCATGTTGCTTGTAGACATCGTACAGCCCGCCGGCCACAGCCCCAGGAATTGCGCCTCGAAGCAGCGGCGTTGTGACAAGTTCCGGCCTTGAGCGAAGCGCTTCGTAGAAATATTTGAAGGCCTCAGGGGTCGGCACGGTGGATTACTCCAGGCTCCGGATTCGGATTCGTCGGGTCGATCTGCGCATTGTCCTCAAACGCCATGTTGACGCCCTGTGCGTCCCGTAGGCGCTGCATGGCGGGGTCAAGCGGCTTGAAGGGCGTACGGCCTCGGGCAACGATTCCCAGGTCCTCTCCGCTTAGTTTAAATAAACCGTAGGCGTCGAGAACGGCCCGAATGGCGTCAGGGTTCATCGCTCAGTTCCTTCCGGTCTACGGAAAGATAACGGATCAGCGCGGCAACCCGAACAAGGAACGCCCGGGCCGCTGTGTAGTCCTTGTTCAGAAGCGCGGCCTGCGCATTTCCGACATCAGCAGACAGCCCCAGCATCAAGTCGTTGAGCGGCGCCCGTTCCTCCTCGACCATGAAAAGGAGGTGGAGCGCGTGCATCGTGTGGTCAAACTCACGCCCGCGATCAACCGCCCGCGTAACATCCATCTCGTCGAGATCTCGCGTGCACTCACACTCCGGCATGGGCTCCCCGGTGGCATAACGCGGGTATTCAAGCGGGCTTCCACAACGCTCACACGTTCCAAAAACAATCGTACTCACTGTTTCACCGGGTGAAAAATCACGCATGGTGCCGGCGGTGCCGGCGATGGTGATGCGTCGGGGTAGTCGTCATAGGCATGCCTCCGCCCATCATGGCCTGCTGCGCCATGTACATGGACGGCTGCGTAGCGGTCAGGGCAGGAAACATGTCGGCGCGCCGTGCGGCATCCATTGCGGCTTGTTGCGCCCGTGACGCGTCGTACGCATCGACCGCCGCCGACAAGCTGGGAAACGCCGACGCAAAAAACTCTGAAGCCTTTTTCGTCTGTAGCACCTGAGCTGCGGCTTTGGCGATTTCAGGAAGCGCTAATCTTTGGCGGACCTCTGCGTCCAACCACGGTCGCTTCCGGCTATGTGGGTATACCGTTGAAATAACATCAACGGCAAGCGCTGGATCTACATCGTAAAGCCGACGAAGAACGGCAACCCGCTCCTCAATCCGGCTGCGGGGTTGCAGCTTGTCCAAGTACTTGAACTCGCCAGGATCAAACGAAAACAAACTCATCCCGCAACTCCCTCGTCGTAAAACGTGCCGTGCGAAGACTCCTGCCCTGTGTGGGGGGGCTTCCGGTCGACACGCTTAAATACCTGCTGCTTATCGTACTCGATCTCGTTCTCGTTTGCGGCGTGATTGAATCGGTACGTGCCGACGTCTTTGTGAACGTTGGTTTGGGGTTCAGCCGATTTGAAAAAATAGAAGACGGCCGACGCAGTTTTCAAACGGTAACGGGCCCCTTCACGCACTGTGATTCCTCGCCGTATTTGCGTACCCCGACGCAAGCCCGCCAAATGCCGCACGCATATTGAGCTGCACTTTAATCCTTTGCGCCAGCTCTTGAAAGCGCTGGCGGTGCCACTCGGACGCCGCTTGATAGAGCTGGTACTTGTCGTCGATACCGATGGGCTGAACGTCACCATCCTGCACCGTGGCCTGGTTTCGCAGCTGGCGAATGGCCTCAGAGTTCAGAAGGTGCGCCGTGACGCCATAGAGCAAGACCACAGGCGGGATCATCGACTCGGTGAAGACGCCGATGATGGGCGGGAGCGCCGTGTAAAAGTTCACGGTGAACTCGATAGCATCCTGAACGTCTGCGTCCGAGAACTCGACGTTGTCGAGCAGGATGTTGATAACGCCTGTGTCTTTTACCTGACCGGCGTAATCACGCATGAACCGGCGAATCTTATCGCGGCTCAGGATCTGTGTAGTGGTGGGGGTTCCGACGACAGGCATACCCTGAAGGGTAGCCTAAAAATCAGGCGGGCGAGATTGTCGATGCCGGCTCTGCTAGGTCTTTTTGTTTCTGCGTGGGGTTGAGCACTTCCTGCCCCGCCTGACCCGCCCGGTCGTAAAGATACTTCCCCGCGCGATACGCCCCGTAGGCGTAAGGCGTGTAGCCGATGGCTCGACCAAGGTGAGATGAAATTGGCTCCTTACTGAGGCCGGCTTGAAAGGCGGCTATGGGGTGCATGGCGGTGAGTGTTGCCATGTTTACGGCATCGGCCAGCGGCATGCTTATGTTTTCTAATCTAGACGCATGAAGCCGATCCCACAGCTGCCGTAACCGCCCGGGGCCTTCAGCTGATTTCTGGAAGCTGTAGTTAGCGACCTTCATCGGCGCTCGATGCGCCGCTATGCTCTCCTGCAGCCGCGTAATAAACCCTGTTCGCGGTTGCTGCGCCAGATAGCCCTCAAGCTCGTTCCAGTCCTTGAAATCTTTTCGATCTACCAGCGCCGCTCCCGGAGAGTGCGTATACTCCGGGAACCGCTTCTGGTAATCGTCCATCTGCTCGGGCGTCAGGCCGACGAAATACTTGTAGTCGGCCAACCCCTTCTGTCCTGGCAACGTCTTGGTGAACCGCGAAATACCCCCCTTGAGGTCATCGCCGACGTAGAAGTCTGCCGAATCGCCATCGGGGCTCTTCACCCCAGGGAGATAACCGTAGTCGTATTTCGACTCAACACCGCCAACATTGAACCCCTTGGGGTACTCAATGTGGAACTCTTTGGGCCCAAACTGGCGGCGATATATCGTAGAGCGGTTCAGCGCCTGCTTCTCCTGGCCGTCCGGAGATTTCACGCCGTGAACCATTTTACCGAAACGGTCTTTGAGGTAGGGATAACTCGCCACGAGCGCAGCGGTAAGCGCCGCCCGGCCGAGCCCCTTCTTCAAAGGATCCCCAAGCTCGGACCTCAGAATCCCCATATCCAGACTGGGTTCGGCCGAGAGTACCTTTGCCGCCCTGGCGAGGTCTGGCAGGGCCGTCGAAAATCCGGCAGTGCCCGCAAGGGCTACGTGCAGCGGGTTGATCGAGGGCGGCTCCTCGGGCACCTCATCGGCCGCAATTTTGAATCGATAGCCGCTCATCTTCGGCATCGGCGGACGCATCGAAGTCGCCGCTGACGACGGGGTGGGTACAGGCGGCATCGGCGGAGGCACGTTAGCCCCCGGAGAAGGCCCACCCATCGTCGGCATTCCCATGGGCTGCGGCATCGAGCCGCCGTTGGTCGCGTGTTTTCTCATGGCTCAGGGGTACGGGTAGCCCGCCGTCTTGCGAAGATCAAATCGGGCGACGCCTGTGAGGTTACTGGTGACAGAGACGAGCAGCGCCTGCTGGGGCTGAAGAATGATACCGACATCTGAAAACGAAATGTCAGGCCGTGAGGCCGTGAGGTTATTCCAGACGAACACCGGTATTGTTTCGCCGGCGATAACCTCGAGATTTGGATTCAGGTTCGCGCGACTCACGGTCACGGTCTCGGGCCCAACGCCGACACTGTTGAAAAGGCTCTCGAACTGGAACACCATGATGGGCTCCTGGTTCTCGAAGTAAAAGAACCCGCCGGGCGTCGTAGCCGGAAGCGACCAAATAAACTGATTGGCGTTTGGGCCACGAAGCGACGCGTTAAATCCCTGGGCGAGGTTGCCAATGGAAAGCGCGCTCTGCGCTGCGACAACCCCGTTGCCGTTACCCTCGTACCAAGCTGCGATCGGGAGGTTGGCGGAATTAATGGCCGTCGCAACCTCCGCTGCTGTCGCCTGAATTCCCCCGCCAGACGTTCGTCGGAGCGTGACGCGAACCTCGTTTCCAAGGAGTTGCACCGTCGTCGCCAACACGTTCGTGCCGGCGCCGTTGTCGAACATCGACAGCGTGTAGACGTTGCTGGCGACCCCGTAAAGCTTCGCGGAAACGCGGACGACGGTGTTTGCCCCCGGCGCGGCTCCAAATGGAAAACGCCCCTTGGCGCGGCCGTACTCAGCCCCAGAAAAAGTCCCTCCGACGCCAGAGACGGACTGCTGGACCATGAACGACTGACCGGATTGGATCGGGTACATCTCAACCCAATACTAGCGTGGTTTAATACGCTCCGTCGTCGGCCGGATCGATTCCGGCGACGTGCTCATTACCGCCGTCATCATCCCCTTGAGCTTGCCCATCTCCTGAAGTAGCTGCTGCTTGAGCAAGTTGTCGTCGCGCATCACTTGCTCCATTTGATCAAGCTTGGAGAGCAGCTTTGACTCCATGTCCGTCACCTGAGTTTTGATCTCGCGGTGGATGAGGCCGTCGGAGCGCTGAATCTCATTGTCAATGATGAGTTTTATACGCTTGGCCTCTTCCTCTACAACAGTCGGCATTCGAAGAAAGTGCTGAAGCACTTTCTCGCGCTCTTCAACGTGTTCACGACGATCGTGCCAGTCTCGAATCGAGGCCTGACGTTCTTTCGACCGGGCGTCGACCTGTGAAGGGTCCGAGTACCAGCGCGTGATCTGATCGCGGACCAGGGGCGCGATGTTTTTCTCCCAATAGCCGCGTGCGATGAGCCCCACCACCACAATCGCTACGCCCGACCCGCTCAGTGCCGCGATGACAAGCCCGCCAACCCCAGACGAGGGCGCAGCGTCTGCCAAAAGGAGTATAGGATTCATATCAGTGATATATTAGGCCTATGACGCGCGACGAACTCATCACCCAGCTCGAAAGCTACGAAGACGAAATAACCCTGGCCGACGGCTTCGAAGCTGCGTTCATAGGTATCGGCGAACGTTGTGCGTCTGTGCCCGTAGCCATCTACGACTACCAAAAAGCGGTAGAGATCCTTTGCGTCCGTGACGGCATGGGCGAGGAAGAAGCCGACGAATTTATGCAGTTCAACGTGCTGGGCGCCTACGTAGGCGAAGCCACGCCGTGGTTTATCACGTGGAAAATTTCACGGCGCGAAACCGCTGAACCGAGAGACCTCGGGGGCGACGTCTCGGACACACCGCTCCAGGTCCTCGGCACGCCCAGTCCGACGAGCGGCGTCCCAGGAGGCGAGCCCCCGGGAGTGCCGTGAGAGCAGATCGGCAGGATCGGCAACCAGCCGAAGGATCAACTCGCTCAAAAGCCCAAGAATCGCGCCCGACGCCGCCAAAGGCAGCGCCGAGTTTGGTGCGACGTCTTGAAACGCGAGCCCAGTACCCGTCAATATCGCGCCCGATCCCAAAAGAACCGGGCGGGCGACGCCGGAGACTTCAGCAGCGCGCACGTGGCGGTTGAGCCGCGCCGCACAACGAAAAGCGGGCTCGTGCAACGGCTGCTGAAACGTCGCGCGAATCTGCCCGTCGGTGATGAGCTCAGGGAGCGGAGCGCAGCCGAGGAAGAGAAGGAGGGGGAAAGCTCTCATGCCCGACGAACAACCCTCAACGCATGAAGCTCGCCGCACCGCTCGATGCCAAGCCACGCGGAGTCGATCCACACTTCCCCGCCGTTGCCCCACGCCGGCCCCCAGGAGTTGCGCACGCGGAACTGCAATCCGTTGTCGTCGCGTTGGTAGCCGACGAGGCACACGGCGTGGCCGCCGCGCACATCGCCTTCTGGCGCCGGGATAACCTCCTCGGGGCGGTTCCACTGATCGGTAATCCGAAGGCCAACCACTACAGGATGCCCACAGAGAATCTCCCAGACCACGGTTGTCAGGTCGTGCGCCACGGGCTCCGCGTTGATGAGGCGCGGAGCAGTTTCGCTCAAAGGTAGCGGCGGCATCGTGTACGTCGCGTCAAAGACGTCCGACGGCTCTCGGGTTTCGGTCTCCCAGCCTTTGCGCAGCGCCTCGATGCCGTCCGCGATAATGCCGCCAGAGTCTTCGCCGACCGTTCCAATCGCTTGACGCACACGGCGATAGAGCGCCGTGCGATCAGGGCGATCCTGAGGAAGACTCTGCCGCTCCGAAAGGATTTCGATGGCGAAAGCGAGCGACTGGGCGACGCAGCTTCCGACCGCGCCCTGGTCATACACGGTCTGCGGAATGTGCAGGCGGACGTGCTTGGCAAAGCCATCAAGCTGCCGGCCCGAGCGCATGGTGTAGCCCTTGTGCGGGGCGCGGCCATAACGCTCCGGAGGGGACCAACCAAGCGGGCGGTTCATTGAACGCCACCGTCAGCGGGGTGGAGGTCGTTGAGAACCGGGGAAAGCGGGCGCCGCTCACCGAGCGTGCGAAGTTCGTCGTTGGCGTGCTGCCCGGCGCTTGACCAGCCGGCGTCCGACGGACAAGCAGGGACCAGAAGGTCGATCACGCTCCCGAGCGAGTCCACGACGCCGCCGAGCGTGTTGCCAATGGCGATGCCGTTGTCCGCGAGCACGCGCGCGAGCCCAAGAAGCGTGCGCTGCACACCCCCAGCAGCCGCATTGGCGAGACACTGCTCACCGCCACGCTGCTCGTAGACGTCGATGGCGGACTGAAGCTCTCGGGCCGCGTCCGTTACGGCGTTAAGGGCGCGAGCGACCTGCGTCTTGGCCGGATCCGAAAGAAGGCTATTGGTAATGAGCTTCGCCGCCGGCACCGCCCAACGGATCGTCTGAAGCGCTTGCCGCGCCGTGAAGGTCCAGCCTGAAGGCGTTACCGCCGGGCCGCCGTCAACGGGCGGGTGGGGACCCGGGCAACCAACGAAAAGGGCGCCGCCAAGGGCGAGCGCGAGAAGGCTTTTACGCAGCATAGGGCTCCTAGTTGGCGAGACGCACGCGCGTCTCCGGTTCGAGCAAAGATCCTGTCGCCTCCAGAGGCTCGTCGGCTTCCCGGATCTGCCCGAGGTCGCGCGCGACGATGGCAACGGAGACGGCGCAGGCTGCCGCAAGTTCGTCGACTCGACAACCCTTGGGGCTGGATTCGAGAATTCGCAGAAGCTTGACGACACGCGCGCCTGGGCGCGGAGAGGCAGATTTCACGCCGTGACAATCCTTTCTACCACCGCACCAGCCGGAATGCTTCCGATGCTCGTCGCGCTTCCGCGTGTGCCGTCTGTACGACGGAAGTAGTAGGTGGTGATGGCGCCGAGCGGAACGCTCACGGAAGAAACGATGGGGTACGAAAACTGAGGGATGATCGCTGAGGGAAAGACAGCCATGATCTACCTCACGCGGTGAGCGGAGAGCCGTCATTGAGCACAGCCACGGTCCAGAACGCGGCGTGCGATAGCGCCGACCCCACGGTGAGGCCGACGATGGGCGTGCGCCCGGGCTGAATCAGCGAGAAGAGGGTCGAAGTTCCTATGAGCCCCGGGGCCCCGCTTTGATAGGCCCACCGAGGCGTGATAATCACGTCTTGGCCGCTCTGATCTACAGTTGTTGACCCTGCCAGCCCCCCGGGATTCTCTAGCAACGCCGCCGTCCAAACGGCAGACGGAGTTCCTAAGCCCCTCCATGCGTTTGAGTACGAGCTTCCCACCATATTGGCGTCCGATGAGTTACTCCCCGATCCGACAATTCCCAGCGCGATGGGGTCTGGGTTGGCGGGCCAGATTGGCGACGTGAGTTGATCAGAGAATATCGCGCAGTAAAACCCGAAGTTCCCTGATGGGAGCGGCGTCCTTCGCGTAATCAACGCAAACGACGCGGTGGCGTCGTCCACGAGAATGTGGCACTTCATCGCGTCGGGTACGAAGGTCGCCCCGGTGCCAGATCCCGGAGCGACTTGGCGCGGAAAGGCTACGGAGTTCCCAACGGACTGAGACCCGCTCGTCGAGGTAGTCGTCACTCGGTCTGGTGTGGTGCCGTCCCCCGTGGTCACGGACCCCGCTGCGGCGTACTCAAAACGCCAGCTAGAAAGGTCGGGGTTGGCGAAGGCTCCGCTTCTCCGAAGGCTCCAGACGCGCGTGCCGCGTCGCCACGCAACCCACGAGTCGGGAGCGTCGTCGAGCGCCTCCGCGAGCGCCGTTGCTGAAGCAGGAGTCCCCGGAAACGTTGTAGCTCGCGCTCCTCCCGTTCCGGTGCCGTAGGCGAGGAACGTGAAACCGTTAGAGAGTTGCGTCAGTCGAAAGACCAGTTGAGCAACGGCTTGCGCCCCGTTTGCCGCCGCTATATCTCGATAGACTTGAATTGCCATGATCTACCTCTCACGTCGTCAGGGGGGAGCCGTCGTTGAGCACAGCCACGGTCCAGAAAGCCGCGTGCGACCATGTGGCCCCCGCGTCAATTCCGCCGATGGGCGTGCGCCCGGGCTGAAGAAGAAAGAACAGAGACGAGACACCGCTAATCCCAGACGTGCCCGTATAGACCCACCTTGCGCTAAGCACCACGTCTTGTCCCCCGGGGTCGGCAGCAGTAGCCCCGCTAATAGCCCCCGGGTTTTCTAGAAGTGCTCCGGTCCAGCTCGCGTTTGATGTGCCGAGAAACCGCCATGTCGACATGTACCCGGAACTCCCCATCTGCGTATCTGATGTGTCCCCGCCCGCCCCTACAAAGGCCATCACGACCGGGTCAGGGTTCCCCGCCCACGAAGACGAAGTGACCTGATCGCAAATCACCGCTGCATAAAAGCCGTTATTCCCCGCTGGGAATGGGGTCCTGCGTGTGATCAGCGCAAACGACACGGACGAAGCCGAGTTCTCGATCAAGATGTGGCATTTCATCGCGCTCGACACTGCCGGGGCCAGCGGGCGCTGGGAATTGCTCACGACCTGATAGATTGTGCTGGTGGCCGTGGTGGAGGTCACCCGGTCGGGAACCGTTGCCGTTCCCACGGCGGGCGTGCCCGACGCGGAGTACTCAAACACCCACGTGCCATAGTCCGTTCCGCCGTTGAAGCGGCGGAGGCTCCATGTCCGCCCGTTCTTCTGCCACGCGACCCAGGAGTTCTGAGCGAGCTTGAGTTGCGTGGCGAGTAGCGCCGCAGACCCGGGGTAGCCCGCCGTGCGCGCTCCTCCTGTTCCGGTGCCGTAGGCGAGGAACGTGAAGCCGTTAGAGAGTTGCGTCAGGCGATGAACGAGCTCGGCCACGGCTTCCGCGCCGTCTGCCGCTGCCACGTCTCGATAGACTTGAACCGCCATCGCATCAACTCCACGTCACTCGAAGATTTACGCCGTAGACGAGGGCGTAATCCGCTACCGCCCCGCCTGATTTCTTGAGACGAAGTTCAAACACTTTTGCGGCCGCCGGCGCGGCTACGGGTTCAGTGTCAAACGTTGCCGTTGTTGTCGTGAATGTCGCCGTTGCCGCATTTGCCGCATCCGTAACGTTATACAACGTTATCGTACCGGTGACACCTGCAACAACTTGTCCGATGAACTCCAGCGAGAGCACCGTCGACTTGCCCGTGATTGCATAGCTGCTGGGGTCGAAATAAATCCCGCCAAGAACAACGTCGACTGTCGAGGTCGTGCTCGCAGCTGGCGCACAAACAGGCAACAGGACACTGTTGACGCACGCGGCGTTACCCAGACCAAGATTCGTACGCGCCGTCGCAACGTCAGCCGACGCGAGAAAGGTCGAAACGTCAGCGGAGGTCGTCATGATGGCGGCAGCGCCGTCTGAAATGATGGCGGTGCCGAGCACCTGGGCGCCGAGATTCGCGTCCAAGACGTCAGTGACGAGATCCGACGCCAACTTGGTCGTATACGACGTTCCAGCCCCTGTGCTGATCAGCACTTCGTCGGCGGCGCCGGCCGAAGGAAAAGCCGCTCCGGCGATGGCCCAAACAGACGTGGGGTCCTCGTATTCTCCATTGACGAGAACAAGCCCCTGTCCAGCCTGTAGCGGGGTTACCGCTTCGCCGAGAAAGGTCAGAGCTCCCCGATTGAAATTGGCCGAGCTGTTAGCGTCTGTTGCCCGTACTAAACCCCACGTGACGCTGTCGTAGGTCTGTAGTACGTAAATGCCCGTGGCTTCGTCCGCTGCCGGCGGGCCCGCCGCAATCGACGTCGAAACGACCATCACCGCCACTCGGTTCGTGAGCGCAAGGGGCACGCCACAGTTTTGTGGGCCCGCCACGGTCAAGTCGTATGAGGCGTTAACAACCTCAAGTACGTGTGGCGTGTTACCGTAGTCCCAGCCTACGCCCTTGTCGGCGGCAAGGAGCCTGATGACAGTTCGTACGCTCTCATGAAAGTCGTAGCCGCCCGCTGCCGCCGTGATCTGCGTAGACAGCGACGTGCCGTTGAAGAACGTACCGGCAGGTAGATCAATCGCGGCATCGAGTTTGTCGCCGGTGATCAGCCCGCTGTTGAGCTGCGCGGGGTCATCGATAAGGCCGTCAGCGTCGGTTTTGAAAATGAAGCTCTTCGCCATCTCAGCCCTCCTTGATCGACGCGGCGTAATTCACCGACGTACCAACAAGCAGCGGGACATCAATGACCAGATCGCTGCCCGAGCTTGCGTAAGTGAGCCCGGTCACGGCGTCATAGATGCCCCCGCCGCCGCTCGTCGAAACGACCAGATCGATCTCCGTGGGCGTCGCGCTAATCGTCGCGCGCAAGTAAACCGATTCCTCCGCTGCAGGGCTCGTCTCCTGAAGCGCCAAGTTGATCTCTACAACCCGATAGCCCGTGAATCCGGACATCAGGTTGGGCAAGGTCAGCTGAATGGCCCCCGTGGCGTTGAGAGTGCCCGAGGTACGAATCGGCAACCCTGAGGGTGTGCCCCAGACGGGCGCTGGCCCACCGTTTGAAACAATCGCCTGACCTGCGACGCCGATTGGCAGCGGTACCCAATCTGCACCGTCAAAATAAACCAGGTCCCCGGCGGCTTGGCCGGGGATGGCAAAGACAATGGTGCGGCTGATCAGCATGCAGGAAGGATAAGATTCACGGCGTGAAAAGGCTCAGAGAAGGCCGAAGTGCGCCAGCGTGGCATCGATCGCGGCGTCTTCAATCGACGCTTCTTTTTTGTTCTCGTAGCGCTTGAGCAGCGCTTGCCCTTTTGCATAAAGCCGGGCGCGGCCGGCGTCGTCCTGGGGAACTGGCTCGCCCCACGCTTTGGCGCTGAGCGCGCGGCGTGACGGCTCGCCGTTGTCCTTCTTCATGGATCCCGGAGCTCCGGGGCCGAACATCCGCGAGAGGAAGCTGCCCTTGCGCTTCATCTTCTCGGGGGTATTGGCCGGGCCTTTTACGCCGGGCTTGATGTCATGGCCCTGAGCGCGAAGCGAGGCGCGGCCCTTGGCGTTAAGCCCGCCTTCGGGGTTCTTACCTTCGGAGCGTTGCCACGCGCCGCCTTCGGAGCCAACCTTCGGCTGTGAAAATTCACGAAGCGCGTCGGCGACGCTCAGGTTGCCTTGATTGAGCTGATTTCTGGCAGAGTACGCGCGTAGCCCGGGGTTATTTCTATGAAGGTTCAGCAGCTCCATGGCCGCGTTTGGATCGCCAAAACCGAAGTTGGCTCTTCCAATGAGGTCAGCTTTCTGTTTCAAGACCTCCCCCGCCCGCTGATACGCGCCCCTACCGCCAATGACCCCGCCGCCGACCGCACCAACAGTGCCGCCAATCAGGGCCCCCTTTCCAGCGCCTCGCGCAGCTGCTCCAAAACGGCTTTCTTCTGGCTTGGCGGTAGCGGCGCCACGAATTCCCCCAATAACCGCGCCACCTACGGACCCCGCCACTCCGCCCGTACGGGCGCCTTGGAGGGCCCCTAGCGCCGTGCTACCGCGCTGATAAAAGTCGTGGATATGTTTTCCAGCCAGGTACTTGGCAGTAAGCCCAGGAGCCGCGTTTGAGACTTTTGTGAATTGGTACTGCGCCCCCGTCTTCAGATACTGACTGAGCCCAGAGGTGTATGGGTTCGCCATCGCTTTTCGGGCAGTGTACATGTTGATGTCCCCGCCGTGCTGCTGCATCAACATATGGGCAAATGCGTCCCGCTCAGACGGAGACGCCGTGGCCATGAATTTTTTGATCTTGGGGTCCTGCGTTACCAGCTTCTGCATTCGCGGGTCCTGCAGCATCACGTCCCCGAGCCCCGCCGCTCCGCGTTGGCTCGCCCGGGGCAGCTTCATCCCGGACATAAACGCCTCAGGCACGGCGGGCATCTCTAGCGCCCCACGCCCCCGGCCCACTGGCTGCGCTATCGCCGCCTGATGTTGTTTGAGCGCGCTTTCTCCGAAAGTCGGAGTGTGCGCGGCTACCTCTGCCGCAGACATCGGGGTAAATATCTGAGACGTACCTCCGGGCGTAGGCTGCAGATGCGGAACCGGCAGGGTTTTGGTCAATTCTGCCGGATATTGTGCCGTAGGCGGAATTTGCGCCGGAGGGTGCAAGGGCTGTGTGGGCAGCCGCGCGGGGAAAGCCGCACGCATCTCTTGGGTCAGAGCGGGTTGTCGGGCCCTCGCCACGAGACCAGAAATGGCTTGTCGCGCCTTTTGGAAAGGCTGGGAGAACGAGAAGGCGTCTTTTTCAAAGGCCGGCGTAAAAGCAATCGTCCGGTAGGGGCGCATGGCTACAGTATAATAGCGCGACTTCACTCCGTGAAAGAGCTAGAGGACGCGTCCGCTACCAGGAGCGGTTCGTGCCATGACATCGCTGAAATGACTCGCCGCATTACGAAAGGTATTGCCTGCCGCAAGAGCTTTACTGCCCTCATGGGCAAAGCCTGCCGCCCCGCCTAGGGCCCCGCCTAGTGCCGCCCCCTGAAGGCCGCCCTTCAGGGCCCCACGAAAGCCTTGCCCTTCGGGGGCGTTTCGGGCGCCGCGTATTGCCCCGATCGCTCCCCCGACAGCGCCCCCAAGCAGCCCGCCCTTACCAACAGAGCCCCAGAGCGCGGCGGCCTTAGCGAGGCCGTAATGGCTCAAGACGGCTTCTCGCGCCATTGCTTCAATCTCGTCATGCGTCATGTGCTTAGCATATACTAATGCGCATGCGCGCCATTTACCGATTCAAATCCGCCGCTCTGGATCCGAAACTTCTCGAAGGCGTAGGCGGCAAACTCGAAGCAGATCCTTTCACGGTCAGCTTCAAGACCCCCGCTGGGCACACCATCACGACGCCGTATAGCGATGACGTCGTGGCCTACCAGCAGAAGCGGCTGGGAAGCCCCGAGGCGTATTACAACGCCTTGAGCGAAACGTTCCACCGGAGCGGCATGGAAGAAGACGCGGCCGTCGAACGGAGGCGGGACGACGCGGTCAGTGCAACACGCGCCGCGCGAGCTCTAGGGGGCGCCGTCGTTGGCGGGACATTGGGCCGCCTCGCTGGGGGCTTCGCAAAGAACCCGGGACTTGGAAAACTCGTAGGGACTGCGCTCGGCACGGCCGGCGGCGCCACGGTCGGAGGGCTTTTACCCGTAACACGGCAAACCGGGGTGGAGTCGAGGTACCGGCCGGAAATCTCCGAGCTCTACCAGGAGCCGGAATCCGTCAAAGAGATGCGGGCAATTCGAGGCGAGATCGAGGCCCTGAGCAGCGAGATAGCCGACGACCGATACTTGCGGCGCCTAGATGCCTTGCGCCCGCATGGCGGCTACTACGATCCGTACGATCCGTACGATCCGTACGGCAGGTACCCCCCGTACGGGCGTTACCGGTACTGAGGGTTATCGGAAGAGGGTGGCGTCTTGTGCGGCGCGCCTTAGAAACTCCGTGCGAACTTCCGCAGGGGTACGGCCAGAGCTGACCATATTGAACATCGCATTTCGTACGTCCTTTGGCGCAAATCTACCGCCTGCCGCACCAAGAGCGCCTCCCGCGACAGTGCCAACAACGCCGCCTTTCAGGCCGCCTACCAAACCGCCCTTCAAGCGATTCGCAAAGCCGTCCTCGGCGTTGTAGGCGCCACGAACAGCCCCAATCACGCCTCCGAGCGTACTGCCGGTTGCGGCGCCAAAAGCTGAGCCCAGTCCAGTAGTAAGATGATTAAACGTTTGCGTGGGGTCTTTTCCCGCAAGATACTTAAAAGTTTGCGGCGAAAAGGCCGCCGACTTCTCAAGCCCGTACGCCCTCAAAACGGCCAGTTGCGCTGCTTCTTTTACGTACTCCATCGCTTCCTTCCTCGCCTCGGCCGCCGCTTCCGTGTTCGCGACAAACTGCCGGCCCTCGCGACTACCCTCGCGCTTCTTGGCGTTGGTCGCCGCTCTTTCACCGGGTGAAAGTTTCTTCCAGGAGTCCTTGGGGAGGTACCGGGTTGTACCGCCCGGACGCTCGGCGGGCTTGCCGTCCGACGTGGTCCACTCCTGCTTGGTCCACTTCGAGAGCGACTTCTGGGCCTCGGACTTACCGCCCTTGTAGCCTCCGCCACGCTCTTTGTACTTCTGCGCGACGAGCTGCGCCTTGCGGGCAGACCACTGCCCGGGCTTTCCGCCATCGGACCCCGACATCACCTGCGACTTGATACGCTCGCGGAGGCCGGGTTTGGTGTAGTTGCCGGAAGACGATTCGTCGGCGGCGGTTTTCGACAAGAGATGATCTACTATCCGTGTGCCGAGAGCGTCGCCCTCAAATTCAACGCGCGCCTCTCGTAGCTGTGCCGGCGAAAGCCCCTGCAAATTGGACAAATAATTTTGGGCGTTTTTGTAGTCGCGAGTAGTTTTACCCTGGATTATTCCCGCCCGATCTAAGTCTTGCATCCCAGCTTGCAAGTTCGACGCAACGCCCCCGCTCGGATATTCGCGATTCAAAAACTCGTTGTAATCTTTGACAGCGGGCTGCGCGGCGGTCTGAGGGGCGGGCGCAGCGGTCTGAGGGGCGGGCGCAGCGGTCTGAGGGGCGGGCGCAGCGGTCTGAGGGGCGGGCGCAGCGGTCTGAGGGGCGGG